GAGCTACTTTTTTTAATGGATTTCCAGCTGCTTGAGCTGCTGTTCTTGCTCCAGGACTCATTGCTAGAGTTTCTGGAGAAGCAGACTTGAACAGTTCAATAGCTTCTCCTCTAGAGAGACCATACTCGCCAGCTCTCTTTACGAATCCGTTGATGTATGCTTGTTCTTGTGCTGTCATAATTAGCGGCACTTAAGACTTAGCGAGCCATAGGAGTTGGAGGTTTAGAGGGCACACCTCTCGGTACACCCATAGGTTGTACGGCAGCTGCGGTACCTCCCGACAGAGTTCCTCCTGCTAGAGCGCCTGGCAACTTCTGATGTTGCGGCTGAGGAGCCATCTGCTGAGCATAAGCTGAGCGGGCTCTTACGTTAGCCTCCAAGTCTTCTTGTGTTGGTGTATTTTTTGACTCTACATATCGGTTTACGGCATCGCCTGCGTTGTTCACTAGCTCCTTGCCTGAGTTGTAGACACTTCCTACCATTTGTTTGGCGTTTTGTAATCCCTGAGCCAGAAATCCTGGCTGCTGTGGTTGCTGTGGTTGCTGTGGTTGCTGTGGTTGGACCCCTGCAGCTCCTGCAGCCTTTAGGATATTCATGGCCTCATAGTGGTTGTAGCCATATTGTGCTGCTCTTTTTACGAATCCATTGATGTATGCTTGTTGTGTTGTCATATTTGCTGCTTTTTCAATTTCTTGTTCTGGTTCTTTGTCTGTTAAGGCGTTATAGCCTAGTGCTCCTAATCCTCCAACTCCTAAAGTTGCTGCGGTACCTAAACCTATGTTTTTAGCTAAGTTTATGTTTGCTGCTCTTCTTTTTTGATCTTTGTGTTTCTTTAATCTTCCCACTAAACCTTGAGGCTCACCAGCAGACATAGCCTTTGCTGGATTTAACGAAGGTACCGCATTTTCTCCTAAATATTCCAGAGTATCAGTTCCTAGATCGCTCTTATAACCACCACCCAGCATATATTTTCTTACTTCATCAGGTTTAGGCTTAGCTCTAGGAAACATCCCACCTATGTCAAAATCTGCATTGCCCGGCTCAAAATCTACCAATTTTCCTCCCACCATGTTATGATGTCGTCTATCGTAAGCACCTGGATATTCAGACCTAAATTTCTCCCATATTTTTTCACCTTCAGGAGAAAGCTTTTGCTCTCCGTGTACTTCACCCATGAGGCCTTGGGCCTCAGTTCTAATCTTTTGTAGTTCTTTTCCTAAAGCAACTAAACGCTCTTGAACGGCAGGAGGCCTTCTTTCCATTAAGCTGTGACTTGGATATTTCTTTTCTAACTTTTTAATAGCGTCTATCGCTTTCTTTTCACCCTTAATCAAGACGTCTAATTTACCTACAACTTCATGCTGTCCTCCAAAAGCTGCCTGATAATAGGCCTTGGATGGATCTCCTGCAATGATATGTGCAAAGTCTCCCTCGTTTTTAGCTACACGTCTCAGATGCTTTTCTGCAGATATCTGCTTTTTGTTTTTTAGAAAGCTTCTCTTGAGCTCGGCAGGTTCTCCTACACTTCGTAGATAGGGTAGTTTACGTACAGCCAATCCATGCTCAGGATGAACAACAAGATCAGATATTCTGGAAGCTCCTTCCCCTAGACCTTTAATTGTTCTTTCCTTTAACCTTGCAGCAACTATTCTTTTCTGAGCTTCAGGAGAAAGCTGCAGGAATTGCTTGATCCATTTTGGAGAGGCAAGTTTATTTAAATCCATATACAGCTATAAGGGTTACCAGCCATCAGATTACATGCCGGCCTTAGAAGCCTCCAAATCTACGCTTTTTTAATTGCTCGATTTTATCACGTACCTCTTTACTATGCTTGGGATGATCCTCAGGAGCCTTTTTAGCTGTCTTGAGCAGCTCTATAGCAAAGCTCTCGCTATAACCATATTCACTTGCTCTCTTCACGAATCCTTCGATATATACTTGTTGTGTGCTCATAGATTACAGTTCTTTTTTTATTTTACGCTTTTCGTAAGCCTCTGTCACTTTCTTTTTGACTTCGTCTATCTTTTCTAGCAGCTCTTTTCCTGAAAGCCTCAATACAACATAACCGTTTTTTACTAACCTTTTAGTTTTCTCTTTGTCTTTATACTCTTTCATTCCTCCTGTGTGCCAATATTCACCGTCAGCAAATATAGCCACGTTAGGCTCAATAAATACATCAGCTACAGTAACTCCCAGTATCGGCTTCTGTGTGGAGAAATCTAGCTTCATGCTGTGTAGCAATTCATGCAGTTTTTCTTCAATGTCTGTTACCTTATGTGATCCTGCTAGATAGCCTTTGATACTTGAGCATCTATTGGAGCATGTTTTACCTTGCTGCATTCGTGCAGTAATACGATCCCATAAAGCTCCACACAGAGGGCATTCATATTTTTTACGAGTTCTCATAGGCTTCAAATATTGGTGATTTTGACAGACACGTACAGTATAATAGTACCATGAAACACTTTTGGTACATCTGGTCAAAGGCTCTTGGAGATAAGCCCCATGAAGACTCTAGTATAGCAGATAAGGTGGCAGTGGTTCGAACACTGATAGTCTTATGCTATATCATCACTAACCTGTTTATTGTGGCAGGAATAATCAGGCACTGGTAGTTGTTATTTTAAAAAACATACGTAATCTGGACCTAGCGAAAAAACTTCATAGAACGGCGATAAAAACTCTACAGCCGCCACTCTTTCAGGCATAGGTAGATGATTCCATTCAAAGAATATTAGCTTTGGTTTAGTCTTCTTGAAGTCGAGTTGACGTAGAACATAATAGTCGTAACCCTCTGTGTCGATTTGCAAAATTTCTGTGTCACAGAAACCTGTCTCGATCAATACGTTCATTAAAGTGTCTGTAGGCACCTTATCTACAACTATGAAATCGTTGTATTTGTCTCCAAAATGTTTGTATATATGTTCAATTTTAAATGAACTTATTAATGAATAGTAAGACGGCACCTTTGGGTCATATTCTTTCACCTTATCATCCAATCTATAGAAGGGCAGCTCTCCCTTTTCTTCCGCTATAGCTATGTTTTTATATGTAATGTTTTTATAGCCTTTGTAGTTTTCTTTAGCTCTTTCAAGAAACTGACTCAACGGCTCGACAAATAATCCCCTCAAATCAGGGGTGTTTTTCATAAAAGCATGAAACGTATCGCAGCGCACACCATCGTTAGAACCTACCTTAACAATGGATTTAAAGCCCTTTTCTAGGCAGTATGTACTAATATCAAATTTTTCAAGTTTTTCTATATGCATATGTTTTATTTATTTATTTATTTATTTATTTATTGTGGCAGGAATAATCAGGCACTGGTAGCTCCCTAAGTAAACTGAAATTAAAAAGGCAGGTTAGTTTTTCCGCTTCCCCAGGCCATTACCTTGCCTCCATCATATATAGCCAGGTAGATAAGAATGCCGGCTGACACCGATGTTACGTGTATTAATGTGTCAGGAGGGTCAATTTCCCCATAGTTGCCAACTTTACTGATAGTGTATGGAGGAGTCGGTTCTCGGCGGAATATGAAGTTTGCTCTTATACCTGACGGTCCGAATGCAAAATCCCAATTCGGATCAGGGAGCGCTCCTCCATCGTAAGGCTGACTAGCGCCCACATTACGCCTGATCCGATAGTTGGTAGTAGCCAGAGGAGAATACCAAAATACTATGTCTTTTGGCTGATATGTGGTACCTGGGCTAAAAGATCCTTTGTACGACGTATCCATTAAAAGAAATGACGCATTACTAGCAGCGCCGGCGATGTACTTTATACCTATTCCGGCCGGATAGACGCTTGGTGCATCATTGCTTTGTCCGTTACCGTCCCAACTAGTCCATTGAACAGCTGTACCATCTTCTTTTATCGCCAAGTATCCTACCATTCCAGCTGAAATTGATTTTACTCCAGTTCTCGCCGCAAAAGGCGGATCCCACCCACCTAACTCATAACTGGAAGAGTACGCATCCCATGTCACCACACTCCCCCAGTGGGTAACAGCAGCCGCAAGTCCGCCCGCAACCGAAATGTCCTTGAAGTTTCCAGAGTAAGGCATTTTTAGATGTAGTCCTTCGCTGACATTAGTGGCATATGCTCCGGGGACAACCCAGCCCACTAGAGTTCCAGACTCCTTTAAAGCTAAACAATAACCCTGAGTACCTACAGCTATTTTGGTTACCCCTCCAGATATAAGGGCATTTGTAACGTAATCTAGTCTACCTGGAATGTCGTTAGAATCCCAAGACGTAGTGAAATTATACCAAGCCACAACTTTTCCATTACTGGTCAGTCCTAAAGTTATTACATCACCTACAGCTATGTCGACAAGGAAATCTTGCGTGTACTGCCACGAAACATTGTAATAAGTCCAATTAAAATTGTCGTACGTCCTACGGTATTCGTCAACAAAACCATCTGTTCGCAATACGGCTATCTTATATCCGTCTTTTGATGCGATTGCTTTTACTTTCGATGACGCAGAATCGGCCACATATATCTTCAAACCTTTTTGGGATACGCCTCCGGCGTTGGTGGCTGTCAGGTAGGTCAAATATTCTCCCAAATCTGCATATATAATTGTGCCACTTATTGCTCCTGTACTAGTATTAACTGATAATCCAGCAGGTAAATTTTGAGCACCATATATGATGTTTTTTCCTGTAGCTGTGATGTTGTAGCTGAAAGGTCGACCAGTGGTCGCGGCAGCTTTATAAGCTGTATTTGTAATTACAGGAGCCACAGCCTCAGGAATCCAATTTATTGTAATATATGTTTTTGTTAGCCCTCCAGCATTTACAGCCGCAACTAACACTCTAGAACTACTAGCAGATCCTGTATAAGCGTTAGAAAGAGTGCCGTACGTACCAAAAAACATTCCACTAGGAATATCTTGCGCTATATAAGATGTATTACTACCGAACGATAACACTAAAGAACCCTCATAGTCTACAGCTCTACTGTAAACTGCTTCTCCTGTATACACCGGAAGATTGACTCCAGTAAAGTTAGCTATTGCGAAAATAAGGCTACTCTCTATCACACCTCTTGCGTTCCACGCTCTAAGTGTTGCATTGTATTCACCTGAACCTATAGGTATGCCTGTAATTTGTCCAGTGCTTGAATTTATGCTTAGTCCTGCAGGAAGGTTTATTGCCTCGTAGAAAGTAACCGCATTTCCTGAAATTTGAATCGGTTGATAATTTGCAGATATGCCTGATTTAATTGCAACAATATCGCTCTGCATCAGAGGGCTAGTGAGCGCCATGTTGGGGTTTCCTGTAAATGTTACATTTGCAGAGCCAGTACCTATTGAGTTGGTCGCATATACCGTTACAATATATACACCAGGTTTATAGGGAGCTCCAATTATTTGTCCCAATGAAGCCGGTGAAGCCATACTCATCCCAGCGGGTAAATTTGCCGCTGAGTAAGTTGTTGGATTCCCAGTAGCTTGAATAGTATACGTATAGGATATTCCTCCAACTGGTTGCGCCACCATAGCTAAAGTTGTGGCACTTGTAATACTTGGAGGCGTTTGTACTAACAGAGATATAGTGGCTGAACCTGTTCCTGCTGCGTTAGTGGCCTTAACTGTTATTGTGGCTGAGCCTGCAGCAGTAGGAGTACCTAGTATATTGCCAGTATAACCTAGATACAATCCTGCAGGTAGCCCCTCCACAGCAAAACTAGCAGGAGTGTTTGCAGCGGTTATCTGGTAGTTGAAGGGCGCTCCTGTAGCCACAGAAAGACTGGCAGTACTACTGGTTATAACTGGAGCAAGAAGAACGGTGATAGTCAAAGTCTTCGTGGCTCCTGCACCCATAGCATTAGTTGCACCCACAGCAATTCCACCATATGTTCCTTGTGAAGATAAGGTGCCAGTTATTAATCCAGTAGATGTGTTGAGAGATAATCCTGCAGGTAGCCCCGTGGCTGAAAAACTAGTAGGCTCGTTTGAAGCGGTTATCTGATAAGATACATTATTACTGTTTGTATTTGTAATTAATCTTGTTAGTGTGCTGGTTCCGGTAATAACAGGAAGATAAATAACTGTTATGGTCAAGCTGTCAGTGCTTCCGAGGGGGTTGAGGGGTGAAGACATACGAAGTGTTACTACCCTCGTGTTTGTGTCACGGTTTATTCCGTATTCGTCTGATGTAGGTGTTCCACTTATCAATCCTGTTGCTGTATTTAAAGATAATCCTGGAGGAAGATGTGATATAGCAAACGAGGTCGCAAAGTCATTAAGTGTAGTAATTTGATATGTAAAGGGTACACCTAGATACGCGGTCAAGGTGCGTGAACTAGTTAGACTGGTTGAAATAATTGCAGGAGCCAATGAAAAGGTCAGCCATGTTTCACCAACACCAACACTGTTTGTTGCGCTGATTTTTACTGTATAGTCGCCACTAATAGCAGGGATACCTCCCAGTAAACCTGAAGTGCTATTTAATGTGAGCCCTGATGGAAGGGTTGTACTACTGTAGCTTGTAGGATTTCCTGTAGCAGTTATTTGGTAATATAACTGGGAACCCTCCATACCTGTTACGCTTTTTGCGCTAGTGATTACAGGTATTCCTGATATAGCTTGAGCTATATTTAAACTTAAAGAAGCAGAGGCTGTCCCGGCAGGATTGCTAGCTGTTATTGTCACAGTAAATGCGCCTGCAGCTGTAGGCTGTCCATGAATTAATCCTGTATATTTATTTATAACAAAGCCTGCCGGTAAACCTGAGGCTGAGAAACCTGAATCTGTGTAGCCTGTAGGATCATTTGTTGCTGTGATTTGGTATGTGGTAAGAGAATTAACGTTTGTATTTACATTTAAAGCGCTATTAATAACTGGCGGAGATATATTACCAGTAGCAGAGATAAAATCACCTGGCCCCCTTGCAAGGAAACCATTTCCTCCTATATATACACTCTTTTCTACTCTTACCGCTACGGTACCTGAAGAGGGAGAGGGGTCGTATAAAAAGTTTTTAGCGTAGTCTGTTACAGTGTTTTCTTTAACAAAATGAAAAGATGGTGTTCCTGCTGCGTTGCTTATCTTTAACCTCTTCCATGTAACCCCACCATCAGCAGAAACCGCAATTTTACCAGTCTTTGTAACCGCATATATTTTTATACTACTGGCTCCAAATCCTGCAATGATATCGCCAGCACCGAAAGGTTGACTAGCAGGATAACTCCAGGTAGATCCATTATCTAACGATGTACCTATTACTCCATTCATGGTGCCGGCGAGCAAAACAGTAGTTTGAGCCGTTGAAGTTAAGATTGAATACTTAGAGTTCCAAGCAGCTGTAGTATAGTTTAAATATACCTTCACCACAGCAAGCTTGGAGATTACACCGCCCACAAACTCGAAGAACTCCCAAGGAACTACTTCATAAACGGAGTCTATTAGCTCTGACGTAATCAGTACTCTGGCAAAGTAGCCAAAACCGGAGCTTCCTCCTCCCAATAAAATATGTGTTTCTGTTGCTGCAACTGTTTTGCAGTAGTTTGGGTTAAATTTAGAGAATGCTCCTATAGCAATAACACCGAGATACCGGGAACCACTAGACCCAATTGCGACACACCCGTCTGGAGTTGCGTTAATATATAAATTACCGGTACGTACTAATCCGACAGATACTCCGGGACTTAGAGCGGCCTGGCTCTGTTGGTTATAATTAAAACCAAAAGGCAGCTTCGAGCCGTACATCATGACAGGCTTTTCTGTTGTAGACGTATAATTCACAGACGTCATGCCTAATGTTTGCGCAAAAGAGTGACCACCAATTAACTCAGGCGGAGCTAGATCCTCGGTTACTGGTCCGGTAATAAATGGTTGTCTATTAGTGAGTACTGTAGCATAACTAGATAAAAATGAGTTGTTTTTCGTATCTAGTCTTATAAATTTAACATCCGAACCAATCACAGGAAAATACACCTTGTCGTAATTAGTTAGCGAATAGCTTGCATCTTCTGTGATTATTCCAAATTCTGGTGGCGGTCCAGGGGACGCATATGTTCCTGTGATAGGTGCATCCATAATTTCCCATTCCGAACTGGCATCTATCAATGCTATAATTGTTAAGTTAACAGTATTTTCCAAACTAGTACCTGCACTGTTAGTGGCAGTTATCGTGAAAGAAATATTTCCTGCTGTATCTGGTACTACACCTGTACCTGTAATTAAACCTGTAGCCGTATTGATAGACATCCAAGGCGGTAGTCCCGTAGCAGCATAACTAGTCGGTGTTCTTGTTGCTGTGATTTGGTAGGAAAAACTTCCCCCTGGTACATTATTCAAGTTTAACGGACTGGTTATCACAGGTACTTTTGCCGATACGATAAAAGTAAAAGTACTCGAGCTTGTGCCTGTCGAATTGGTCGCTGTTAGCTCCATCAAAAATGAGCCTGTTTGAGTAGGTGTGCCAGATATTAAACCTGTAGCTGTATCGAGAGACATTCCCGGCGGCATATTCGTAGCCGTAAAGGTGTGAGGAGAATATAAAACAGGTAACGTGAAAGAGATAGGGTCATTTACAAATATACCATAAGTCTGGCTCGTTAAATCCCCGTTCCAAACAAATACAGGAATCGGAGCGTAGACCAGTAGTTTAACACTAGCTTGTACATATACTCCATTTAAACCCCACGCATATACAATAATAGTTGTTTCTTTAACGGCTGGAACTTCGACAGGTACCCCACCAACATATTCAATGTTTGGTGCGCCACTTATCAACCCTGTACTAGCGTTAAAGTACATCCCGTAAGGTAGCGCACCTTCTTTATCATATAGAATTATCTCGGGTATACCTGAGGCGGTTATTTGATAAGAACCCAGCTCGTTCATAACAAAAGAGGCCGTCTTTGGACTAGTTATTCTAGGTCCAACTACGACGGGTACATTTTGTTTAAAAAACAGCTTAGCAGAAAACATACTGTGGATTTATAATATGTAGCTTATCAGATTCTTTGTACTATAGCTCACTTTTTTTATTTTTTTTAACCGGTAGGTTACTTTGTATTAACAGCCAACCGAGATTTCTCCCTACAAGGTATCTACGTTTACTTGGGGGCTTCCCATAGCTATAGGCTGAGTATTCGGCTGAGCCATAGGACGAGCTGATGTTACTCCTGGAGCTGCGCTACCAGGACGAGCTAGTGAGTATGCTCCTGCCCCTAATCCTCCCACGCCAGTCAATCCTGCTGCTCCGTAACCCACTCTGGTCTGCATAGGACTCATAGGACTCATTGTTTTCGTGAGATAGCTTATAGCTGGTTTATAAATATACTTACCTACCGCAGGGTTAACCCCGGAAGTTTCAGGCTTGTAGTTGTACATATGATCAGCTGCAAATACTCCCTGCATTCTTCTAGGAGTCATTTGAAACTCTACAGGCACATTACCGTTCGCTCCAGGCATCTCTCCAGCGATATTCCAACCGTGATAACCATCTCTAACCAGTTTTTTCTGCTTTGTTACAGTTATTCCCTGCTGCCTCAACTGATCAGCCAAAGCGTTCGCAGAATCTTCACCGTAACCATTTTTAGGAGTTACTCTAAACCCTAGCAGGTCGTTCGTAACCTGATTACCGTGACCAGCGAGACTATCCGGTGTTTTAACTCGTCCAGAGTATATCTTAAAGCCGGCAGGTTTAAAATCCTCCAGCAGTTTATTTCCAGTGTTAAGCGCATCCATTCTCTCAGTATGTAGAGCTCCTGGAGGTACAGATTTCCCCAGTGAACTAAAGTTGTCGAAAGCTCCTCTAGCCACATCCATTACTTTACCGTAGCCTTTAACACCTAGAGCTTTGCCTAGTCTTCCTAACGAGCCTATACTAGCTGCCTGTTTACCTAATATATCCGGTTGAGGGTGTATTTGAAACGAGTAGCTAGGAGCACCATTTATAAGTTGGTCGTAGGCTTTTCCTGGAACCATACCCTCGAGCTCACCATGCTGGTTAGGTTTTAGCCTATATCTTTTACCCACAAAATCAAATTGATCTTTTTCTGCTTTGCTCTGCAGGCTTTTGATCTCAGCGTTTCTCTTTACAAACGCCATCAGATGTTCTTTTGTGAATTTAACAGGCTTCAGCTTTTCCTGCATACTTGGTACGTGCGATATATTATAGTCGCTACCATATGCCAAAGGACGTTCTTTCCTCTCACTCAAAGCTTTCTTAAGCTTATCCAGAATAGAGTCAGTGTATTTCTTTCTTCCCTCTAGTGTAGCATACACTTCGTTTGTTTCTGGATGATTGACGGCCAGTCCTGCCCGTCTCATTTTATCTAGAATATTGTGCAACTCTTTCCGTAAATGAACTCCCTGCACATTTCCTTCAAACTTATAAGTTTGAGTTTGCATACCTTCCTTAGCCAATAAATCACCACCAGTATTAATACTAGGCTGCGCTTGCTGTTCAGGTCTAATCGAAAAATTTGAGGCGGGATAGTTAGTAGGAGGCACAACAGGCTGTTCTGTTAAAGTGTCTGGAAGCTGTGCTCGAGCCTGATCATAATCTCTAGTCAAATTTAGTCCCATGGCCCCAGCCTGTACACCGTATCCAATAGCTTTAGCGATGGGATGAGGATATACTGTAGCAGCTCCGCCAAGCGCACCTATACGATCTATCATTGCTCCTGTAGGGTCATCTTTCTTACCCCTAGCCGATGTTTCACCTACACCTATCTGCGCCATAGCTTGGCCTCGTCTTACTTTATTTAGCAGGTCAGCCGACAAGCCTGCGCCTGGAATAATGCGATTGGCTACCACCCCCACTCCTGCAGCTATACCATCAGGCACAAAATCACTAGGTCTAGTCTTCATCTTGCCGTAAACATCGCTCCATGAAGGGGCATTTGTCTGCCCTAGTGGAACGTTATTCACATTCAAGGGAGCGTGAGTTGATACAACATGTCCTGTTCCTGGACTCATTGTCGGCGATGTGTTCGTTACTCCCACTGGGCTGCCAGGCGCAGGATTTACAGGCTCGGGAGCTTCTTGCGCAGGCATAGGACGAAGCTGTGGTGGAGTAGGTCTTAGAGCTGACTGATTGCTTCTTACGGTACTCTGCCCTTGTAAACCTACACCGCCACTCATTCCTCCTGCTACACCTCCAAAGGGTCTGGTAGATTCACCTTCGTAATGCTGTGTTGGTGCAGCAGCTTCTTTCTCCATTTTCCCGCCAGTATATTTGTTAGCCAACTTTTCTGCCTCTTTTTGACTTATCCTTATACCTGCACTAGCCAATGCTTTGATTATCTTGCTAGGTTTGGCAAAATTACTACCGCCTTCCATATGCTTTGGATGATAGGTGCTCCCCTTCTCTCTAAAGATATCTTTCCAAATCTTTTCTCTGTTGTGAAACTTGCTGAGGTCGGCATATACAGGATGATTCAGACCTGTAGCCTGTGCAGCCAGCATCTGTGCAGCATATGAGGTATCGCCAATCTCTTCTTTGAAGTTTGCCATGTCTCTGTTCCTAATGGCGTCTACAAGCTCTTTAGCTTCGCCTGTGAGAAACGAGAATGGGTAATGCCTACCGTTTGTTACATCTCTATGTAGGTCTTTACTCTTATGCCACTTGTACTCGGCCTCTTTACCCATCAAGTGCTTCAGCTGCTCTACCAACGGGGCAATCTGATGCTCTGAGTGATTGTAGTTTAATACACCAGGAAGCTTTCTGAACTTCTCAACCCCAGGCTCCCAGAAGTTGGCAACATACTCTGCTTTTATTTTCTTTGCAGCCATTTCTTCAGGAGAAAAGGTTATTCCCTGTTTTGAAGCCTTGTCTACAGATCTTTGAATTCTCTGAGCTATAGATTGATCTCTTGTTCCTCCAACAACAACATGTGCTTTAAATTTAGCCAGCTCTTCAGGACTCAAATGCCCTAGCTGTGTTCCTTCAATTACCCCAGCCTCAGGAGCATTTTTAAGAGTGTCTCTGGTCGCTCTGTTCACTAGATTTGTGAAGTAACTATGCTCTTTAGTTCCTGGAGTTAGAGTTTCCTTCCAACGCTTATCATCTCCTCTAATATAGTTATCCCAGCCTCTGTGAGCATCTACTCTACGAACAGGAATACCTAATTTCTCAGCTAGCTGTCTACTGAGTGTGGTCTTTCCGGAGCCGCTATGCCCTGTGATTAGAATAGTCTGAGCCGGGTCAGCTGCAGCAGTCTTCTTAGAAGACTCTTTTTCCTCTTTTCCAGTTTGTTGAAAAGACTGCTCTGTTTTTTCAACACGGCAAACTAGATCACCCTTCACTTCATATCCTTTTGGAAGCTTATATCCCATATCCTTGAGATATTCACCACTGAACGCCTGTCCAGCATCTATGAGTTTAGCTACCTCTTTAGGAACACCAGCAATTTTCTCTATATACGAGTATAGATCCAATGCCTCACTAGTCTTCTCTAGCCCCTTATAGTCATTCTCGCTATATTCGAATCCTAGCTTACCTAGTAACTCCACATCATTACCATTAACATAGATCTCTCCATCCACATCAGCTACTCCAGTGTTTCTTGAGTAGTCTATAGACCCTTGCTTCATCTTTGAGAAAGGTTTTGCGATATTACCATCAGGCAGCTTTGAAAAAGACTGAGTAGGTTCTTTTGTATGTAGGGGAGCTCCCGACTCTCTGGCAGCTATATGACTCTGATCTTTACTCATGTTCTTGCTTGATTGAGGCAGAACGATAGATGGTTGCTTTAATTGCGAACCTACGGATTGTGTAGGTACAGGAGTAAGAGATATCTTTTCTCTAGCTTCTCCTATAGGTTGAACTTTACCTATCTCTGATCCAGGAAACACTGGTTCTGAGTGCTCATTATCAGCTAGCCCTGCTCTTTTCAATAAGTGAGATAGTAAAGTTTTTTCTTTTTTAGGATGTAGGGTAGCTCTTTTCTCTGGAAAAACCTTGTGCTCAGGCTTGGCAAAGTCTTTGAGTTGTTGTTCACGTTTAGCAGGCATATTACTATCGTACAGGTTAAGTTTACTCTTAACTGTATTATATACCTTTCAACAAGCTACTGATAGCTAAAAAAAATACTCCACCCTACCCCGAATGGGGTAGGGGCTTCTTGTCTGCTCAGACTAATGTGCCCATTTGTACTTGGCTTCAGTGCTTCCTTCAGCCTTTGTGATGCCGGAGTCAACCACAGACTCTTTCTTATCGGCCACCACTTCCTTCTCAGCACTCTTCTTGGCCTTCTTGGCATCACGGGCAACCTTCTTCAAGGCTTTCTGCCGATCAGTCTCAACCTTCTTCAAGTCAGCTTTGTACCTCAGCCGATTAGCCACGCTGCCTACAACTGCAACTACTGCGGTCACCGCCGCCAGTGCCACTGTCCTCTTGAGCAAATGACTTACGAAAACGCCGAGATTGCTCTGCCTGTTTTCAAATGCTGCATAGACTTCGAATTCGCCTGAATTTGTGGATGCGTTCATATATAACTTTAGTTTTTAGGTTTTGTTGTTTAGAGCTACCTAGCCCATTCAAGTTACTATACCCAAAAACTACACAGTTATATTGGGGGGGTACCCAATACACACACCCAGGCAAGCTATACTAGATGTCAATAGGCCTACCTGCCATGTTCTTTGCTTTTCGTTCTGCATTTCTAGCACCGCGAGCTGCTTTCTCTGCTCTTTCTTTAGCAAACGGATTTATGGGTCTTTGGGGGGCTTTCTTCAAGATCTCGTTTTCATAAAAATGCTCAGCCCCATGACGCATGGCTTTGTTTACATTTTTCATTTGCTCAATCACTCCTTTCGCTCCTCCGTATGCTCCTGCTCCTATTGCTCCAGCCGTACCTCCACGCATTGCTCCGCTCAGTGCTCCCTTTAGTCTTGAAGCCTGTTCCATTTCTCCTGTTTCTTCGTTCATCGTTTCGTAAGGATTCAAAGCCCCAAGTATAGCTCCTGCTCCTCCTCCTCCTAGTGCTCCTCTGCCTGCATAAGAGAGAGCCTTTCTGCCTGCAGTGCCTCTGATATAATCGACCACAGCTTTATTTACATTTACGGCATTCGCGTGCTTCTCAAATATATACTCAGCCTCTTGCAGATTGAATCCTGATGTCATGGCTTTTTTAACAAAGCCTTTCTTTACTCTCGCAAGCTGCTGCTGAGGAGTTAGCATACTCTTTATTTTATCATAGGCGTTTTGATTGAAGCTTTGAAGGCGTTCTTCCATTTTTGGTGCGAAGTGTGCTGCTTCACCACCAGCAAAATCACTCACATATTTCTTAAACCTGTCTGGCAAACTGCTAACAAGATTGCTGTTGTTAACAGCGTTGAGTCTATCTCCAACAAGGCTTCTTAACACTTCTTTGGACTTTGGATTATATACGTTGTACATGTCATCCACCAATCCTCTTGCGCCTGCAGCAGCATTGGGATTGTTCGCTACAGTGCTTCTGACCATGTTACCCATGCCCTGTCCGGCTGAGCCTAGTAGTTGCTTTAGCTTTTTTAGTAGGCCTGGATTTGCTGCGAGTTTAGTGTTCATAATGTTAGTTTTAGACTGACTGTTGTTTATTTGGCCTTTTGGGTAAAATTCTTTCTTTGATCTGTTCGAATATATTTTGCTCAGGATATCCTGCTGCTGCATCTCTAAGAATGCTGTTCTTGTGTGCCTCTAGGTCAGGCATACCATCTACACTCTTGGCGATATCAGCTTTCAGTCCTTTCACTGTTTGACCTATTCTCGTTCGTTTAAGTGCTTCTCCTCCTGCAAGGCCTACAGCTGCTCCAGTTCCAAGCCCGACCATTCCAGGAGCCAGGATTTTCTTGAGATATTCCAGAGCCTTTTCTTTGCCTTCCATCTCTTCCATCTCACCTGATCTGTCTGCGTTTACAGCGTCGATCAAACCCTTTGTACCTCCAATTCCTCCTCCGACCAATGCTCCGCCGCCTAGACCAAAGCGTTTAAATCCTACAAACTTTGGAGATAACAACTTTTTAATGCTCTTTTCAAAGGCTATGTTTTCTGCAGACTTGCGCATTGCGTTATTATACACATTCAATAATTACTTGAATAGCTAAAAAAATACTCCACCCTGCCCCATGTGGGGCAGGGGCTTCTTGTTTGTTTACGCGGCAGCCACAGGAGCGGCTTCAACTTCAACTGCAGCTGATACCGACTTTGCTGTCACAACCTTTACTGGAACTGTGACTACTTTTGCCTCAACTGCTGCAGGCTCTGCCGCCACTGGTGCTACTGCTGCAGGCTCCGCTACCGGAGTTGCTTCAGTCTTCTTGTACTTAGCGATGACCGCTGAGATATGCGGCGCAACTTTCTTGGCGGCATATACCCCACCAACACCAATGCCAATACCAATCACGATTCCACCAATGAGGATGTGAGTAGGATTAGGGATGACGATAGTTGTGATAGTTGTAGGTTCCATATATAACTTTAGTTTTTGGGTTTTGTTGTTTAGAGCTACCTAGCCCATTCAAGTTACTATACCCAAAACCCATGTAAAACAACTGGGGGGGTAGGGGAGGGGTCGCCCTAACAGCTAAAAAAAAGAGTCTTACCCTCCTCAAAGGAGGCGCTCTTTTAAACTAGAATTCAACTTCCTCGAAGTCTACACCGCTCTGAGGGTTATCCGGCAACCTGTTACCAAACAAGATACCGTCGCTTTTTCTAAGCATTCTTCCAACACGTATCCTCTGACTATCTGACAGATCTGCATCTGCCAGCTTTTTCCGAAGGGTGACGTTTAGCAGGCATATCATATCTCCGTCGTCTTTCGACACCCAGAAATCTTTTTTCCCGAAAGGGAAGTCTTTGCCTCCTACCTCAAGACTGGTGATCACCCCAGCCATGGTCTCTACCCGTACTTTTACTTTTTTCATATTATTTATAAGTTACTGCATTAACCACCAAAAGAAACTTGATTGGGAACTTCTGACTTTTCCTGCACTTCTTCCTGAACCGTCAGCTCCCAAGGATCCACTTCCGAAGTATTCAGATAGTCCCATGTAGAGACCAAAGCTGAAGCCTTAACAACCAACATCAATGACAATATAAGTAATGTTCTCATCTAAGTATTATCCCCTATATATGCCTCTTAGTTGCCAGGGGGTGGGGAGGGGTATCCAATAACTAAAAAAAGAAGGGCCCATTGCTGGACCCCTCTTTTTACTCATCATCTTCTGTAAAGATGCATAACACAATAGTGAGCAATAAACTTGCTATTGCTATGACAGTCCTATAAATCACTCTCCTCCTAACGGTTCTCTTGCTCCACAGAAAGTGCAAGAGAACAACCCTTTGTTGTCTGTTATTACACCTGCACGACAGATCTCACAATGCTTGTATAATGCAGCATCGCCAAGAGTACTTTCGACATAGTCATAATCTCGCTGCTTTTGAGTTAACCTTGCTTCTGTGTAAACAGGACATTGTGTAAACCTTTGCGCAACGTTAATTGGTTGTTCTTTTGCTTTAACGCTATTTTTGGGTTGATTGGATAACACCATTAAAACGGTGCACAAGCCTATCGATACTGACAGTATTAATGTTTTCATATAAAAATGGTGCACTCGGCTGGATTTGAACCAGCGACCGACGGATTAGAAATCCGTTGCTCTATCCAACTGAGCTACGAGTGCGTTAAACTAATTACTCTTCTTGCTGAAGGAGACGCGCATCGGCTTCTGCATCTAGTCGATCCATCTCTTCTACGTCTTCATCATTTCCGAACAGCGCCTGCCATTCTTCGTCGGTGATTCCTGTTTTTAGGAATTCCCGCTTATCAGGCGACAAGTTGGGGAAGGCGTTTTGAAGCAGCGCTCCTGCCTCATATTTATCTAACTGATCTTGGGTCACGTCAAGCTCGATTGTTCTCGTGACTCCTGAAACCATTGAAGTACGGGTGATTTGCATATTATCTAACTTTTGAAGCTGCGGTAGTCATCATCACAGCGCTCAGTAATGCTAGCGCTGCAAAGACGGTTTTTTCCCAAACAGGATAGGCACTTTTCATAAAGAAAATGTCTATTATCGCCAGAACTAGAAAACTAAAAAAGTCTCTCATAACAAATGGTACCGGTGGCGGGACTCGAACCCACACGAGGATTGCTCCTCAACAGATTTTAAGTCTGTAGTGTCTGCCATTTCACCACACCGGCATTTGAAAACTAGATACTGTCAGGATGGTTTAGGTTGATCCTTTTCCTAGCTCCTGTATAGATTTGCCCTCTTTCTTCCCAGGCGTCACTGATCCAGGCGTTACCCTGATCAAGCTTCCTGAGTGCTTTCAATGCCTGCTGCTTTTGCTGTAAAACAAACCATTCAGAAGGTACATAGTAACCTCTGATTTTTCCTGTAATCTCTATTACTTTGAATTGTGTTTCTTTTCTTTCTGAAGAAAGAAAGACGTTTATTGCTTTTCCCATTTTGTGTGATGTGTTGTGGTTTTTAAAAAGAGGGCAGTATTGGCCTGGAGGGATTCGAACCCCCAACCAAGGAATTATGAGTTCCCTGCTCTGACCATTGAGCTACAGGCCAATGCTACCCTCTTCAATATATTATACCAATTAATCGCAATATAAATTAAGAGACACCCTTCTCAAATTTATAGGCTCTAATCAACACATAACCCTTGTGAGCTTCACTAAACTCTAAAACGTAAGTAATATCTTTATCTTTATCTATTACAGCTCCAGCAAATTTGCCTCCCCTAGCCATAGCAAAACCGAAACGTACACCAGGGACATTATAGATGTCGCCGTAAATCTTCAATGCATCGTCAGATTCTTCAATCTCAGTTATCTTTCCTTCGTAACAAAAACCATCTGTTCTATATATTTTTACAAGCTTGCCTACCACCGCTTTAGCTATTTCAGCAGGTAACGCTAAGCCTGTATTACTTGTAAAGTGTAGATGCGTATTAATCTGAGGCTTGTCTCCCGGAACAACAACATCTGATTTGATGCCTGCTGCAACATGAAGCTGACTAGCGAGGAGTAAGCTTAATAAGTAAACAACTTTCATTTTAAGTACTGGTTTAACTAACGTTTGATCCATAGCAATAGACTACTTCTTTGATTCCTTGAGGATCTATAACAAAACAATTCTGTCTAGCTATGTTATTCATACCTAGAGACTCACTGTATTTATCCCCTCGCACAGCAGTGCTTAGCATATAATGCTCAAATTCTGCATATTCTCTCATCTCTAGATGATGCTGATCTGCTGTGAGCAATACTTTTTGTATAACTCCAACGAGCTCACCTGGGCGGCTTAGAAAAAGATTAGCGATGTAGCTTTCTCTCGCCTTTCCGGATCCAGGTATTTTTGCCTTATACTCTGCACTAGCTCCGTGAGAAGCTATGAAGAGAGTATTGTATATGCGAAACAATCCGTGATCTGTCTGAAATACATCAAAGGATATCCTCTGTTCAGTTCTATAGTAGGCTTCGAGAGTTTTAAACAAAACCCAATCTCCAAAGTCGTTATGGTTTCCCTTTACACTCTTGACCTCTACCTTCGGGAAAAGGGTGAGTAGTGTGTCTACCAAGTAGACGATCGTATTGAAGGCGGCTTGAAACTGTTCCTCTTTAAGACAGTCATGTGAGAGAGGTGTACCCTTTGTGGTACAGCCTCCTCCTGTAGTGTGAAGAATGTCGCCCAACGATGCCAGTACACACGAGCTGAACGAATACTTACGCTCTTTCGTAAGTTGTGCAATGCTTTCGGCATATTTCCTGACAGATTGCATGGCCTCCTCAGTACTGTAGCCTTTGCCTCGATAAGACTCATTGCTGTTTGTTTTAGCTCCAAAGTGTACATCAGACAACCCGACCAGGAGAGCTTTGTTTTTATCTGTATCTTGCTTCAAGGGACCACCATATTTTATTGGTGTGTACTTAGGAGGCTCCCAAGAATTAATAAAATTCACAAAAGGATCGTAAACACCCTCTTGAAGACGAAACCATTTGTTTGCAGCTTCCTCTGTCTCTTTCCAGCTAGTCTTCTGAAATTCCTGGTAGAGCTTAAACCTCTTCTTCTCTATAAGGTCATTTACAATTTCTACAACGTCCTTTTCCTTTAACTGCTCATTCGTAATAGGCTCGCTGTCGTGAGTGATCCCCAGCAGTCTGAGTATCTCTACAAGATAGTTTCTTGGTATCTGGTAGTTCCTACAGATCTGATTAATAGAATGCTCGTTGCCGTACCAATTAGAGTAGTTTTCTTTAATGCCTCGCACCACATCCCCAGGCAGAACAACGTTGCCGTTAGCTGCTCGTAAGTACATCACGTACTTGTCACCTTCCTTGTTGTAGACGTAATTTTCAGAGAACTTCAAACTGGTGGCCCACTCTTTTTTCTCTCCTTTGTCGGACGTGTCTTCTGGTTTGATAGCATCATCCACCAGTCCCCGCTTAATTTCTGCTATCTCTTTTTCTGAGAACCCTTCAGCAGCCAGATAAGTGGCGACACCCTTTTTTTGCTTTTTTAATCTGCTGCAGATTTCAGTGATTCTAGACGTAATCTGCTTTTTTTTATTTTTCAAAACTGCAGGTGTTTTCTTTGATTTTTGCATAACTTTCTAATTAGTAGGTACTAACAGCTTGCACAGTACCTGCCCCATTTTAGAGGGTTCTTAAAACTGTGCACAGGAGTTTTCAATCTAACCCTACCATACACGGTTTAAAAGAGGGTTTATCGGTTAAATTTAATCTAGCTCAAAAATTACGGCGCTACAGGAACCTCTGATACTATAACTCCGTCAGTATAAAACACCTCCACAGAATTCAAGGAGTCCATAGCGTTCAAGTCTGCCACTAGTTTTTTTACTTCATATATCAAAGAATTGAACAGCTCAAGCATTAACTCAGGAGTACCCCCAACAAGCTCGATCCGATTAGTTCTAAAATAAGATGTACCAGCTAAAGGAGAGTCTTCTCCGAAATCCTCCAACTGTACAGGGGTACAGACTGCTGCAAAAATATCGTCTGTTGTGCCTCTAGCAAAATTGACAATTCTTTGTTGAATGAATATTTTTGCAGACATTTCTTCAGGCTCGATAGCCTCAATTATCATCTTGTAAGCTCCGATTTCTGGTGTATACGTAGTGTCTTGCCTGGTTATTTTTATGTTTTTTGACATTGCGTTATAATAAAAAAATGTAGCCGGGTGAATATGTTATACAGTAAGCGGTTTAAATTACAAAATCAAACAAAATATGGAATACCCAATGAATACAGGAACATTTAAAGTAGGTGACTTGGTGGTGGGGAGCAGTGACCCTAACAAAGCTACTTACTCAGCGAACGGAGCAAAAATAAATAGTAATGGTGCTACGATATATGGAAACGACGGAGACCTACAGCAGCTCGGTGAAGATTTTGTCAAGTCTATGACTCGTCACGGTGGCGTTAAAATGGTGGATAAGCCTGGACAGTCCAGTCGGCCTGTGAGCAAGAAAGGTATAAAGAAGAAATTGTCCAGCGCAAGTAATCACAAGAGTGTGGCACACAAAGACGAGGAATACGCGGTATATTCAAGCCCTGAACCCGCAGCTCCTCCACAGATTGTTTTGCATGTCGTACAATTCGAAAATGATTTCGGTAAGATTAAGGCTAAGGTAGAGTATGTAGTAGAGACCGATTTAGCCTTTATGCTCATTTTCTCTGACGAAGACGCTATGGTGTTTGAGCCTAAGATTGGCGAAACACTGACCCTACATACCCCTGATAAGTATCGTCATGATGTGTACTATCCTGGCGTAACTTTTGACTCGCCAGTGGATAATAAACGATTTATGATACTGTTTAAATTACCGGAAGAAAATCAAGAATAATTTATGGAAAAAAACGGCATGCTGACTGAAGACTCTTTGAGTGATTACGACAATACCAAAAGAGCAGAATATTTTGACGCCGACGGATATTCCGTAGCGGACAAGGCAAATAAGCACAAACTCAAAACCCCTCAAGCTGTAAAAGAGCTACAGCCTGAAGAAAAAGAATAAATATCATGACTACTCCAGACGATCCCCAAAGTTACTTTAAAGTAGGAGACAACGGAAGAGACCGTTACTCTAATCCGTTTTATAATATACCTCTGCAGTATCTCCCGATGAACATCGAGGGGATGCTTCTATGGGCAGAACACTTTTTGTATAGAAACGGTTTTTACAAGCAGGCGTTGAATCGTATCGCTAACTATTTCATCACTTCTTTAAGTATTGAATGTGACGATGACGAAGCAAAGAAAAAGTATCAAGAAGTGTTGGATCAGTTGGGATGGAAGAAGACCTGCGCAAAAGCAGGGCTAAATCTTTTGGCCTACGGCAACGAGTTCGTTACCGTTAATCAAGGGTTTCACAGATATTTGACCTGTCCTAAATGTGCAAAGACCACCAACATCGACAGACTACAGAATTTTGAGTTTAATAAAGGTCAATACGGCATGATCTGCCTGAAGTGTAATTATAAAGGCGAACACAAGTCTGTAGACAAGCCTGCCAACGATGTCGATAAAATCCATGTTGTTCACTGGCCTGCAAAGGAGATCAAGATTCGTCATGAGGACACTACAGGAGAATCTGAATTCTTCTGGGATATTCCTCAACAGTATGCCAAGAAGGTTACTACAAAAAATAATAAATTTTATAGTAAAAAAACACCAAAAATAGTTTTTGATTGTGTCTTTAACAAGACGATGCTCGCATTCAATACTAAAAACTTCTTACACCTGAAACTGGATACACCGAGTACTATTCGTACAGACGGTAAAGCAATACCTCCGAGCATGTTTATCTTCGAGGATTTTTTCATGCTTCAAACACTGAAAAGATATAATGAAGTTATTTGCTTTGAGGATATCGCACCGTTCAGAGTAATTTCAATGGCTGAAGGTACTAACCCTGCAGCTAACCCTCTGTTGAATCAGAATGGCGGCGTATGGTCTAGTGCCGTAGATACCATGATTGAGGAGCATAGACGAGATCCAGGATCATATCACAAGTTCCCGTTCCCTATAACTTATCAGCAGCTTGGTGGTGAAGGAACCAAGCTTGCCCCTGTAGAGATGATGGAGCACGCGAAAAACGCCATACTTAATGCTCTGGATGTTCCTGTCGAGATGTTCCAGATGAGCTTCCAGCAACAAGCTGCCGCACCGATGTTGCGTATGTTTGAAAATGCTTGGAGTGTCGTCCCTAGCAACTATAACACGCTACTCAACCATATGGGTATGGTTATCGGTAACATATTGGGGTTACCCAAAGCTAAGATAAGTCTTATACCTATCACGTTCTCTGATGACATGGAGCGAAAGGGAGTTGTCGGGCAACTTGTCTCAGCCAATGCTATTGCTAGAAGTGAGCTCTTGAAGCTCTACAACTTCGACTACGAAGATCAGGTAAGAAAGAAGCAGCAGGAAGATCGAGTGACAAAAGAAATCCAACAGGAAGAGCAGGAAAAAGAGCAGCTAGCACAGAGCACACAGATGAATATCATGCAGATGCTGCAGGGCGATCCTCAACAAGGAGGCGCTCCTGGAGGGGCACCTGGCGGTGGAGGTGGTGGTGGAGCTACACCTCAAGACGCTTTGGCTCAGGCACAGCAAGTGGCTCAACAATTATTCCCAATGGATGGGGCGCAACGTAGAGCGCAACTGCAGCAGATAAAATCTACCGACCAGGACCTTTACGCTCAAGTCAAGGCTCAGCTCGAGCAGATGACCTCTCAATCTAGGTCGCAAGGTCTACAGGGAGCAAAGCAACAAGCAGCTCAAGCACCACAACAATAACATTATGATTAATAAAAGCTATAAATGTGTTGTTAGCGGGAAAACGATACCTAAAGAGCGAGTGGAGGCATTACAAATGCTAGGCTTGCCCGAGTCTAGGTGGACTTGTGTGGAGCATGCGTTGGATGTTCCAAGAAAAGGCATTTATCTAGGCGAGGTAGGTACCAGCGAGTTACTGATTGTAGATAAAGTTTATAACGACTCGGTACGCTCAGTGTTTAGAGGTATCGGTAGAGAAGTTTTAAAGCAGCCTACTGAAGTTCCAGACGAGCCTGACAAGGAAGTATATAATGAGAAAGAGTTAAACTATTATAACTCAAACGACGAGCACCTGGATCCTGATGAAAAAGTAGAAATTATTAAGCGACATACGACCTGATATTTCATATAATTATATTTATATGAATAACCCCAACTCCGCTCAAGAACAAGACACTTCTGCAGATTTAGCTCGGTATAATCTAGCTATCAATATAGCGGAAATACAGGCACAGCAAGAGTCTTTTGAGCAGGAGTTGGAGGGGTTAAAGATTAAGTTGGAGGCAAATAGTGTAGCTAATCAAGAACAGTTAAGAAATTTAGAAAGAGCTGTTCTTGAAGTACGAGACAAAGCCAGGGATGCGATGCATGTCAGTATAGGTGTAGATGGCAGGAATGGTTTAAGAGGGTCACTTGAAAGCCTGGTTAGAGACGTAGCTAGCATGAGTGAGTCTTTGAATATAGTTAAGCAGTCTGCGAGTAATTACGCAGACATGAAAGCTCTGATGCTACGTCTCTTTGCTGCCTCCGCCATGACGATACTTTGCCAATTTGGTGGGGCTGTGTGGCTTGTATCTTCGCTTCATAGTAGGCAGGAAGACATGCGTCAAGACCTGAATAGGGTATTGACCCTCCTAGATAAACATAGAGATGACCAGATTAAATCAACCGCAAAATAACTAAACTTGTTATGTCTAGGCACATTAGCACATTTGCGGAAAAGCTTTCAGATAAGATAGCCAAATTTGGAGGTAGTTGGGCAGCTATTCTCAGTTGTAGTGGAATGATATTTGTGTGGGTGGGCATCAATACTTGGATATTAAAACTTCCGGTAGATCCTTACCCCTACATCCTTTTAAATCTTGTGCTTTCTTGCATGGCTGCGCTGCAAGCACCGTTTATTTTGATGGCTAACTCCAGGCAAGAAATTAAAGACAGAGCTAGAGCTGAAGAAGATCTTGCACTGGATAAAAAGGCTGAAGAGGAAATCAGAGAGGTGCTCAGTAAGTTAGATAAAATACATTCGGATATTCTGCAACTCAAGTCTGACGACGTGTAAATTACAAACTGGACGCTGGTTGATCGTTATGCTACAGTTTGTTGGTAATGAAAGACTATAAAAAAGAGTTGTTTTCAGTTATAGGGCTAATGCTATTAGCTGGTTGCAGTAGCGTTCGCAGCTCAAGTGTATCTCCTCCTGTAAACACTACTCCTCCTGTTGTTAATACAGGAAGGCTTGGAGAAAATATAAGACAGCTAGAACTCAGTTTAGCCAGTGCCTCCTCAAGAGTTGAGCGTATAAAGATTCTCACGGAGTCGTTAAAATCAGATTAAATTGAGTTATGCTCAAAGCTTTTTCTATATTGTTTGTTTTTTTATTTGTGACACCCTCACTTAAAGCAAAGGGAGGCGCATATAATTCAACAGTAAAAGAAAAGCTACATAACGAGCTACTCTTACTTCAAGAAGATTTAAAAACATTAAATTCTTCTGCTCAGTCTCTTAAATTAGATAAGTTTAAGATTGAGCAACAACTCGAGGATATGCGTGATTGGGGAGTTGTACAACAGCAGAAGCAGACTGAATATTACGAACAGCTTGTTGCTCTAAATGATCGCTTAGCGAAAAGCGATGCTGCGTTAACTAGTGAAAAACTAGAACACAAGAAGACAATAAGTAGATACCATAAAGTTAAAAATATTATGGGTATATTGGCCGGAACACTGCTTGCGATAATCTACATGAGATTTGGTGCAGCCTTTCTGATTCCGCTCACCGGACCTAGTGCATACATCATTACACTACTAGGACCGCCCGCTGTTTTCGCTATAGGTTTTGGTGCGATATATCTATTTTTATAAGCTATGTTAAAACAAATCAAAGATATCTACAATAACGCCACATCATTCTTACAATCAGGAGTGGCTCCTCCCAATTGCTCTCCTGATGATGCAGCAAAACTGGAAGACGTGAATCACCTAGGCTCTAAAAAGTTTTTCGTTGCCTTTTCAGGCTTTCTTATTCTAGGCATCTTTTTCGCCATTAACATAGCTATTATGTTCGCGCTACTAAAGACCCCGGAGGCTTTGTCTCATTACGTGATAATCTTCACAAAGACCATGGAGGTGTTTGCGACCATTATGGCTGTTTATATAGGTGGACAGTCGATAGTGGATTTAAAATACAACAGCAGCAGTAATGTATCGCTCGAACAGAAAACAGAGAAAATCGATATAACTACAAAAATAATCGGCATAGCGAAGGAAGAAGATTACACTATTGAAACCCATGAAGATAACAGATAGCGGTATAAATTTCATTGTAGAAGAGGAAACAGGCGGTAAAGATTATTACGAAAAGGTATACAAAAGCTCTTTCATTTGGCCTGAAGGAGCTAGCGGTTGCACTGCCATGGTGGGTGTCGATATAGGTTATTATACTGTAGAAGAAGTGAACACAATATTTAGGCCCTTGTCCTCTGAAGAGGAGCTGCAGAGGATTCAGGGAGGTCGAGGAATAAAGGGAGAAGCTGCAGCAGCCTACGTTAAAAAATTAAAAGATATTAAGTTTACTTGGGACGAAGCTATCGCCACATTTAAGCAATACATCTTACCCAAGTTTACAAATCTTACGGAACGAGCTTTTCCTGGAGTTGAGAAGCTTTGCCCAGGAGCACAGACAGCCTTGGTCTCGCTTGTATTTAATAGAGGTACAGCCATGAAGGGGAAAAGCAGAGTCGAGATGCTAAAGATCAGGCAGCTTGTACAGGAGAGAGACTATGAGGCTATGGTTGAACAAATCAGAGCCATGAAAAGACTATGGAGTAAGACAAGTGGACTCGTAGGTAGAAGAGAGCGTGAGGCGAAACTTGTCGAAGAATGCTTTAATAAATAAAAATATTTTATATGTTTACCTCAAAGTGCTCATTCGGATCAGACAGTTCGATCATACCACACACAGAAGAAAATTCCCATTTGTCGCGGAGAGACTTCTTAATCAAAAACGGTATAGGGTTCGGGGGACTCAGCCTCGCTGCATTATTTAATATTAATCCATTCGACCTCTCTGCTGCAGGACCTTCCGTCGGACCCTTGACGGAAAAACCCTCTCATTTTCCCGTCAAGGCAAGATCGATTATACAGATATTTGCAGGAGGCGCACCCTCTACAGTGGATACATGGGATCCGAAACCCGAACTTTCTAAGGCAGATGGTCAAAAAATACCAGGCTACGAAGGATTAGCGCTAGGCTCTCCTTTTAAATTTGAGAAGAAAGGTAAGTCTGGTGTAGAGGTATCTGAGATTTTTCCAGCCCTTGGAGAGCATATAGATGACATGGCTGTGATACGTTCTTTATTTGCTGAGATCCCTGACCATGGCATTGCAGCGAAAATGCTCATGACCGGCTCCGCACAGCTACCCAAGCCCAGTCTAGGCTCTTGGACTGTTTACGGTCTAGGTACTCTAAATCAAAACATGCCGGGCTTCATATCTTTAGGAGGTGATACCACATTTAGACAATGCGCTTTTCTTCCAGGCATATATCAAGGGTGTAATGTTAACTATGACCCTAACATGCCTCTAAGTACGATATTAGCTAATATAAGAAGTGAAAATAGCACTCTACCTAGACAGAGACGTCAAATTAATTTAGCGGCTGAGTTTAACAATATGCATGCCGCTCGATTGCAGCACGATGCTCAGTTGGAAGCACGTATTGAAGCATTTGAAATAGCGTATAAAATGCAGACAGCAGCCACGGACGCCTTTGATATAACCAAGGAACCTGAGAATATCAGGGATATGTACGAAAAGTCGTCAGGCATGGGAAGAAACACCGTAGGTTCCAAGTTGCTGGTAGCTCGCAGACTTGTTGAGCGGGGTGTTAGATTTGTGCAGGTAGCTACAGGAGGATGGGATACACACTCAGATATCGCCAACTCAGTAAAGAGAGCAGCAAGCTCAATAGACGGCCCAGCTGCAGCACTTTTAAAGGATCTAAAACAAAGGGGGCTGTTAGACTCTACACTGGTTATATGGGGAGGAGAATTTGGGCGCACAGTCACAGCAGGAGGTGGTGCAGGCGCTCCAGGTAGAGACCATAACGGCAAATCAATGGTAGCCTGGATGGCTGGCGGTGGAGTAAAAGGAGGACAAGCCTACGGAGCCACTGACGACTTTGGAGGCAAAGCCACTGAAAACAAAATGCATATCCATGATCTCCATGCAACAATTCTAGCTTTGATGGGCTTCGACCACACAAAGCTTACGTACAATTACAATGGCAGGAATTTCCGACTGACTGATAACTTCGGAAATGTGATTAAAGAGCTTATTGCCTAATAGCCTTCTTCAGAGTCGTCCTCACCCTCGTCCTGCTTATCTTCAGTATTATTGTCAGCCTCTTCATGGTGCTGCTCTTCCCGCAGAGCTACAGCGTGCATATGTTCTAACGCAGCTGAGACGTGCAGATCTGCAAACTTAATCAAGCCTAGCTTGATCACCGGGTTGTCGTAAGCCTCGTGAGAAAATAACTCACCACGCTCATTACATACTAACAGCATGTATCCTCGCGTATATTCTCCAAGTTGTGTTAAGAAGCTTTCCGGTATTAAAAATCCGTGAGGGTTGGGGTTATCTTCCATAACTTTAGTATATAGTAGAGAATAGCTAAAAAAAAGGAAAACTCACGAAGAGCCTTCCTTTTTTAGAATAAATTACGATATTGTCCGAGCTGGTATGAAGTCAGTGGAACAAGTATCTCCTCATCTGTCAGTGTAAGTGCCTTTTTTTCATCGTATTCAGTTGTATTGAATTTATGGATGTATGTAAACGCCCACTTTGCTTCTATAGGCGAAAACTCATTATTATCTGTTCTAACTGTACCTAGGGCCCTGAATATTTCTGCTGTACTTAAGTCTTTAAACTTATCATAAAGTGCACGAACACGTTTCTTTTCTTTAGGCGGCAGATCTGCGGAATTTACTCTATCGTAAGTTTTATCTGATTTTACCGCATTGAAGAAATTAAATTTTATTAGATCGTGGTAATGTTCTCTGTTGTGTACATATTCATCAGCAACTTGCTTGAACACAAAGGCGGCGGCAGCACATACACGTATGTTTTTGTTTACGGCTGCCGCCATTAGCACAGAAGGTACAATAGAAGGTTTGCTAGCTGGCTTGTCTTGCATTAGACAATTCTTTTTCCAGCCTACTTATCTTACTAATGTTCATTTTGTTCTTTTCCCTGTATATGTCGCGGAAATCTCGCATTTCCGAACTGTTGTACTGTAGCAATCCTCCCACAGCAACAGCCACGAACAGCAATACAGTTACAACCATATAGACATGAATTAGCAGCTTACTGCCGCAAATCAGTCCTACTACTCCGACCACTCCCAGGAGAAGTGTTAAAACAATTAGACTTATTTTTGTGCGCATAGTTTTATACAGGAAGGGGACCAGTTTTATCTGGTCCCCTCCTTTATAAGTTTGTAGCGATTACTTCAATGCAGCTATCTGCTGCAACCGTAGATCGAACTCATGTTTCGCTTGAGCAAGCATTTGTTGGATGCTTGCATGTTTGTCGACAACTTCGACCACCTGCTTGTTTTCAACAACCTCAGCAGGCTGCTGCTTATGCTGATACACCTGACCACTACCGTCGTAATGCGCCCCGATGAGTACAAACTGCTCATCTATGCTTTCACATAGTCCGCAGTTTGTGTCTACACCTGGGAACCAGGACTTCAGACTATGGTCCTCTCTTCTGATCTTTACAGTGAGGTGATTGTAGGCATCTTCGATCACATCTTTTTTGATCTCGAAAAGACTACGATCTGTCCAGATTGGCTGAAGATCACGGCAGAGTGTGACCACCTCTCCCTGACCGTTCTTGTAGCCTTTCTTTGGAGGCATTCTTTTGATGACTACTCCATCGTTCGCAAGATACTTGTGAGGGATGTGCTTTACTTTAATGTAAGGCACTCTAGCTACGTAGTTGTGAGGCAATTTGCATCTCAACACAACCACATCTTCATGGTCATACCCACAATAGCTCTTTTCTTCAACGATGTGATCCACGCAACTAACCAGCTCGAGGAGCTGCTCTGCTGTGGTTACATACTTTTGCTCTTCGCGTGTAGCCACGAACACTTTGGGGCGACGAAGCGCTCCAGGAAGCACCACACTCGCAGGAGACTTGTCTCCGCCTTCTGTAACACGCCTATCAATTTCGCTATACACCGCCCTAATGAGCAGTCCTGAGTCGTAAACAGGTGCACTGTGGTTGACTTGCAGATTTGTGGGTAGTTCTATCTTTGACATAACTTTTAACTGTTATTGGGTTTCCATTTTTTGGCCAGACATGGAGACGGTCTGCCTTCTTTACGAAGTTTGAGAATTAGCCTCAAGCCCATCAATATATTATACCAACAATCTACGCTTTTCGTTATCTGTGTACATTAGTAATTGTTGCTGCTGCTGAAGCGTAGGCAACGCTTGCATAAATCTCTTTTCTTCCAACAGCGCTTCAGTAGCGCTCATTATTTTATTTAGGTCGTCTACGTTGTCGCACACACCCTTGATCAACGATATTATCAACTCCGATAGATTCGGAGTATATGTGATTTTAAACTCTGTACGCTCAGCATTCATCGGCAGGATACTTGTGTTTTAAATAGTTTTTAATGGGCTCTATGATATAGCCAGATGAGTTGTAGTTTGCTACAGGTCTCACGAAAACACCTCCAAAGCCGTCGTATTCTCTAGCCTCGTGAATTACCATTGTTGTGGACTTGTCCCCTTGCTTGTTTATGACAAACACAGCAAATTGAATATCTTCATTATTAAAAAGATTCACAATGTCTGAAAATAGCTCACTTTTTGAGAATTGTGAATAATCTAGTAAACTAGCTAAACGCACCTCGCTCTTTGAGCTGCCTACATTAAAAACCTCTCCACAAAAACTAGTCAGATCTAGCGATATAACCGGATTTTCTGCTCCGGCAGCCGCGACATAGTTTTCTGCAATTTTGCGTATTTCTGCTCTAGGTATCTTAAAATAGGTACATAGCGCATCACAAACTTTAGATTGTTCGAGTGTCATTTATTCTGAAATTTGTTCTGTTTTTGGTTGAGTCTTATCTTTTAAGCAAAATTTAGTCACTAAGCCGGCTGCACATAAAACTATAAAAATTATTAATATTGCACTCCAATCATCCTTACTCATATGCTTTAGTCCTCATTCTTTTTATTTCTGGCACTGTTCTTTTTGAGTCTTTCGTACTGTGCCAACGCTTCTTCTCTTGTGGCGAATCTATGGAACTTATCTAGAAAAGCTGGTGTGTTGGGTCCTACATAAGCACCCTCTACATTGAACTGGAAGTACTCTTCAGCTTCCTCAGGAGTCATGTCTTTAGAGAGTATGTTTATACACTTTTCTCGATCAAATACAGCTACTGGTTTATCGAACTGATAGGCTACACCAACGAATGCCTCCTCGAAGCCGTCAGCTAGCAAGATTTCCTGGTCAGGATGCCGTTCATCCACCCACTCGTCAATTAGTTTTCTTAAGTTGCTCATATTTCATTCTAGTGAATAATTTGCGTTACAGTTGTCTTGTTCGTGGCGAATCTAGTCTGTTTGTTCATTTTAATGAATAACAGCTATATCAACTGTTTGATGAACTTCATCTTGTCTTCCAAGGATCTGATCGTTTGTGCTGCCCCCATAGCTAGCGACCAGGCTGTCTCGATACCTACACAAACACCATCTTCCTCTGTAGCGTTAGGGAATGTCTTTGGATCGTCTTTGTACGAAGGATAACCCAAGACCTTACCGAGAATCTGCTCGATCTCTGCAGATTCTTCTTTATAATTATCGATAATTCTATGAAGCTCTTCTACTTCTTTGGTAAGACACAGAATCGCTTCTTTGTCGGTTTGTGTGAAAAGAGCCTGGAAGTCTGCTTGCTCTGGTGTTGGTTTGCAAATTTCAATCTCCATATTACATGAGTGTTTCTAGTGTGTCCGCATACCTATCTCTTAGCTCTGAGAGATCTTCTTCTGCCCGTATGGCTCGCTCTACCCATTCACGAACCATAGCTGGTAGCATCTCTTCTATGCCTTGCGCGACTAGCTCTACCATCTCTGGAACTTCAAGATACTTTCGATATCCAGCTTCGTCATTAACTTCTTTGATTTTTTGAAGAGTTAGTTCTTCAAGGTGTTCTCTGTTGAATTTCATATTACTCTATATCGGAGTGATTTAAATACCAATCATCTACGCGGTAAATGACTTCACGTTTAGTGTTGTAAAATTCAATATGACAGCCATGTATTGCTTGAGGATCAGACTCCGTACCAGCTTCAATTGAAATCTTATGCTTCTCTAGTAGAGTTTTTAGCTCTTTTAAGAATTCTTGTTTATCGCTCATACTCTCCTTCATCAATGGTTAGCACCCTAGGGTTCAACTCAATGTTATTCCTGGCTAACTGATTGAGCAACCCTTCTCCGTCTTCTTTGATTGTAAATTCACCATTACCTCCTGCAGCATCGATCGCAGCCCTTAAGGCTACATAATTCTTAAAGTACAATAGGTCTCTTTTTGACTCGAAAATATAGCTCATATTAATAAGTTGCAATCTGGTCACCAATGTGCCACATCATGGCAGTGAGTTTATTATTATCTAGTGTACGTCCATCGTATGGATCTAAAATACCACCAATATCATCACTCAACCTAGATTCAATCTCTCTGATTATTTCGTTAGCAATGATATTTAACTCATTTTTCTGTTCGTTAGACAATTGATAATTTGAATGTCCCATATTAATCGAGTCTATAAGAGAAGTCTTTCGGCTGAGTGTATTTCGTCAAGATTATGAAGTTATCTATCTCATATTCTTTCGCGAAGTTAATAGCCTCTGACTCTGATGTGAACGTTCTCCAGCAGGCTACCAGCTCTCCAGTTTTGTAGGAGGGAGTCTTTAGCTTTCCCTTTTCGGTCACTGTACGTAGGAAATATTCTTTGTTCATATTAGTGAATTTCTTCGCCTCCTCCGTCTTCTGTTTCTTCATACGTCTCTATCACACAATTTTTATCTGAAGGAAAACCAGCTGCATATTTTTTTGCAGCTTCTTCTGTAAAGAACACATCTCGAAATTGATGATCTGAATAGTTGGTATCTGCGAAAACAATATAAACTCTTCGCTTGGTTTCTTGTTTTAAACGCATAAGGACTTTCTTAGGTCAGCTAACGCATGAGTAAGATCCATAGACTTTCTTTTTGCTGTTGCTGTATTACGACCAGTCTCGACGTATTTTTTGCCGCTTACATATTGTTTAATCTCTACTTGCTTTGCTGCTTTTAAAAACACCTCAGCTGCTTGAATTGCTTCTTTGAGTTTTGTGGGATTCATTTTACTAAATGTTTGAGTGTGTGCTGCAATAAAAGCTCAGCATTGTAAGCTCCGCTTCTATACTGTCTTAGTATCTCAGGAACGCCGTACACTTTTTCAATATGCGCTAGCTCCCTTTTGATTTCTTTTTTATTTGCTAGCTCTTGGCTTAATCTCAATAATATCTCATCTCCCCATTCTAGAGGCCAGGGTTCTCCTGGGGCGTCAGTCCGCTTTTCAGTTAGTATCTTCATCTTGCACCTCCCATTTACCCAGCGTCCGCAGAAACGCCTTTGCGCGTTGACGGGCTGCCGCCAGGGTGGCCTCATAGCATGAGTCAAAAAGCAAAGCGACGTAGTCTAAGAGTTGTGCAGATGTAAGCGTTTTCTCAGCATCGTGCATGGCGTTGAGGTCGTTGCAGTAGTCCTTCTGAATCATCCAGTGCTCGTCAGCGTTCAGCGCCTCAGCAATCGCCGCGTTGATTTGTTCGTCAGTCATCTTGCACCTCTTTGAATTCGTCCAGTTCAACATAATCAATCACTATTTCTGTCACATCACCAATACGATCCCAGCTTGCACTGAGACTATACACCATGATGCACGGATAGATAAGATTGATACCAAGTTCAGGCTCTTCATCTCTATCACAGTACTCGTCATACTCTTCCTGAGTTTCGAAATCGCTTTCAACTTTTCTTTCAAAGCCGAAAGCATTCAAGAGGTGTCCTTCTTCTATTCTATTGACTACATCTAGTCTCTCTCTTGCCTCTATACCGCTTTCACGTACTTTATCGTAGTGTGCGAAAGCCTCTCTTACATCAGGAGGCATGAATCCTGGAACACCTTTATTCTTTGCATGCCAGTCGAAGAAAGGCTGCATGATCTTTCTGTCCTCTTCACTCCATGGAGAGCGATCGAAGTTCCCAAAGTGCTTGAAGTAGTTTTCATAGCACCACTGCCAATGCTCTGCTTTATTTTTAAACAGTATGTGTTTCATTCTTTAGTTTTCTTGTGCTGTATACCACACTTTTTCGTTCTTTAGTTTTCTTGTACTGTACGTGACACTGACATCTGCTGTAAGCTCATAACCTTTATCGCAGTGCTCGCAATCATATTCCATAGGTGCTCCGTTAAGGTCGCACATCTGGAGGTTATCTCCCTCAAAGGTGCCTCCGCAATGAGGGCAGATTATTCTATCTGCAGCTATTGTATTGAAGTCTTCGCTCATGTTTCTCTAGGGTGTTTGTGTTTAGTTTTTCTACCTCTGCTAGCTGCTTCAGATTAGTTAACCAGCGATCCGGCTCGTAATTGTCGTGTACGCTCTGTAGCCTTATAAGTAAACTTTCATGCTCTCCGTCGAAATCTATATCTAAATCTTTAGCGATATTCGGCCGTATAATCGACCAAGCCTTGCCCTCCCACTCTTTTAAATATTCATCGTCTGCGATAAGACAGCCCACAGCACACTTCAACCCTCCTGGGGCTCTATACACACATATATCATTATACTTATCAGGATCCAAACTTTGCTTGTTTTGGTTTAGTAGATGCTCAGCAACTTGGTCGAACACCTCCTGCTTGGTTGCGTATTTTAATGTTTTAAGTGTGATCATATTATTTTGTACTAAGTCTGTAGATAATGGTTATGAACAGAACTAGACAAATTGTGTCAAGTGTAGACAGGTTATCTGTTAGTCCTAGCAGATCAATTATCAAGTATACGAACGCTAGCTTGACCAGCGTGACTAGCGAGACCACCCCGACCACGATTAGTGTCGGTATGAGCAATAGGATAAAGAGATTCATTTATTTAGTCCATGTAGTATTTTGTCCAAATGTACCAGCACAAGATTATCACGCCAGCTATGAAGCCTAGCACGAAGCCTCCAGCTCCGATTAAAATATACGTTATCATAGTACTTCGTCGATAAAGCTATGCTTTCTTTTGATGAGTTGAAAATCCCTGTTTGGTTTATTTTTTCTTGACTCTGCTAGATGCTTTTCTGCGTCCTCTCGATATCTAAACTCTCCAATGGAAGAGATATCCCCAAAGTCTATCCAATAGTCCTGTACTCGTACTTGTACGATATATTCAATGCTTGATCCGTGCATATTAAAAATGTGCGTGAAAGATGCGCACCCCCTTTGATTAACTAATCCTCGATTTCCATACTTACCCTCACCACAACAAGCCTACCGCTCCAGTCAGGGTTCCCTACATCTTCACTCTTCAGATGCTTCTCAGCCTCCTCTTTTGTTTTGAACTGTATGTTATCCCACGGATAGTATCTGTTCTCTATATTGGCTGCTTTGGCATATACCAGGTATCCAACATTCGCTTGATTCGCTACGAAATCTACCGCTGTGTTCATATGACTATTTCCTCAAGATTTCTTGTTCTAATTTTTATTGTGTTGTTGAACCGAGGGATTCCGTCGCTGCTGAGATTCTGATACTTGACAGTCGCCTGCATTCCCAGAATATCTTCTCGACGAGCCCACAGTCTTTGCTGATATGCGATACCGCCTACAGGCACAGAGTCGAACTCTTTACCGTCAGGCATACCCAAGCGCAGGATGATGCATCCTTCACGACTACCTTTACCTTCTTTGAACCCCATGATTTCATACTCACCTTCGTGAAAGTCCTTTCGCTTCAATAGATCTTTAGTGCGCTTATGCTGATATATGCTGTTGTGGGCACGAATCATTTGACCTTCATAACCTTCAGACATGTAAATACGATAAATATGATCAAGTTCTTCCTGATTGGAAATAGGCAGAGTCTCCACATATCTAATAGGCGTATTCTCTTCGTTCAGCATAATCAACCAATCTAGCATTCTCAGCACTTTATGCTCTCTGTGTGCGAAAACAGTGTTTCCTTTCGTGACGATATCGTAAACATGGTACTCCACACTCTGCTTACACTTTTCAATGTCTGCAGCACTGGCTTTCGGCTGTTTAACAATACTCACAATTTCTTCGAATTTGTCTTTAAGTTCGTGTGAGTACATCTCACCATCGAAGGCAATCACTTCAGGATGTTTATCAAACAAAGACTGCAGCGCATCTCTGATATGTTGCAGTGTGGCGAAAGGTTTCCACTGTCTACTGAACGCGCCTTGCCTTGTAACAATACACCGCAAGCCGTCTAGCTTGGGTTGACTATACACCGGGAACTCTAGCTTGTCTTTGTAATCATTATAATCTTTAGCAAGCATAGGATCGTAACGAAGAGGCATAGCCCCATCAAGAGCATCCACATCGTCGATATAGCCCTCGTCACGTTTCTTTTGCCACTTGGCGCGGGCTTCAAGCTCTGCTTGTTGATCAGCAGTAGTTTCATTCTTCTTACCGACATTCTTGCCCTTGCATCTAGTAGGCGTGTTAGTAATCTTCTTACCATCTGTTTGTCCGCTTACAGTATAGTATTCTCCGTTCTCAAAGAATATCTGCCACTCTTGAGTAGCTCCTGTTGCCGTCTTTTTGAATAGTTTTGGTAATGTCATACCGGCTCTCCTGGTTGTGGGAAGTATTGAATGAATTGAAGTGCTGCTTCTTTAAGAAGGGCGATTGCTGCTTGTCGTGAACCCCAAATCATTTCAGAGTCATCGAATATATTGTTATCTGTCGCTTTAACATGACTATGCATACCTACATGTCCATGTGTCCCCACTACGGCATTCATGATGCATCCTCCAGCCATATGCTCTCCATCATTGTTCCAATTTGGGCGATAGACTATTTCAGCAGTGTGATATATGGCGATATGTGCCTCGAAGTAACTATGATTGATCAGCTTTGGATCAACATACGCCACAAGCCCAGGTTCGCTAAAAATTTCTCTGGGTACCCGATGAAACATAGGACCTGTAACAGGAAATAAATTAGGGCACCCATGTTTCCGTGTGTGCCCTTTGTTTGCAAAATATATTCTGTTCATTTACTTTCGCTTTACTGTTTTTGTGATTGTTACAGTTTTACGCAAGGTTACGTTTCCTCGCTTTACAGTTTTGACTCGCTGACTTGTTACTTTACTCATGATTTTTTTAATAGTTGTTCATTAGACTTTATTTCTCGTTCCATACCTCTGAGGTCGGCTACGATCTTGAATATTGTTTCGCTAGCATACAGATCTATGCGAAACAGCTTCCTTAGTCTGATCTCTAGTCTTGCGGCGAATTCTTCGTCACTCATTTTAATCGAATAATACTGATGATTTGTGAACTAGTAGTTCGTTGTTCTCTATCGTGATATAGTTCTCAAGATGCGTATCAATATTGATATTGTATGATTTACCAGGTTTAAGTATGTACCTATCAAGCGAAGGCAGTGTCTCGTCTGGGAATACTCTTGTAAACAGTTCATCGATTATCTGAGGATGACTTACAGGACTATGTCCCACAATCTGGCTTATGCTTGCAACAGGCTGAAACTCTCTGTGCCAATCAAGCCATGTGATGCCCCCAACACTCTCTCTGCCTCCTCTGGCGGGTCCGGCGCACAGTACAGGATCCTGGAACAATAATTTAAGGTTCCTGAAAGCCTGCTCACATCTGTCGAGCACAGCCTGTGAGGTCACACTGTCAACGAAGGGCGTAGCAAAATGCTCTTCACTGACGCCCGCATGACTCAATACAATGTCCAAGCAGCCCTCAACTTTGATCACATGAGCTAGCTCTGCTTTATAACCTAGAGGCATCGAAGATCCTCCGAACACCTCTTGAATAGCGCGCACTTTTTCTCGTGTATTACCACTACACGCATAGTAGTCGTACATGTTTGGGAACAGATATGGAATATCGTGATTGCCCAGCAACCACGTGAAATTCTCACCATGTTTACTGTATAGATCTATGATATATTCAGCAGTCTTTCTCGCCTGAATTGAAGTATCGTAGAAATCGTCAAACCAATCACCGAGAGAGACCAGCCTGTCAAACGTGTTGTTTTCTAGGATTTTCTCTACCTTACCCAGCTTCTGATGTACATCAGGAATTATTAGTGTTCTCATCTGAACTGTTATTTTTAGGTTTTACGCAATCTTCGCACAATACTTTCCACCAACCTTTGGTGCTCAATACGCCAGGTTTACCGTCCTTCTCGCAGGTATGTTCGCTAAGCTCTTCAGCAAAACTCAGCACCCCATTCACATAGCCTGCATAGCGCTCATATTCATTCCTCAGGGTTTCTTGAGACACATCCTCAACCTCTTTAGGAGTATATAGGTTGTACACATCATGATATATTCGAAGTGTGCCGAACTTTTCTTTGACTTGTGTAAACTTTACACCAAAGCCTTTAAACTGCTTAAATTTATCGTAGCGTGCCTGATAGAGTGTACCGTGAGGAATAGCCAACAAACGCTCTATCTTTCTACATTTGTTATGAAACCATACCTCCAGCTTGTCTTGATAGGGATAAGCGTCTTTCTTTCTTATTGCTCCTGAGCGTTTCCTGCTCAAGATCTCGCACGCTTGTCTTATAATAGGCTCCCAGCCGTCACCGCACTCTAGTCCCCAGCTCATACAGGACTGGTACATATCTAGGCTGTGCTCCTGAAACAAATCAGGAAAATCAGCGTACAGTTTTTTCTCTAGTTCTTCGCGCATAGTGCTTCTGTAGGGTTTCCTTTAGTAGGCTTAGTTGCAGCTGCATAGCTGCTGCACCACAAACTGATTCCACTTGTTCACCAATAACTGAACGTATTTTCTCAACCAAGGCGTCACCTTGTTCAATAATGTTAGATATTTTTGTGTTGCTCATAAACCAAACGCTGTAATTGTGTGTTTAAACGGATCATCAACAATAGACTTAACCAATGTGAGCATTTGCGTAGCTAATGCAGCTATTTCTTTTTGTGCGTGCTCGCTGCAACGTAAATTTAAAAAATGTGCAAAGCTTCGCCAGTTAAACATCATATCGCTGGTTATTTGACTATTGTACATTTTAAAGAATCTTGCACTTTCTTTAGCTCTTTTGCGTCCGTGCTGTTTTTGCACATCCGCCAAACAAGCGTGATACAGCGCATTGCTGTGTAAAGATTGATCGTATAGTACTTCTCCCCAGTTATTATAACCCTGCAACCAAGACCTGTTCGATGGATCTATAGGCACATCGAGGAAAACCTCAGGGATATAAAACTTATCTTCTTTCAATTCTTTGTATCTAGCAGACTCTGCATTCACAGAAACACCTACCCTGTGCTTTATCATCTGGATATGTGTCGCAATATCACAGTTCACCAAGAAGTGCAGTCCGCTTTTTTCAAAAGGTGTATGGTGACCTTCTTTAGCTAGCTGCTCTAGCAGCTTCGGAATTCTTTTACGTTTATCATCTGATAATTCCCTGCTCGTACTTGTCCACGCAGACAGTGCGTGCTCAATATCTCCTCCGTAATGTCCAAGCAACTCCACACTATTCTGATTTTCGTGAGCGTCCATTCTTTTTGTCCTCAATTATTTCAAGATCCCCCCAATCATCAATACACTCCAACAGTATTTGATCTTCTTCTCTAGGTGTATTACTGTCGTCTACGTCGTATAGTTTGACAGTTATAGACCCTTCCTCTCCGACGTCATAGAAATCCAGTAGGACCCCTGATACTTTCAGAGGTCTATCTAATGAAGGATGCTTCACTGTACAACCATTTAAATGGAAAAGTACCCAATCCTCAATCTCGTCTTGCAGCTCTTCAAAGCGCTCATTGAATTCTGCAAATTCATCGATATTGATTTTTGGCTTTTCGAATTCCTCGATCGCAAAAACCATATCAGGATGAGTCATAGCCATTCCTCTAGACCACATCACTGCATCGTCATAGTATTCGTAAGCATGCAGCGACTCTTGTGCATCTGCAGCGGTTTCTCCTTTTCTCCAGTATTTAATTTTGTATAATGATTTAGACATACTCTAACCTTTCTTCATATCGTAGGGCTGATTCATGACTTTGAGACTCCACCAGCTTTTCACCAGAGCTATGGAGTGTATAGGTTGCACTGGACGAACCACGATACCTTCAGCATTAGATCTTTCGTAGTCGTACTTAGCGTTGTTTGCCATTTCCTGAAGCTTTTCACTTGAAGGAAAAGCTGTAGAATTGAAGCGATGCAGGACAGGTACCGCAGGAATTTTGTGTAACTCACAAAACATCCTAGTATAATCCCAATCTTTCCAATGATGTGTTCTAACATCTTTCAGTAGGAAGGCGAAGAGTGTGAGCTCTTCTAGCTTCATAGGGTTACCTTGAACACCAGGACCGCATACTTCTCCTTGAAGGGCCAGCTCTGCTCCTCCGAAAGACAAGGCATCTTTCAGATTATACTTCCTAGCCATCTGCCAGAATAGATTGCCGGCAGTTTCTTTTAGCTCGAAATTTCTAGAGCATACTCGAAACTCTCCATCCTTGTATATGAATGTCCCACTACTGCCATCGCACTTGAGAGAGGCTATGAAATCTTGATTTAAGAACCTGGAATCCTCAGTGACTTCCTGCAGGGCTAGAGGCTCACTTCTAAAGTTATATTCGTCTGTCTTGCTAATGATAGCTGTGGGAAAGTTTCCCTTGGTATCGCCTGCAAGAGACATACCTACAGGAGCAACCCACTTCTCAATCCCTAGGGTTACGCTAACCTCATCACCATCTTCGAATACAACATTGTCTGGCAGACCTGCATATTCACGAAGAGCGCTGATGGGTATAAGCAATCCTGCACTATACTGCCCCTTTAGCTTTACAGTCTTTAATCGAATCTTTTCATCTCCAGTGTAGGTTTCGTCGACGTATTTTTTAGGTATCAGTGAGTCTGGGAAGATTATCACTGTTTGATCTCCCACCTGATACTGACCTTTTCTAGTTACAACCTGCCAACCTAGTACAGTTGCACGTTCTATTCTGTCTGCTCCCTCGATAGGTTCGAGAGAAAGTACTCTTGATACTACTGCTAGTTTTTCCATATATAGTTATTCGTTTTCACTCCAGCAAAATATGACATTGCTGTGTTTTCCGAGTTCAGTTGTCAGATTCGGCTTAATTATCAATTCCCAAATATAATATTTGTTAGCTTTCCCTGCACCTAACTTACTAATGTAGAAAGTGCGTGCAGGATTTTTGCCTACATGTTCCTCAAGTTGCTTCAAGCTACCGAAAAACTGACTGATGTATTCATGAGGCTTAAATGTGCAGCCTGAGACGCCTTGTGGGGCTTTTCTTGTAACGAAACCTATAGATCTTGGGTGTCCTCTCAATATTGACGAGCCGCTATTTCCCTGCCTCTGAAGATTGTCTCCATAGACAAAGAAAGCGTTAGGATCTGCATTCAGATATTCTTCAGTAATTTTAATCTTGTTGTATTTGGCGGCCATACTATTTGCTGCGTTATGTTTTAGATTATGCTCTATTCCAAGTAGCGTTCAGCTCGCTCTAATTCAGTCACAAGCTTATCAACTATAACCGGCCCGGTCAGGGGACGGTGGCTACGCAACCAGTCATGTGAAAGCACTCGGCGTGCAGCTGCAAGCATCTTGGACTGCTCATCAGTACAATTTGCTGCAGCTGCCTGCACAGCTTTCTGTAGCCGTATATATTCCATACTTAATTTAATATAGCTGCCCTCATACTCAGAATCTGGCGGGAGCTGGTTATATATGTCAGCCATACGGTTTTTCCATTCACGACTCATGGAGATGTATAATGTCTCGATCCAGAATATTGCGGACTACAAAATACACAGTATTCTTCTGCAGGCACATAATGCACACAGACGTCCCTAGACTGCGTTGTATCTGCAGCCTCTACAGCTACAACGCCGTTGTCTGTCTGGATATTACTTAACTCACGATTCAGGTACCATATAGCTTTTTTTAAATCCTGCTCTTTGTTACCTTTCTCCTCGCAGCGCCAAATATATTTAAGTGCATTACCCAGACAAAAGCCGAACTTTAATTGATTAATGATGTCGATGCATTCGACACCGTTAATCTGATTATAATGATTTGGATGGTTAACTGCTTCTTTCATTGTGTGTATTTATTTTTCAATGTCTTTCAACTCAGGGGCTATAAAAACACTCGCACATATGTAGCGAGTCTCCTTCAAAGGATCTCTGCTAGGCTCTGAACATTCAAGCAATTCTTTAGCCATTAGCTTCAATAGATCCATCTTTTTCTTTAGTGCTTCCACCTCATAGCGCAGTTGTAGATTGTTCTCAATCAGTTTTTCGACAGGTTCGTCTAGTGTGTTGTTTTCCATAGTTCGCATATAAATATAAAAAGCACCCATATAGGGTGCTGTATTGGATGGTGGGCAGTGAGGGATTCGAACCCCCGACCAACTCGATGTAAACGAGCCGCTCTACCGCTGAGCTAACTGCCCTTGATTATGTATGGTTGGTTGGCTGCCCAGGACTCGAACCTGGAATAAGAGATTCAAAATCTCCTGTGTTACCATTACACCAACAGCCAGTGTTACGGCTTCAGTGCATCTAGCAGGATTTCACTCGAGTAGTAAACTTGTGAAACCATGTTTCCTTTTTTATCTGGGTGTATAAACTCGTACAGCGGACGAGCCAGGGGTCTACCTCCTTCATCTCTGTTGTGGATATCTACACATTTGGCTACACCGATGAACGAACTGTCTGGAGCCTCTAGGTCCTCGTAGTCTATATAATAGTAGTTATTGAGTTTAGGAATCATACATCTTACTCTAAGAAAAGCTCTAGTCTCTCCTAGCGTCACACCACTTATACACTGGCAGGTGTCGCCTCTATAGATGTCTCTCCATTAGTCACACCACTGACCCAACCAGCGTAAGCATCAGGTGCTATGCCAATCAAGCCTAGCGGCATGGAGCCACTAGCAGGTGTCGCACCCCAATTGGGGGAATCTTCTACCGTCTCTCCGATATGTCACACAACTTTTATCGACCGAGTACGCCCGGTCCGTTCTTTTCCGAAATCCAGAAAAGGCATGTGTCGCAATTCTCAGCAGGATTTACAGGCTGCTACATTCCAATTACAGCCTCACCTAATACCAGGGGGGTCGTGGTTACTGAGAAAAGACGCCTTGAGGCCTCTCAGCCGCAAGCAGCAGAGGAAGGGATCTCAAGGCAATAAATGGTTGCGGGACCAGGAATCGAACCTGGGACTTCAGCTTATGAGACTGATGTTTTGCCACTTCACTATCCCGCGATTTAAATGTTAAAGAGCAGCCGGCCCCACCCAACCGGATGAGGCCGTTACTGTTTCTACACTTGGTAGATCAGCTTTATAAAGTATCTCATTTTTATACTAGAACGCAACAAAAAAACTCTGGTTGGGATCGAACCAACGGCATGTGCATTATTCCCGGCGTTTTGGTCCTTAACCATGAGGGTGCACCGCTCTACCGCTGAGCTACAAAGTTTCTATCCAATTGGTCGTGACGGAGAGACTCGAACTCTCGATAACTTGCTCCCAAGGCAAGTGCCATAGCCACTAGGCGACGTCACGTTATTTTATCTTTACACCTACCCAAGTCCCCGCAAATGAACCCAACATGACGGGGAGCAGCATACTGTTATCTCCTATAACACTAATCACTGCAGCACCTGCAGTCAATGTTATTAAAGCAGCCCAGAAACCTGCCAACCAGGCGTTATCTTGTCGCACGGTTTGAATGTAGCAAGTGCAAAACACACTAGCTGCAAAAACCGCAAGAAATGAAGCTATCCATATAATCATATAAATTACTTGAGTGGAGCCGACACTCGGATTCGAACCGAGGACCTACGGTTTACAAAACCGGTGCTCTACCGCTGAGCTATGCCGGCACAGTAATTTTAATGACCGCTGAATTTACTAAACTTATATGCAGACTCTACGATCTGCTCTTCAGTAGGATACTTGTTAGTGTACAACTCCAACACAACCTCTCCCTCTTCTTCAGGGGGAACGGCCGCTCTGGCTACTGCCAATAGCTGTTGAAACTTATCCGTGTGATAATGCCAGGCCAACATAAGTAGCTGGCTCAGTTTTTCTGCATTTACTTCTTCGCTATTCGCTGTATCGCTGCTCATAATGGTCCTTCCTCTTTAAGTTTTTTGTATTGCTGCTGAGCTAACACCAAGCCTTCAGGTGTATAGGTGTACACACCTGGAGAGCTGGTCTTTTCTATAAAACCTTCCATAACCAGATACTCCATAGATTTCTTGGCACGTCTTTCTATCTCCGAGAATAGCTTCTGGATCTCTACCTGCTTCTTATTATATCTCTCTGGTTCGCTCGAGTCTTCCTCGGCACCAAAGTAATCTTCTTCGTTTTCATCCATAACAAAATTATTTGATAGCTAGGCCTTAAAGTAAAGGCTTTTTTAAATTGTGTGTCGAAAACCTTCTGGATGTACGTGTACGCAAAAAGTACTTGTGTTCTTTTGCGGCGGGAATGGAGGGCTTGCTGGCGGTTAGAGTATAATGATCTTCTCCTTCGATAGCTTTTTTTTGCAGCTCTCCAGAGCTCACCATTTCCTCTAAGATACGTATGACTTGTTCTTCAAATGTTTCTTCCATATTATTCAAATACATTGCTCCAATATCTGCTGTCCGTGTGGCCCTGTTTTTTATCCCAGTAAATACACCTCGCTATATAAGGAGATATATTCCACATGCTACACATATCGACCCAGTGATCTTCTAGCCTTTCATACTGTTGAGCGTGCTTGGTTTGGTCTAGCTTGTAAGCTTGAAACATGTGTGTATCCAGGCACGTAATCTTCGCCTCGTTAGGATAGCATAACTCCAAAGCAAAGCTTGTCTTAGCTGGACCTAGACCCATAGTGACCTCTTTAAGTCTATTTCTGAACGCGCTCCAGGCTTCTCCGTTTTTCTTTTTATAGTTTGACGGATTTTCCCAAAACTTGTAAGCGAACTCAGAGATAAACTTGACTCTTAGATTATGCATACCTACACCGCTGTTTTGTATCTTCTCTAATAACTCTGACCATTTATTAATCCACTTCCACCAATCTTTGATGTTGTTGTATCCTGCTACATTCATCTTCCATGAGGTATGTACACTCATGAACGCGAATAGCCATCGCTTAAATATCTCACTATCGTCCTGGGGAGTTATAGATTTCCAGTAATCTCTATATGTGGAGACTTTCGTGTAATCCATACCCAAGAAAAACATTTCAATCTCGCTATACTCGGGAGCAGCTTTCGTGACTTTTGTCGGCTTAAATGCAGTGTCCCATAAAACCATCTGACTATCTGCAGATTCTTTATCGGAGAGGTGTTGGTAGCCTGATAGGAAATCTAGCTGTATCATGCTTGTTTATTCTGTTTTCTGCGCAAGTGCTCAGCAATCAATAAACCGTCAGCGTCACGCTTTATATTCAAGTCAGGGAATAAACGCTTCCCTACATCTAGACTAGCTCTTTTAAGTTCGTCACTTCCCTTCAGCCCTTTAGGTAGCAGCTCTTTTTGCCACTCCTTGCTATCAATGTACTCATAGGGCCAACTATGTTCCTCTAATGCTATCAATGTGGCTTCCAGTGCCCTGATGGCGCTAAGAGACGCGTTAAACCTTGTGCTGTTGACCATAGGTCTTTCGAGTCCAACCTTCAATATACCTCGACCGAAATCTTTCAAGATATCCCCCATGACTAGAACCAGATTGCTATAGTCGATTCTAGTGATGTGCCTGGCTTCCTTTGTGTAGCTCAGTTCTTTTTTGATAGGTAACGTATATAGTTTAGCGCGGCCTTCAGAGTCAATCACTCCTATACCGTTGTTGGTTACCCCATTGTCGAATCCGATAAATAACATGTTTTTATAAAGTAGGGTGAGGGGAGCAGCTCCCCTCACCCAGTTGCAGTCGACTAACTTAAACTACAGTCTCGAGTATTTCCATAACACGAGTGTAGTTCTTATGCTCTGCGTTTTTTACACGCAGATTGTTCTTTAGCCAGCGAGCGTCATCGTTGTGCTTGACCTCTTTCCTGTAGTTAGGAAGATCCATCTTGCTGATGAGCTTCTGTATTTCTGCGAGTTTTGCTAGATAATCGCTAGTCATACTAAACAACTAAACCTAGAAGTCTCAACTCAGTGACTGTCAACCTTTCGAGGGCTTTCACTACACCCAACTGATAGCAGAAAGGGTCTTCCTCTGCACACTCACTACTGACGCAGATATACCCTAGGGTAGTCTTAATCGATATGTGTGTGTATCCTCCTTTTGGTAGAAGGGTATACATAGGATCTTTTCTGAATATCGCTGGAACTACGATGGGTCGCAGTGTATGGCGCTGATGGTTACTAAGCCTCTCATTATGTCCTAAATAAAGCGCCCATCTGAAGTGCTTGACTCTTACGTTGTGTCCTGCTTCTTCAAGAATCTTCAGGGTAACGTTATTTTTAGCCGTGAACATAGGCTTTACTTTTGGAGGTCTAACGAACCAGGACCACTTGATCCCTGTCGCTACCTCAGTACGTACACACAAACCGCTAGGTGTTACTTCAGTGGTGTACTTCTCTTGACTGTTGTCTGCTTTATTCATCTGCTGTATGGTTGGATTGTGACGATTCTTCTGTGTCTAGTTCTAGATCGCTTTTGCGTTTTCTTTTTGTTTTATTAGTATTTTCGATCGCTTGCTCAATCTCAGGTGGAGGCATGTCCGGAATACCGAAGGCTGTCCGTATAAGCTCCTTTGCCTGTAGGCTGTTCTTGATCAGGAAGCCTAGATCTGATTCTCGGAATTTTTTGCTGGTATCTATAATTCCTGCTGTCTGCTGTCCTTCGACATCGATCAAGAACTCTTGACCAGGAGTATCCCAGGTGTACCATCCGCCTGTCTTGGATACAAGCGAGGGATACTCTTCCCCGAGCTTCCTGACTAACGGGCTGTACCAATCAATGCCTCCATTGATATGGATGTCGAATTCTATCTTTTGGCTGTTACCTTCTCGACCAAGCTTGTTGCGCTTGACCACGAGATTGTGCGTTGAACCGCTCTTGCGTTTCACGCCCATGTGATCTTCTTCTAGGTTATCTTTTATCCTAGCTACCTTGAATTGGTATGTGCTGTTGAACCTTTGCGCCTCGCCACCTAGCAAGGCTTCTGGCTTCTCGGCACCGAAACCCTGCATTCCACCAATCTGCTCACGCAATTGGTTTGTAGCTACAAACACAATATTCTCACACTCTAGGTATGGAATAATATGCCTGTAAAAAGCAGCCATCAGCTTAGCGTGCTCTCCTGGCTTGGCCTGACCTATAACATCCTGGTCTCTTTCGTAGTCTGTGGCTCCGCCAGCGATAGAGTCCAGCGCTATCATTATCGGTGTTTTGCCATCGGTGTACTTGGCATAATTCTCGATTGTAATCTTACACAGAGTCAACGCCTCTTCAATCCCTTTAGGATTGTGATAGATGACTTGCTTAGGATCTACTCCTTGCAGCTCCATGTATCTAAAGTCTGGAGCGTTCTCGGTCTCGATCCAGAAGAATTTTCCCCCAGCCCTCTGGAAGACTTTGGCTAGATCGAACAATAGTGTGGTTTTAGAGCATCCCTTTTTACCGTAGACCAAGTAGCACCGACCGTACGCCATAAAGCGTCGGTCGAATGCATACTCCATCAAAGGATTATCCAAAACAATACCTGTAGGCGGCAACTCTTTATCTACAGTATTCAACTCCAGGTTTACCGCCTCAGTTTTGAATGTTTTACCAAAACTTTTTTTAATTGAGTTTATGTATCCTTCGAAATCCATAATTTATACTAGTCTTGTGCAATGAACCGCAGTGCGTCTTCTCTAGACAGTCTACCTGAGGCCATAGGGTTAGGAGGCAATTGACCGATGTCTGCTACACCAGGAGCATTTACCGGCTGTCTATCGACGTACGCCGGGGGAGCTGTATCGTAGCTGGGTGCACTGTTCTTGATGTTTGTCGTAGCCATCGACGGGCGAGCAACCTCGAATAATGGGCGAGCAATCTCCATCGACGGACGAGCAATCTCAATCGACGGAGCAGCTACAGGCTGAACCACAGGCTGGGCTACAGGAGCGGCGCTGGGTAATCTTGCGCCCTGCACAGCCCTCTTTGTGAGTCCTGCGTAACCATCCATACAGTCTTCAAACACATCTGATGAATACATTTCACGCAGCTTGGCAATAATCTCCTCCTTGGACCTGTGTACAAGGATCTCGTCTAGGTTGTACAGATAATCGTTGTCAGCCAGCTGATTAGGAAGTTGTACAGGAGCATTACCGTCTACCTGCAGTACCCAAGGATTTGCACTGTTCTCCTTCAACTTAACGAAGACTGCTACACAGCGGTCAGGATCGTTAATGGGAGGCCTTTCGTTACCCATAAGATCCTTACCATCAATCCAGCTTTGTAGAATATCTGCACCATTACGGAGAGGCAGGTCAAGCACATGTGCGCCCGCTGCAAGGTTTTGAGCGAACGCAACGTTGTACAACACACGGTCGGTTACACGACCATAGACTGGATACTTCTTGAACTTTTTCCCATTGACTTCAGCGTCCGTGACCTTGGCTTCTTCAGGGTATAGCGTCCTGAAGTGGCCTGCGAAATACTCAGCAGGATCTTCAGCCCTGTTGGGTACATAGTACTTTTCTTTAAAGTTTACACCAAAATTATCACGCACGCTAACTTTTTTGTACCAGACACCATTACCTGAACTGTCTGTTTTGTAGGCTGGAAGAAAATACAGATACGCACCGTCCTGGTTCGTATTCTTGTTGAAAGACGCCTTTCTTACTCCTTCTCTGATATAAGGTGTGGCAGATACGGTGAGATTTAGCTCTGAACCTTCGAATTTATTTGAGGGACGAATAATTGCCATATTGTTTATTAATGTGTATGTTACTAGAATTTTTGTAATCTTTACTTTTTTAAAAGATCTTGGTTATCTTTGACTGTCTTCAATGACTATCTCAGGGACGAGAGATAATTAGACCATGAAGATCATTTTAGAGGTACGTTGTCCTCGTAGCTTGTTCAGAAAAGCCTGAACCATCATAGAGGCCATCACTGTCGGTAGCGTGTGGCTTATGTTCTGCTCCTTCTCGTAGGCGAGTAGGCAGCCGCCTTCTTCCTGTGTATCGTCGATGTACTGTTTGAGCACTTCTTTCGGAAGCTCCGAATTAAACAACGCACCCTGGCGACTCGTGCAACGCCCATCAATCCAAAAGAGCTTTTCTTTTCCTTTTTCCCATCCGTATTCATACAGTGTTTTACGGAAGGCCATACTATCGACACAACTGAAGATGATGTCATAGTTTTTGAACTCCTTTTCCGTCATCCTCTTCTTTATACCGTTCACTACATATTTATCTTCAAGAACACTTACCTTGTACTTGCCGATATCATCAAGCTTGAAGTTCTGATGTAGCAGATTCTTAACATCGACTGTGTCGTCGTCGTAGATATCCAATTCAATCGCACTATAGTCAAACTGCTTCCTATTGAAGCCGTAGTCAAATAGTACTGCAAGCAGATTTGATCCGATCCCGCCGGCCCCGGCAATTGCAACTTTGTTAATGTTCATTTTAATAGTTCTAATAGTGTTGTTTTAGGTACGTAGTATGGATATGATGTGTCTCCCAGCCAAGTATTTAAGCTGTATATTTGACCTATGGGAGAATATATGAAGTTGTATACAAAACCTACAAATAAGCTATTTAAATCTAAGCTGCTTGGACTAGGACTGAAGGAGGGGTGGGTATGAAAACTAGCGTACATCTTCCACCCCTCCGATAGCTTTGAAAAGACCTTATCTTTCAGTTCAGTCAAGTCGGTCTCGTACAGACCCACAGCCTGCACTGTTCCTTTGTGTTTGTTCTTGATCTTAATGAACAAGCGCTCCTCATCTTTGGATAGAATCAGACCGCCCTCTTCTTCCTGGGTGTGGGAACACTCTTCAGAAGCTTGCACCAGGGCAAGCACCAAGGACTTGTTGTTTATTTGAATAATCTTATTCATGCCAGCTTTGTGAATACCTGCATCAGCGTGTCTAGGGTGAGGTTGAGGTGATCCTCTACCTCTGCCAGTCTCTCCTCTGTTAGTAGCTTGTGGCAGGGGACCACAGACTGTGTCAGAGGAATATCTAGAACGTCAGTAATCTCTTTGATAGTTTCCGGATGGCTTATAGCTCCGCAAGCCCACATTTTCGCTAGATCTGTATGGGTTTCATCCTCAAGTATAGCTGTACGGTACTTATAGAACACATTGGTGAAAAAGTTCATATCGCCATAGATTGCTGCCCTACGAGCAATAAATGGATATATAAACTTGGTACCTCTAAACGTTATGGTGCTTGCGTAAGGTTTCGTGAGTCTCTCATACAACTTACGAAGCATGCCTTCTTCTGACAGATGGAATGAGTGCGTTAACTCTCTTTCTCCTGTAGCGGTATCTAGTAGTGCTGTAGCACACACAAAGCCTGTAGCCTCGTTGTACGCAGCATCTTCAAAATATTTATTCTTTTTTCTCTCTATATCTTCCGTAATCTTTGTAGCGTCTTTTAGATTGCTTGCAGCCTTGAAGCTGGGAGCCTTGATTATCAAATCCGCCATAGGTAGCGGAGCGGTCTCAATGTGAAGAATGAACTCTTTCATACTATTCTTTAAACTTCGTTGCAACTAAGGAGGCCACTTTATCTTCCACAGATCTCTCGGGGGTATAGTTGTGAGCGTTCTCGGCGAAAGGCTGAGCACTACCGCTCAGTGTACGGATCTGCTCCTGCATCATACTGTCGTTTTTGAGTGCTAGTAACCTAGCAGCAATATCGTCATAGCCTGCACCTGCATAGTGCTGGTCGTTTACGATGCAGCGATATTGCTTGGTATCGTAGTCATACACCTTTGCGTTTTCAATCACTACCGCATATGTGCGCAATGATCCCTGAACTTTGTAAGCATTCCTGCCCATGAATTCCACAATTTCTGCCTTAGTTAGACTTACAGCAGATTCAAGGAATTTTCTGGAACGTTCAAGGGCCAACCTTTTACCCTCTTGTGCAATACTTAGAAGACTGACGATATCTTCTTTGGTGATGAGCGTGGTCTCGACTTCTTTAACCGTTTTGTCTTCCTGTACAACTTTTGACTTAAAGGTACAACAATCGATAAGTATATCTACCAGCTGTTCAGCACACCACTCCGCGTTTCTGCGACCCCAGCGCCCATAATGACCGGGACCAGGACGGGTGTGAAAACTTCTATCATCAGTCTTTTTATTCGCTGTATCAATTCGACGAATTAGTCTACCTAGCGCCACTTTTACAGCGCGCGTTTCTGAAACCTTGATCTTTACGCACCCCTCCTGCTTATCAATGAGGAATTTAATGGCTGGAGCTTTAGGGCTAGGTGTACCAGAGCTGTACTCGTCTCTCGACATGGGAGAATGAATCTTCACTTGAATACCGTTGGCAATAACATCATGCCATTTGATACTCATTTTAGATATACTCTTTAAAAACAACTTATACTCAGCAGCATTGTGATGGCAGCTTGCTCTATGTATCGCTTGAGCAATCTCGCCTTTATTGATGCGGACATTGTTGATGTATCTTTGCCTTGTTGTCGATATAGCTGCAGTAATGTCTATGCCGTTGATTTTAAAGGTAGGCAACTCTGACTTTGTCGCTGCAGCCTCATCTTCCTCGTTCACATTATTAACTGCCTCATCTGCAGGCTGGGCTTCTTCTTTATCTGAAGGAATCAACTTTCTTTCAATATGTGCAGCATAGGTCTCGGAGATTGTATAGATATCAAACTCCCCATTAAAGTTTAGCTTAGAGTACAGTACGTCTAGAAGATCGTCTGCCTCGATCGAAATTCTTTCGTATGTCGCTGTCGTTTTTGTCAGCGTTATATTATTAATCGTAGTCTTTTCGACGTCGCCAGCCATTAACTTACCTACAACCAACATGGTTGTATTTTTTCTGTAGTCGCTTTCAATGGCTGCAGCAGTTCTTGTGTATGTTTCCTTTACAGAGGGTGCAAGCTTTTTGAACATTCTCAGCCTGAGCATCTCAGCGTCATTACTATTAATGAAGCAGCCATTCTGCAGCATCTCTGTAAGCTTTGGTTGCAGCTTGCACATTAAAAACACATAGGCTGTGTTAATGTCGTACATGTTGCTGACAATCCACTGAGGATCTGTCTTCGCTTCTTTTAGACACATTGCATAGAAGCCTTTATCCAGATAATCGTAGATGGCTTCGTCGTTTCGAGCTACGATACATACTGCCTGAGACTTCAAGCCTTCCGTATCGACACCGGTAGCTATCCGATATGTATAGTTACCCTCCACAATCTCTGCAGGACTGTGACGAATAATCTTTGGACGGTAGTCGGTAGCAATATCTTCTGGTATCAGTTTGAGTGTTTTAAACTCTTTCGTGTAATGTGTGTCAATATCTCGTAGAGTGAGCTGCTCGATGTCAGTAGTGAGTACTACTTGTGAGTTTGCAGGTAGTCTCAATCTTCTAAGATCTGCAGGCTTAGATTTAACGAAGCTGTGCAATTTATGTGCTTTGTCGAACGCAAGACTGCTGTACTCGACAGTGTAAATTACATTATACCTCACGTCGTAATTTGTTTTGATGATTATCTCACCACCTGATGGATACTTTGCCAGACGACCAAAGTCTTTAACGATGTTTTTAAATGTGGCTATAGATACGTTCATAGTATTAGATAATATAGATATAGATGTTTAATGAAAAAGGGCCCCTGATGTAATACACACCAGGGGCCCTTTTATTTACCGCTGAGGGTACGGCTAGATTTCGCCGCCAACCAACACACCGGTAAGCAGCACTGCAGGATCCTGGAAGGCTTCAAGCTTGCCCTTCAGCTTCTGCACGTTTGCCTCTGTACGGAACTTGCCTCCGTCAAATTCAAACTTCTCACCATTGATAAATACCCAACGGGCATTGTTCTCGGCGTTTTCAATGATGCTGTCCACGGCCTGGTTGATGTCCAGGTCGGCCAGTGTAGTGTGCCCTGTGCGATCAGCGATGTCGATCTTGTATGTGTTGTTCATGGCGGTGTTGTTGCTGTTGATGACTTCGTTGTTAACTGCAGTGATTTCGGTGTTCATGATGATTTATTAGTTTTATACTTCTTACTATTGTATCTTATTTTAGTGCTGATAGTCGAGCTTGTTCTGGGGGGAACAGATCGACAATAAATCGTTTACTTAGATGAGGTAAACAGCTTTTTTGCTACGTTGGCCAGGAGTGCCAGGTACCCTGACTCCTGGATTCTATCCAAATACTTCACACCTCCCTTAGTCCTGTAAGTAAGACCAAGTTTGTATTCCTTGAGTTCGTAGGTATTGCACCCCAAGTTAGAGGCAAGCGTACGATCGAACTCTTGGTAGAGTGTGCGATAGAGATCCATGCGAACTTGATTCTGATCTTGACGTGAAGCGGTGTCTCCACCCTTTTTCTTTGCATGCTTGTCTACAAGCATGTTGATCTGTGAGCGTAGCATTTCTGAAGTAGCGCTTTCCAGATCTTTAACAGGCTCCAGAGCATCTTCATTCTCAGTTCCGCTTGCGTTAGCCTTTGTGCGCTCATTGGCTACAGGTTGGCGCTTCACTGGAGGCGTCCAACAAGCACGCTCTTCAAGAATGAAATCGCTGGCGATCTTTGGCTGAACAATCTTCGTAACTGCTGGAGCATCTTCCTGCGTATTGCTAGGTTTCTCTTGATCTAAGAGCGCAGCCATGGTCATCTGCGTGGTTTTTGGCGCTGTAATCTTCTTTGAAGTAACCTTCCTTGAGGTCTTCTTCGAGTGCCTCCGCTCATTAAGAACAATCTTGAGGGCATTATTAAAGTCCGTGGCAGTTACGAGCCTACGCTGTTGACTGTTTGAGCCGTCGGAAACCCTCTTTATTACGCAGGGTGTCGCCAGCTTGGACAGGAATGAGGAGCCGTATACATCGGTCAGATCTCCCACGAAATAATATTTTCTTTTAGCTATAAGAACAGAGCGAACAATGCAGCCCTCGACGATTTTGTGTGTGATTGTAGGGTTTTTAATGATGGTGGTCATGTGATGTTATTATTTTTTAGTTTTCTAGCTTATCTGTGAATCGGGAATTGGATGTGTCTTATTTTCCCGCTCTTGAGAGGACGATCGATGCATGCTCTACAACGAGCACATGCACCCTTATCTTCATTTTTTTTCATCTTTCCTGTAACCTCAGGACATATCAATCTAGCTCTATCTTCAGGTAAATCACTGGGAGGTGTATTACCCATCCAAGCTATCGCCACATTGGCATAATCTTTATACTTCTCGTATACCGCCAGTACCTTATCTTTATTGATCGGATCGCAGCTCAACATCAGTGTGAGGTTACGAAGATCCGCCAACAATGGGACAGCAAAAAGAGACCTGGTGTAGGCCCAGAAGCGCACTTCAGGTCTCTTTTTGATGGCCGTGGCCCAGGCTGTAGTATAGCTCTCGTCAAAGAACTCTCCTCCGGTATGTATCCTAAAGTATGGTTCGGTGTGTCCTCCGTTAAGAAGCCACTTATCTACGCTGTTTTCTATCACCTGCAGGTGCTCTTCAAATGACTTACCCCACACCAAGGACGTGTTATAGTCCTCAGATTCGGAGTATTTCTTATACAGCTTCCTAAGGTTTACGTCGTAGCACTTACCTACACAGCCTCCCTCTCCTACAGTAGCGTTAACACAAGTACCTCCATCCTCTGGACGGCCTGAGGCGAGACTGAATGTATTATCGTGATTCTTACGAAATCTTACCTTGCTGTTGTTGGTTAACTTAAAACTTACGTACTTATTCATACTACTCTTTCCATTCCCAAATATTCTTTTCAAAGTTCCAAGCAGTCTCTTTCTCGAATATCTTTTCTTTACCTTTCCATCTATCCATGATCATAAGCTCGCAACCTACATTATCTCCAGTGGCTAGCTTTGTCTCATGACAGAACACATGCTTCAACAGCTCTTGAATATAGTTACCCTTCACAAGGTCTTTGTGAACTGCCCAGTAGCCTGCATCATGTACAGTATTGACTGGATATATGTAGCGCATCCATAGGTTATCTTTCTTGAGTAGATCTTTTAGCTTCACAGATGCTTCCCACATGAACCATGCAAGCTCACTGGCTACAGGGAACGCCAGGCTTTCGTTCATCCAGCCTGCCAAGATACCGAAGTTTTCCGTATCTTCGTAGTTTAACACCAATCCTCTAGCGTTGGTTATGCGGCGATGCTTTTCCACTTCCTGTGTACATTTGTCTCTATACTGCATGTACTTTTCATATCGTGTCCAAGTATCGAGAGCATACTCGAGCGTACCTAGTCCTACATGCAAACCATTCTCTGCATAGATATCTGCTTGAATAGGTACAGCTGCAAACTTTAATCCTGCTGTATACGACACACGGAAAGTAATACTTTTCGCGATAACATATTTACTTACATCTTTTTTAGTGAGTGTAGGGTCATTAAAATACTCACGCATTTTTGTTTGGTGAAAATTACCTGACCGAATATCGTGGATGAATCCTTGATCCTGACTAAGAAAGGCCATAATCGCTAGATCGGCCCCTGCAACATCAAGCTCTGTCCAGTAGTAATCTTTGTGGCCTGGGCAAAATATGTTCCTGATGTTTTTGGGTAGCAGATGACTCACATTTTTCTGCTCATCGCTATTGAAGTTATTGTAGCCTGGTACAAATATATCAGGAATGTACGCCAAAACCTTAGATGCAGGGTTCTGTACATTGGGACTGCTACTCGCCCTGAAGTTTTTCAAGCACTCGAAGAAACTTGCATGCACACGACCATCATTGCATATCGCTGCCCAGTAGCTTTGCTTCAAGGGCTCCTCGTCATCATCTTCGTGCTCGATTTCGTCCGCAGAGTGTATACCTTTCTTGCTCAGAAATTTTGTAGCGAATACCCCAATCCTACTAACACTAAGCAGTAGTGTAATAGCTTTGTGTGTGGCCTCAAGCTTCTCAAAATTATCCGTATCAGATCTATCGAACTTGGCGATTAGCTCTTCGATCTGAAATTTTATAGTACTAAGACTTTTGCCGTTAGTACTAGGCTCATACATCTTTTGAGTTTGAAACTTTTGCTTATCGTACCAAACCTTACTCTTGGGAGACTTACCGCTCTTTGTGTAGTAGGCCGGAGTCACATTCAAGACGTCAAACAAAAGACTCTTTTTTTGCGGCGCACTGTTGGGATTAAAATCATCGACCCCAAAACGCTCCTTCAAAAAGGTGACAAGCTCTAATCTGAGTTCGTCGTATTTCTTGCTATACTTTTCAGTGATATCCTCTAGTACGTCCTTATCTATACCTATACCTGTCAACTCCATGTCAGTGAAGTAGTGGGTTAATGGTAAATATATATTATAGTAGGCATCCTTTAAATGCTCTGGAAAAGAGGCCATCATGCGTAGGCATGCCTCCCTATGACTGACTGCATCTCCAGCACAATATTTATAATATATATCAGGCTCAAGAAACTTCATCTTTGCAAGCTCCGCTTTACCGAGCTTGTGTTCTTTCATCTTTCTATTTAGTGCAGTATAGTACGGTTCATAGTTTGTGAAAGACTTTATACCTGTCTCCAGCCCTTTACTCATTCTCGAATCGAAGAACGCCACAGCCTTCATACCGTCAAAGGCAAGTGTTTCATCAGGGAGGTTAAAGCCTCTGTGTCTAAGACGCAGATCGTCCGCCCGCACATTCCAACCTAATCTCTTGGCTTCAGGGTGCTCCAGTAGAGGCTTCATCGTATCTAGAAGCTCTCTATTTTCAGTTATACCATCTTTGCTAATGTTGAGAACTATAGCCACGTCAGGCTGACAACTGTATTGGAACTCATACATCACCTCGTCATCAGTGAATTTTGAGCCGAACCACTCAGCGTCATAGCCTACAGTCAGCATCCCTTTGCTTATGTATTTTTCTATATAAATACGGTTCTCTTCAGGATCATCTACTACAAAATAATTGTAGTGTTTATATTTGAGTGTTCCGTCCAATACTTTTTTAGCTAGTAGAAACGTCTCCCTGAACTCTGGTCTCTTTGTAGGATCCATGACCACAATCATGCCTGGAGCATAGTTTGCCAGCACTTTGCCGTAGCTGCTGTCAATCAGTTCTCCAATATAATCACCCATCTTGGTGTTTGCTCGCATCACCCTTTTGAAGACCTCTGCCCCCATAGGCATAATCAGTTTAGGTTTGAGTTCTGCGATCTCAGCATCTAGCGCAGCACTCCATTCCTCAATATCTTCAGCGGAGGGTTTTGGTTTGCTGCCAATGCCGCACTTCACCATACCTGTGAAATGTACACGCGAAAGGGGAATATCTGCCGCGCTAAGGGCCGAAAGTACCTCCGCAGCCATATCTCCCTTTGTGCCGAAGGCTCTGGCCTCCAAGTCGTCTTTATTTGGATGACTGAACACAATCAGTAGCTCAGGTTGCGCCCCCTTTTTTAAGACGTTTTCTACTTTGACTTTATCGGACATTTTGTGTTTTTGATTGATTTGTGCAGAAGCCTTCTCAGCCCCCTAAGAGTTGTACATAGGATGAATCCTACATTACCTACAGATATTTGTAACTTTTCGGATATTTCTTGATAGCTGCAGTTATCAAAGAATCTTAATTTTATGATTGCGAGCGTCCTGGGTTTCATCTTAGTCAGGGCAGTGTGTAGTGTGGCGTAGTCGCTATCTGTTTTCTCAATGCTCTGTAGCAACTCAAGAGGATTTAGTTCGGGCGAAACCTCCTCCTCTATATTTTCTGTCGGCTGGAGGCTGTACCTCTTGGATTTGGCTAATGTTTTGAGTGCGGTGTTTCTTGTAACTGTAAACAGCCACGGGTCGATATGGTCTTTTATCTTGTCGTAGTCTTGTTTTAGCAGTTTCAAAAATACGGTCTGTACCACATCCAAAGACTCACTATGGTCTTTTAGCAACTTGTGAGCAAAGCTTAAGAGAGGCTTATGCTTATCTAGGTATATCTCATTAAATACTTCTGAGGTGATTGTGTTCATACAGGCGAATTAAAACCTGAGTTTGCTGAAGGCAACAGGTCGTTTCTGGGTACATTGGTGAAGTTGCTTTTTGATCTTTCTTTGATGTCACTTTTTTCTGTTTCGGCCCTGCTCCTGTCTCCTGCACCCTTCTGCTCAAAATTCATATACTCAAGCTCTGCAAAGTGCTCGCATTGGAAATTTTTAGCATGTCTTGATTTTAGCGAGAATATATTAACTATATCGCTCTGCGCTGAATCTCTACCTATAGCTAGGGCCATATCCACAGGCTTTAATATACCTTTAAACCCTGATATCTCAGCGTTAGTGAACTGCTTGGTCATCTTGCCTCCCGCCTGATGTAGTAACCATATACTGAAAGGATGCGTGCCTCCTATCAGGTGATTACTTAGATCATCCACCTCGAAAGCTACCTTGTTATACTTCTGCCACTCTGCGTCGTATTTTGCATTTGTGGACAAATAATCCATCTGATCTATGTATACTAAGTCTGGGTGGTAGCCCTCGTCTTCGTATTTTTTATCCAGGAAATTTTGGATATACTGAGCAGTCAGCGGTGTGACATCCCGCATGTCTAAAATCTTAAGATTACTACAGGCCAGCTTATCTACAGCAGACATGTTCTTGAATGCCTCGGTAAGCTCCTGCTTGGCGAAGGGGCAACCTTTGTGTAGATCTGTATACGGTATTCTAAACATATTACTGTACACCCTGTTACAGATATTCTCTGCAGGTTCCTCTAGACTCAGGTATAGTACCTTTCTGTATCGTTTAGCGTTTTGGAGTGCTGAGTATATAGCCATCGCTGTTTTGCCGCTGCCTGAATGTCCAAGAATTAGTCCGAATTCCTGGTAGTTCAGTCCTCGAGCCTTGCTATCTATTGCGACAAACCCTGTACCCAAACTTTCTTTTTGTTCTACAGTAATCAGATCTTGAAACGGGACAAACTCACGTATACCATCAGTACCGTCCTTCAAGTCAATTGACCCGATGAGTTTATTTGCGTCCTGTACCAGCTCCTCAGGTGAGCGGGACTTGTCTATTTTAAGCGTCTGAAATCTTCTGAACTTTATAAATTCGGCAAGATGACTACGAATATGCTCTGTATTTAACGCATCTCCAGCGTAGATATAGTCCCAGAACGCTAGCGTCGTATCCGCGTCTAGGTGTGTTATGTTGTACTTTTTTTGTAGTGTTTTCAACGTAGCCAAGCACAGGTTAGCGTCGATAGGTCCCTGCTTTATAGTTAGCGCAGTATCAACAAAAACGTTGTATATGTTGATTGTTCCAAAATCGTTGGGAGTTATCTGTAAGTCTAGCGCTTTTTGCAGTGTCTGCTTGTCTCTAAACAAACACTTGATGGTCAGTTCTATGTAGTCAGAGTCGTTATATTTATCACTCATTTTGCGCCAATTATTCTGTTAATGTCTAGCTTTCTAAGCTTTATGAATTCTCGTAGCTTGGAAGACATTTCCTCTCTAGCGATGTGCTGGTACTTATCGAGTACTGCTTGAATCCTTTTTTCGCTGTAAAGTAACCTGAACCATGCGTAAAGCTTTATACCAGAGTCAATCAACACATCCTCGATAGGAATACCTCGGCTGGTGTATATCCCGCATATACGTACCTGTTCGTCCCATAAGTCTACAGGCTCTATACTGAAATTAGAATCGTATCCTGCCTCACCACTGTTCGAGACTTTATCCTTAATAAACATGCGCGCCTCTACACCCTGTAGACATGCAGGTCTGAAGAACTCTGTGCGAGCCATTCTGGAGTACATTAAATCTACATATACTCCAGGGTCCACCTCATAGAGCTTGCATATCTCTGCAGCTTTCTCGAAAAACTCATCATCCTTGGACGTGGATCGGTAGACGTATCCTCGCTTGGTTAATCGTTTCTTTTCAATAAAGAATCCGGTCAGCTGGTCTATAAGCTTAAGGTTTTGCTGCTTTTTAAGTAATCGCTGCTCGAGTGTTTCCTGTCTGTCCTGCTCCTCTGGTATGCTCATACTGAATTATTTTTTGTAATTGTTCTGTCGTGGTATCGTCAGGAGATTCGAACCCATACTCTCGTAAATCTATGTTAATGCATTTACGCCCGTTAGCTTTAAACTCTCCCTGTATTTCTCTCGCCAGCTCTTGTGTGCTGTCTTCTCCGTCAAGTATGAGTGTGATAGTCTTCCACTCCTGTATCAATTGTTTCTGAGTAGAGGATATCCCCTTGCCTAGGGTGGCTACAGCGTTTGCGAGTTTCAAGGCTTTTTTGATACCTTCCACCACAACCACGTCTTTGTACCCTTTTGCGAAGTGGTAGTTGAATATATGCTCTCCTTTTGGAAACAGGTGCATATACCGCATAAACTGAAATCTGTCACCGTTCCATGTGCCTGGGATAAATCTAATCTGCCAGCCTACATAAGATTTATCTTTTCCGAACACAGGAAAAAACAGGCTGCCGCTTGTGTTGACGGTGAAGCCGCTATCGAACCGTATATTTATACCTCCTCCTTCAGGAATATACCTGATACCTAGGGAGTCATAATACGCCATATTTTCTAAGTGATCTTTTTTTAGAAAATCCACAACAGGCTGGGTGTTGTCAAGACCGCTCAAGCTGACGCAATCTTGATATGGTGCGATCGTAGCGTAAGGATACTCCACTTCCTCAATATCGCCTGCAGCTCTTTCAAATTCTTCGGTGCTTCCCAACAGCTCATGTAGGTCTATTGTCTGTTCACAAATGAAGCATCTGCTTACTGCCCAGCCTGGGCAGATATAGCGCTTCATTTTTTTACTATGGATAGGGTCACAGGTCGGGCAGGGAATTCTGTAACTCCCGCCCGACACTGACTTGACCTTACCGAATTTACTCTTCAGTAGATCTCGAACCTTTTGATTCATTTTGTTCTAGCAGCTCCAAACTCTCCAAAAATTTGGCATCTGTAAAATAATACACATCATTTATATCTGGCTCAGGATTACTTTTGTAATCAGGATGTATCCGCCACGCGTTACTGACTATTTGAGCCAGCCTTAGATGAGGGCGAGAATACCAGTACACGTTTAGTTTATCTAAAAGTGTGGCAATATATTCTGCACGATTAAATTTTTCGTCCATGGGATTATTCGATGTACAGATCATTCTCTATAAGAATCATATTTTTTAAGTTTACTAAGCGGTTCTCTATCTCTTGCACTATAAGCATCTCATATGCGCAGGCTTCTTGAAAAGCAAAGTATTCTTCGTCTACGTTTGCAGGCACAATTTTCAGCATCCAACTATCGTCTTCGTTTTGATCCAAGCGTATAGGATTCCGTTTACCTACAGCGTGTAAATAGCTAGGTTCTTCAGATAGTGTCGGGTCTATGTAGCGTAAGGATTCCCATTTCAATTTTTTATCTTTCTGTACTGTGACACATGCGGTGACTTCTACTATGACATAGCTGTAATAAGGATGCGCAAAACTAAACTGTACAACGGTACGTTCACCTGGCTTAATTTTTAGCATATTTAGTCCAATCTATTTGAGAAGGAGAGTCGACTATCTTTACCGTCCATCCTTGCTCCTCGTAGTATTTCATTCGCTTCTTGGCCATAGACTCAAGAGCAGTGTCATGGTTGTCCATAAAATCTACAAGCACAAAATGTGTCTTGGGAGGCAGATTGTACTTGGTCATATACTCTGGAGTCAAAATTCTGCTACCTCTGTAAGCTTCTTGCAGAACCTCAACCTTGCTGCTGCCTCCACTTGCCTGGACTACTACCCTACAGTTTGGAATATCTACACCTGCTCTAAAGGCGTCGGAAGCTATCAATATCTGGAACTCGTTATTGCCGAACTCTGCAATTGTAGCATTCTGCTGCTTAGGACTCAGTGCAAATGCTCCTACATTTTTCTTACTACTCTCCCTGTGTAGGTATTTAGTATCTTTTGGCATGTACTTGTACATAGGTATCAAATGGTCTTTGACATGGTCTATGAATACAATTGTTTGCCAGTCTGCTGGAATCTTTTCGCAAACCTTACCTATCAACTCGTTGCGTTTTTCGCAACGCTTTACACCGTACTTTAGCTTGCTATCGAAGCTGCTATAGTTCTCTATGAATAGGTCGTCAGGCATTCTAACCATGTAGACCATACCTGGAACAACCGCACCTGCAGCCTCGGCATCCTCATACGGGAAATATATCAAGTCTTCACCAAAGAGTCCTTTTAATAACTTATCTGTGTTATTGAAAATGCCTTCTGTGGTGGCGCTGTAGCCGAACATCCTTATCGGACGCATCTGCTTTAATGCATTTTGAAATGTATCCTGTCCTGCTGACTGCATCTCATCGACAAGTAGCAGCTGACATTTCTCTAATGAGCAGTTCTGTAGCGACCTGAATGTGGTTATGGTGATGTCTTCACTAATATCATTATTCCCATCACCCACCAATCCTATATGTTTGTGAGGAAACAGCTCTTGGAACTTTTTGTGTGTCTGTAGGACAACCTGCTTTAACGGTATGGCCAGGATCGTGTTTAGTTTATGCCAGGCTGCGTATGTGATAGCCTGAATAAACGTCTTACCGAACCCTCCTGTGGCGTTGATGACGCCGCTGTCCTCCTGCCCTTTGAACAGTAGGTCTATGACAGGTTGATGTTGATACTCTCGAAGCTTAATCTTTTTAATCTCTTCCCAATTAGGTTCAGGCATAGGAGTGCGGAGGTCATGCACCTCCGCAACATCCAAATGCTTATTCATTAACGCCATTACAGCGTGATAGAACCCAGGTAAGGTGTAAATTGAGCCGTCTGCATCTGCAGCATACAGCAGTCTTTCTGAAAAGACACACTCTCGTCTATAGTTGACCATCTTCATCTCTCGATGATGATATCTTAGAAATTTAGACAAGTAGGCAGGACATGGGTTTATCTTGAGTCCTCCATCAAACCTGGTGAGCTGTATCTTCATTTTTTCTTTCTTTGTGCAGGCTTACGGGGTTGTGCAGGCTTACGTGGCTGGGAGGTTTTCCTACTTTTCGCTACCTGTTGATCTACTGCAGCCACCAAAGCTTCCTTGGCGAAGTCTTTTACGTAAGAGGCTACACCGGACATCAGTTTGCCCATCAATGTAGCTGATTTAAGATTGTCCATATTAATGACTGTCTTTTTTAGTTTTTTGGTTTTGTCTTCAGTATCTTTGTTTGAGAGGTGGTTTTATTTTTCTTTTTAACTCTCAAAGCTTCCGCCTGCAGCTCATGCATTTCTTTTTCAAGGGTCAATGCAAGCTTCAGGTCCTCTTCAGGGACTTCGTCTTTTCGTGCGATGATGTCTGCTGCGTAGCTATCGTACCAGCGAAGAAGCATGTAGATTCTCTTCAGCTTCTGCGTGCCAGTCATAAGCTGATTGTATTATCCACATACTCACTCAGTTCGCTGTGATGATCGATTACAATAACCTGCTTGAATTTGCTACTCTTACCTAACGTCTTGATAATCTCGAAGTATTTCTTCGCATTATCACTATTAAGTCCGTAGCTACCTTCATCAATAATCATAAACGGGAACGCTCCTACAAACATGTTGTGTAGGGCTAGACGTAAGCTAAAGCCGACCATAACCTGTTGACCGCCTGATATAGCAGGTAACTGTAACCCTTCTTCGTTGAATACATCAATCCCAAAGGTTTCATTTACTTTCGCAGTGTACGGGAAATCGAAGCTTGCTAATACTTCATTCATGTACTCTGTTACTGTGCTGCTATAGGTCTGTATCAGCGCCCTAGGGAACCTGCCTGTGTGAAACAGATCATAGACACCCTTCAGTACGCCAACATATTCTTTACGTTTGTTGTTTTTATCTACATACGCATTGTTGTCTTGCAGGTCCTGGTTGAGAGACTTTAGCTCTCTCTTGTTGGTAGCTACCTCAACCTCTAGCTTCTTTGCAGCTTCCCTGGATTTCTGCATATCATCTATCTTGGCTGAGACAGCTATCTCTTCCGATGTAAACTCTACAGGATCCCTGTCGTAGGTTACTAGACCTGCGATTTGTAATCTCTTGCTCTGTGTAGCGCTTTCAGCCTCGCGATAGTCTGCAGTAAGAATACTGAGTCTGGTTTCCCATTCCGAGTATTTGGCTACAACACTTTCACACAAGGTATATTCTTCCTGATCGAATGATACGTTGTTATAGGCCGCCAAGGCGCTGTCGATGGTCTGTAGCTCTCTTTCATAGCTTTCCCACACATCTAGCTGCTCCTGACTCTTACGCAGCTCTTCAGTGACTTCCAGCAGCCTGGCTTTCTGTTCCTTGCCTGCCTCAATCAAGGGTTCGCGTTCTTTCTCGATGTGCTCAATCAGCTTTTTAACATTGTCTACCTGTGTACCGCAGGTTGGACACGTCCCTGAGGCGAGTCCTGACTTTCCGTACTCTTCCATCTTACGATTCAGCGCAATTACCGCATTCCTCTTGGCTGTCAATTCAGTGGCCCACTCAGTCTCTTGCTTCCTCAGTGCGGCTACATGGACTTTGTCTATCTGTACACTAGGCACACTCAGGTTTTTCTTCCTGCTCTCCCACAACTGCTTCGTGTCGTACAGCGTCTTGGCAGCTTTCTGCTCCGCCAAGCCTGCACGATAATCCTGAACGTTGATCAGCTGCATCTTGCTACGCAAAGTACTAGCTGTCACATCAAGTGAAGCGCTCCTGGATAAACAATCCTCTAGCTCCGCGGCTAGCAGCTTGTGGCTGTCCCTAGAGGCCTTCACTTTTGAGAGGAAAGACTTTCTCGCTACTAGTGTGTCATAGTCGCCTTCGTTAACCGAGATCTGCTCTAGCTCTTCTGAGCCCAACTCTATAAGCTTCTCAAGACACTGGATATCACTGGTAAGCTTCACCATATCTTTAACAGGGTACTCAGGAGGAGCATCCTTGATATAGTTATTCCAGATAACATCACGAATCTTTGTGGTATTGGGCACCATAAAGATCTTTTGAAACAGTTTCTCTCGGGTAGCGTTATCTCCATTGAAGAGAAGGGCTATCTCTCCTTGATTGGAGACAATGACGTTCTGTACAATGTTTTTATCTATCTGAAACAAGCTGTCCCAAATCTCGTTAACCTCACTGCTCTTCTTGTACGTTTTTCCCTCGTACATGAAGTTTACTTTAGCTGTATCTATATGTCTTTCTAGTACAGCCTCTTTCCCATTCACTACTAGATGACCTATCACATACCCACTTGTCTGTCCTACAGTGAGCATATCGGATTTTGTTTTTCCGTAACCTTCCCCTGTAAGGAGAAAGATAACAGCTTCAACAATACTGCTTTTTCCGCTGCCGTTGCCCCCGATGATGCCTGTGACGCCTGCGTTGAACTCGAATTGTGAACTTCTGTGAGAGCGGAAGTTTTTGAGAATCAGTCTAGTTATTTCCATACTACAACATGTGTCTAAGAATTGCGTACTCTAACTTATTCAACATCCTTGCCACGTAAGCGCATAGCTTGGATGCTTTGGACCAAAACAGCCTCCAGCCGTAAGGTTTGACTTGTTGTTTAAACCTGTACCATAATTTACTTTCTTCCTCTTTTCGTTTAATATCCCATTTTTCGTTATGCAGTCTCTGGGACATAATCTTCTCGTTCCGTACCAAGGAGATTTTATCTAGTTTTCCGTAAATGAAGTAAGCTGTAAACTCCAACCAACAGTCTTCAGCATCTGTGGATGCAAAGCTACTGTAAAAGGTTACTTCACCATGATGCTCGATCTTTTTACTATAGCTATTTTTTACTATTACGTCTTTCCAGACTGACCAAGGCTTTGGCTTTATTTCAGCCCGCTCTGCGTCTGTATAAGGCACATATTCACGCTCTACAATTTCCTCAAACAGGAAACCTTCTTCTGAGATCGTGTAAGAGCTTAGTAAGTTATCCAAATCTTTAGTCTGGAATGCTTCGATGCTCCAGTCTGGAGACAAGGCCTGCAGCTCTTCAGGTAGCGGTAAGGAATACTTGCACTGAATATTGTCAAACATACCCATATTAAATAAGTTCTTTGATTGTTTTGTTAATTAGATCGCTAGGTTTCTTAGCTGCAGAATACTTGTCGTAGGGCAGACATTGTGCGTCCCAACCTTCTGGTAGTTCTCCCTCGTTGCAGATAGGCTCAACCACAAAATTACTGGGATCTTCACGAAAGATATAGTCAGCGTTCACAAATACGATATCTTTCACAGAATTCTCTGCATCCTCTTGAGACTCTGCAGAGATTACAAGCGTGTACTCTACTGTGAGTTTGTATAATTTAGTCATTGGGTTGTTATTTTGATAGAGCTGACTTAATCATGTTTTCTAACGACTCTATTTTGTCGTACAACTTCTTTATCTGTGCTGTTTCTATGTTAGTGAGCGGTGTTGCTTGCTTCTGTTTTTTAAGGATTCCCTCAATACAGTCATCCGCCCACGGCCCCTTCGATATACATACCTCCTTGTCGGCGTCTACAGGACAGTTTCGTGGCCACCAACCCAAAGGTATGTTATCAAGACAATCAATTTCTTCGACAGATGTATGACTTGAGTCTATGTTGAATAAGTTATGTGTATCGTATGCAAGTAGGCACTCCAAGGCCTGTTGTTCGTCTTTTGCGTAAACTACGCTACAAGCTGTTACGCTATATAATTTTTTCATAATTCTTCATGTAGTTTAATTTCCCTAACTTTCAATATCTGGTACTCGGCGGACCTACTCAATTCTGCGTCTGCTTTTTGTAGTTTAGTTATCTTATTCCTTAAGACCTTCAGCACACCTTCCTCATCCTTGTTAGAGGATACGAATGTTGCCCTGTTTTTGGGTAGTCTGCGCCAGATATCCCAGTCTGGTGTACGTATTCTTATGCGATAGCTTATGAGCTCGTATATCAATTTCATACATTTTGGAAGGATTTTTCTTTCATCTTGAATTCGAAATCCAGGTCAATTGTTGTGTTGTATGTGTGAGGCAGCTTTGAGGCATAATCTGCGTGTTTTCTAGGATTCTTGTTATCTGGAATGCTCTCACTATAATGAAAAAGAGGCGTGTAGCCTTGCCATGACTGCACAGCCATAGCGAAAGACTCTTCTTCAGGTGTTCCAAGGTTATGACATTTATGATGCAGATAATCGAAGGTTATCGGCGTATCTCCATCGTGATAGAAATAATCGTATAGTGCTTTAACTGTCCAGCCAGCTGACTTGTCGTCGTTCTCCAAAACAAGGCGTTTCTTGACGTTGTCTGACAACCTATGGAAATTCTTGTAGAACAGATCTCGAACAATGAAGTGATTTCCTCCTCCAAGACTTCTGTTTACATGAATGTTTATAGGTGAACCGTAATCCAGAGGACAGCCTATCCGTGTCATGAACCAGCCTTGAAAGTCTAGCTCACTAATTGTTCGCGCTATTGCATCATCGTTATCACTGGCCAGTACATTGAATTGATCAGGATGGCTGCTTAGTCTGACGTTGTATCTCTCTCGAGCACGCTTTACTTTATCGAAGCCTTCCACAATCTCATCAATTTGAGGAAAGTCTTCGAATATGATACGCGCTTTGTTGTAGGTCATCAGCGGAAATATATTGCTGCTTAACCTGTAGTTGTGTCTATGGACGCCGCAGTATTCGATAGCTTTCTCTGTAACTAGGAGATTGTTTAAAACGACTTCTCCTAGTTTGACCAACGCTTCAGCCCTGTCCAAAGAGCTGAAGCGCTTAAAGGTCATTGTTCTGAACTTGAGTGGCGGGTCATTTTCCTCCAACCCAAGTACAATACAGCATACACCTTTGTTTCGGATCATTTTCAGCGACCGTTACAATTGTAAGGTATACCTAACATATTTGCATGTATGTTTACGTCGTCTTCATCTATGTCCAGTGGTTGTTCGATCACATACCTACTGATTAGCCGTACAGCATAATTAAGCCATTCAGGATCTCTGCCGTGATATATCTGATCCATGAGCTGTACAGCTTCCATACTATCGCGACACACTATACGGTCTTGCCACTTACGAGCTTTTGGCTTTTTCCGTTGTATGATTAAAGACGCTTTTGTGGATTTTTCCGTCTGCATGTTATTCTTCGTGACTAGGTTCTTCGCCCTCTTCAAGCTGTCTACAGGTGTAATTCTTTTTAAGCTTCTTCACATAGTCTGTCCAGGGTTTTGGTCCTAGTGCATCGAGCCATGCGTCTGCTTCTGTCACACCAGATCCAATGGTGCATCGTTTGAACCTATTTACTCCCGATTGTCCTTCGATTACGTACATAGTTTTTTATTTTTTATCGCGGCCAGCCAACAATTCTATAAAAGTCGGCGTGCATGTCTCGTTCGTCTTGTTCTGCCTCCAGGTTGAAAGCCTCAAGCTCTCGAGAGTATTCAAACCTTAATAGGTCGTATACCTCGAAGAATCTCTTGGTGACCTCGTCATAAGCTGTGGAGTTTTGTGGATCCTCGTTCGGTAGCCAGCCAGCTGGCAGCACTAGTGTGTTGTCGTCTATCTCTTGAGGTATAGGAAGGCTGAAGTCCTCAAGTACGTGCAACAACATTTCTTTATGTGACGCAAGCTCGTCAGGATCGTCCACCTGCTTGTCCCATTGATGCGCTTTGACTCGATTTTCGACCTCGTCCAGAATTTTAAGGCATTCCTCTTTTGTTTTCATGTGTTTTGTCACTCAACCACAGTTTCAGTTACCCTGGTTTCTCTTATAACTACACGCCAGTCTCTCTCCTGCATATATGGAGAATCATCGAAGACCCCTCCAGGGAGCCGTCTAGATACATCATGCAAGGCGTAAGCTAGATGTGAGCGCTTGTTATTCTCTGGATCTGTATCGCAGTATAACCGCTGATGGTCTACCCATTTTGATTTTAGTTTTAGCTTTTTCTGTATGACTATAATTGTCCTGACAGGTTTTGTCATTTTGTCTTCCTCAGTTCGTTCACCAAGTCTTCCTGTGTCTTCTTTGAGATGATGGGTTCAAAGTCTGCGTTTTCTTCATATTTGAACCCTGCAATCGCGCAGGCTTTTTCTACGTTAACCTGACATAGACAACTTTCGGGTATTAGCTGGTTGTAGTTGTTATCTACAGGTAAGGCGTTTGTCGGTACTTGGAGCATGTAGGCGAGCTCGTGAGGCGTACCTGCAAACTCGTTAGTGTCTTTGTTGAATACACGAGTACACATAATCAATCTTGGTCTTCTGCATCATCCTGGCAGCATTCGCAGCGAAACACGGAAGCTGTTGGGTTTTCCTTGTCGCGTTTAACAATATAAAGATATTCACCATCCAGTACTGCCTGTCCGTTTGTTACATCTTTACAATCCACGCACACAAACTCCATCTCAGGAGTCACTCCTTGCTTACCTAGAATAGGCATAATTATTACCGTTGTTCTGGATCTGGTTTTTCGCAGGCTGAGCAACGCTTGACACCGTCTTCTCGCAGGGCATACATACCTGCACTACAATCAACACAGTGTCTGCCGAACGATGCTGTAGTTTGCGGAGCTGTGTCAGGAATTTCGAAGGTTACTTCGAAATGCGCGACGTATTCTTTGGGTTTTTTAGCTGCTCCTAGTTTTGCCGCTAGGGGCAGTCCACACAGGATGAGTCCAATTGAGATTGCTGTCGACTTCATGGTTTGTTGTCTTCTAGTTCTTTTTCAGTTTGTTTTGGTTCGTACTCGAAAAAAGACAATGAAAACACCGCGTTTCCAGTCTCTTCGAGAAGCACACTACACCAGCTTGAATTAACCGTTACCCTGGATAGGGTATATTCTTCACCAAGCTTCAAGAGGTTTTCTGCATTTTCAGCAAGGTCTTTAAACCAAGTGACTGATACTCCCTTGTATTTTACTTTGTCTCCAACTTTGGGCCATATTTTCATAGTGTCGTCTGGCAGGTAATATCTGCATTGAAATGAGAACGTGCTCTTTTCATGTGTTTTAATTTCTCCCTTCTCTTCCCACTCATAGCCAATCCATCCTGGTTCGCTAATATCTTTGTACACTGTTCTGACCTTGTGACCAGCTCCGTCGCAAGAATACCATATTGCACCTAACGGTATTTGCTCTAATTTTAAGAATGTTCGCTCAGGCATATACACTTAATTTTAACTCATCTAGCACGGCTTTAGGTTCACTTGCGGTAAGTAGCTTGTAGGCCACATCAAACACCTTGTCGCCGTACTCTGCGCTGCAAGTCAGTTCACGAAGAACATTACCTATACGATCGGCGGTCTTTAGCTCGGAACGGATGTTGACCATCTCCTCTGTACCGTCTTTATCTTTCTTTACTTTGGTAGTTTTTACAAATCCAATATCGTGCAGGAAGTTTAATCTGTTTCCTACGTCTACACAGTCGTGCAGCTTTACAAGAAACACTGGCCTCTTATTACCCAGCTGGTACGTATTGTATTTAACTGTGTTCAATGTCTCCTCTAGATTGTCGGGCGTAACATTGATGGTTATGTACTGCCTAGGTAGACTGTATGGCAGTGTGCTCAATTTCTCACCGTCAAAGAAATACAAGCCCTCCTTCTCAGTCTCGTTGGCTGCAGTAACTCCCAAGCTTCCGCAGTATCCCATGAATAATTCTTTTTCGCAGACTGGATTATGGAATCTTGCCTGTCTACGAATGTGAATATCTCCGAGAAAAATTCCACGCATGCTGGCGCATTGATTAGTGAAATCTAGATCTTTGAAACTCACCTTTTTCTTGTCTTCGCAGAACGGCCACAGCTCTGGGATCTGTTGGTGCATAAAAACACACAAAACAGAGTTTGTTTCTTTTTTGTTCAATTCGTGATTAATTAATTCAATCACATCAGCAGGATTATCGCTATAATCAACTCCCACAAACTCGGGAACGCTATTGACAGATTTAAACCCACAGACCGTCTCCCAAGTGGCTCCGTTTACGGGCTTACTGTGATCTCCGGCTATAGCTACGGGAGTAACTTTGCCCTCCAATCTTTTCAGCTGAGCTGTTACGAACTTAATGGTATCGCTGCTAGGCTTATTGTTGTCGAATAAATCACCGACACTAACAAGGTAATCAACTTTGTGTTCAATTGCCTTGTTTATAACCATAGAGAACAGGTCTCGATTGTCCTGCTCTAGCTCTGGAATGTTGTACAACTTACTTTCAAGGTGCTGGTCACTGAATGCTATGAACTTCATATTTATTTATTGGTTGTATGTTTATCAAACGAGAGCATATCTGCCATTAACCGCTCACTTATTGAAAGCAGGGCTTCATCGCTTTTTTTGTTTTTCTCCCACAAGCTCAAGAAGCGGTACATTAATGCTTTTAACGTACTGGTGTAAATATCTTCATTTTCGAGATGTGTGGTTGTGTAATGCTGCTTAAACGCCTCATGTGTGTAAAGTTCTCCAAAAACAGTGACAGGTTCGGTTTCTTTATTTTCTGCCAACAACCATTTAGGACACACTAACGTCTTGGCGCTTATCTGAAACGCAGACCCTCTTGTCAGGTCGCGAGAACCTGCACTTACTTTCTTTACCCAACTTGGAGATTTACCTACAAGCAAACTAAATTCTTTCTCGTGGCCGTGCTTTCCTAGATAGCTTCTAAGTACAGCTATATTTGTTCTAAGTTTAGATTTCATGCTACTGGTACGTTATATAAGTTATTTGCATGCTGCAATAATTTCAGGACGAACATGGTACTGCCACCACTCACTACCATCATATTCTCCTCTCGAGAACCAGGTACCGTCCACAAGCCATATCGTACCGAACACCTCTTGCGTACCATAACTTGCGTCATAGAAGAAGTTGAGTTTGTCTAGAAACTTTGTGAAATCTTCCTCTGTATAGTTTAGCTTGAGTGCCGCCACGATATCATCGAACGGGGCTGTAAGGGGATTGTTAGCTTCAATATATGCACACTTTACCTGTGCACGATGTTTGACGGCATCCAAGAATTCTTCTTTTGCGTATGTTCTCATAATTCGTGAGGTATTATTATCCCTTTTTCGCTTTCTTTGACTTTCCAGTCACTGACTGCAGTCATTATGTTTTTACCTAGTCTAGCGCTAGCCAGTTTAAGTACTCTTAAATTTGGCCAAGCTACAGGTCTAACCTTCAATATATACTGCAGAGCCTCTTCCACAGATTTACCTTGCATAACCCAGGCAATGATTCCTACTGCCGTACTACGACTTATACCAGCATAGCAATTAATTCCAAGATGATGATGTGTATCACTGCTGACCAAAGGCTCCAGAAAGCTAATGATGTTGTTGACGTGCCTTTCTTGTGGGCCTTCAATGTGTAGTCTGTCTTGAATGTACGTTTCAGTATCTTCATCACTCCAGTCTCTAAACAGCTGTGAAAAATGTTTTACCCTAGCATTAACAAAGCGTGTTTTTAATTTCTTAATAGTTGCTTCGTCCTCTGGATCACTTAACGAAATCCAGGCAGTCTGCAGCAAATCTATCTTGAATGGTACGTGCTTGGCTTCACTCAGGTTTGTGATAATGATTGAATCTATCATATTGATAATTTCCTATGCTCTTTTGGTTGTGGTTGTGTGGCCTTGACCTGCTTTGGAGATTGAGGTTGATTATATTTAAGTATAATTCTCAACAGCTCTTGTCCTACAGAATCTAGACTATCTCCATTTTCAAGCATTGTGAAAGATTTATCCTTCAGCTTCTTTTTCGTGACATTATAAAAAAACTCTACAGCAGTCTCCAGATCTTCTGTAACGGAGTCTACTTTTGTTGTGAATTTCCTGCTGTTTTTTCCTCCAAAATATCTAATTATTTTGTAGGTACCGTAGCAGTCCACCAACTCAAGCAACCAAAAACGTTTGTTTGTTCCTTTGCTTTGAAAAATTTCTAGACCTAGTCTTTCCATATTATTATAAAAATAGGCCGCAAGAGGGATAGTCCTCTTGCGGCCGTGGTGTGCTGTTATTAGCGAGCGAAGCTGTTCTCTATTTTTCTATTAAAATAGTTTCTTTCCGCATCTATAACAGCGCTTCTAATTGGATTTTTTGCAATTACGCAACCATCCATATCTACAGCTACCCAACACTCGTGAGTGTGATCGTATTCTATATTAGATACACGTTCCACATACTTCGAGCCGAGGGAATTGAGTTTGTCTAGGGTATCATCTGCTAATCCCTGCAGGTTACCCTCCAAATCAATATATATTTTGGTAGACATACTAGTGTCTAATATGCTCAGCATTATCTACAGTCAAATCCTTATCGTACTCATGGGTCATCTTTCTAGACGACTCATCGACCATACCAAGAGCTCTCTCAAGCATCTTTGTAGCGTCCAAGCAGCCTGAGCCGTAACCCTCCAATTTATCAATGGTTACGTGGCCTTCGTTATTCACTTTAAACACTATTTGTTTAGACATAGGACATTGTGTTTCTTAGAAACCTGCCGGTGTGGTCATACTGGAACTTAATGTGTACAACATGCCTCTTTTCAGAGGGGCAGCGTACAACATAAATAACGGTAGCTACAGCGTACCCTGGGGAGTCTTCGTCAATATCCAGTTGATGATACGGAACTGTAACATCAAAATCCACAGGCCTTTCTTCCTGAGGGGCAACGGCTTCTTTCGTCAGGGTCTCCTTTAGTGACCTTGCGAGTTTAGACTTGATTGACATGAATTCCTTGTGAGTATTTGACATATTTCTTTTATTTTTCTGCTGTTACTACCAATTCTCCTGTAGCCAACTCGGTTACAGTGTAATCAAGATCTTCTTCACTCATGAACTTCTTAAGCTCATCTAGAGCATAACCCTGCTTAATCTTTTTCATGTTTTGTCCTAGTGATCTTTCTATGCTACCTCCGAAAAAGTCGCACACAAAGTAAGCATTATTTTCACCATCAATATCGATACCTACATCATACCCTCCTTTCGCAGGATTGACCGCTACGTACCGGTGGAGTTCATCTTTGCGGGGATCGCTTGGATAGGTATTACACTTTGCATCGTATGTTATAACCCATCCTGCTTTTTCAAACTGCTTCAGCAAATTGCTGATGTTCTTGAACTGCGTCTTGATGTTTACACTGTGACTCATAGTATTTGTACTTGATTGTAACTTCCTGCCAGCTGCAGCGATAACTCGGTTATCTCTTTCACGTCAAACGTATCTTCTACAAGTTTTTTAAAACTTATAAATGTCATTGTTACCGCCTCTGAGACCTCTTTTAGAGAGGGGTAGGCTGGATCTTCGTTGGCTTGGGTCACAAGCACAACAATTTTATCTTCTTCGATCTTCTGGATATCTCCGTTCGCCACCTCACAGTAAGGTAGTGTGATGGTGTGTCCGTCTCCACGGAACTTCACTGTTAACATGTCGTACCTGGGAGGGTCCATCATGTCCGCGTCGTCGTGATTGTCGTGCATACTAGATACTGAGCTTTCTGAAGTACTCTCCTGAGACATTGGCTACGTCCGTGAGTGCCTTAGCCTCACTAACAACCCCGTTAAGATGACGTTGCAGTATGGCAATGGCGTCTTTATCTTTTGAAAAATCCTTGTCTCCACTAATAAGATTTTCCACTTTACTCAATTCAGCCTCGACAGCCTTATCGTCCACGAAGTTCATTTCCCTGAATTCCTGGATGTGTTTGAGTAATGTGCGAATATTGGCTTCACTCACTACTTCCTTCTTGTTGATCTTGTTCAGTGCAACTGTACAATGCTCCACGATTTTAGTACGCAGTGTTGACGTGACTTCTCCCACGAAGTCGTTGATCTTGGCCATGTGGGTGTTTATCTGCTTTTTGTACTCCTCCTGATATCTACGGGAGGCTACCTGCTTCTCTTCGTTGTGTGTGACTTCCCTCTGGATCTCATCCTGCAGATTAAGCTCTGCAAAGGCTGCAGGAAGAGCGATCTCGAAGGACACAATATCCAAATAGAACTTCTTCTTCACAGCAGCTAGTGAGGGATAGTACGACTCAAGATTCTGAATGTCTACAGTATCTTTGTGCTGTTGATAGAATTCAAGGGCTTCCTTCTTGTAATCTTCGTACTTCTCGAGAAATTCATCAACCATCGCCAAATACTCGGTTCTGTACTCATTCAACCGACGGTAGACTTCCATGTACTTTGTCTTCGGTACAAAGTGTGCCTGGCTTACAAGCGGGAATTCGAAGGAATTTGTGTACAGATACTTTCTAATCTTCTGCTCAACATTCTTGAACTTATTATACACAGCAGTCTTGATAAGCATCTTCTTACCCAGCTTAATGGTGTCTGGTAGCTTGTTGTCGAGCTTGATGTCCCCTTCTTCGAGGTTGTAGCTCATTCCCCACATACCGATGTGGATGTTAACAAGTTTTCCGTCTTGGAAAACTTTGTCATAATATTTCTGCAGTGTTTCTGTGATTTTGTACTCATTGGCTGCAGGAACAGGAATATTCATGGCAGGAGTATTGATTGTAGCGGTATTCATGGTGGTGGTAGTGGTATTCATGGTGGTGGTAGTGGTATTCATGGTAGTACTCATAATGATGTTTATTCTTCGTTTCCGATTGCGATACTTAGCTTCCGCATATTCTTTTGTACATCTGCGATAGGGTCACCCTTTGGGGTAACCATAACAAGCTTTCCTTGTGCGTGTCTACGCATGGATTTTAGATCTTCTTCATGACTGGTAGCAAATGGGATGAACTCTGCGAGAACATCCATTACATGGTTATCACTGACCTCTTCCCCTTGGTCGAAGGCCTTGTACAACGCATCTTTAAATACTTCTTCGATTTCGGCACCTGTGAAGTTTTCTGCTCCACTTACAAGGGTCTTGATGCTGAAGTTTTTGGGGTCTCTACCGTATTTTGCAATCACTACATTGAAGATCTCTTTTCGCTCTTCAGTGGTAGGGAGGTCTACCCAGAACAGCTGATCAAAGCGACCCTTACGAATGAGCGCTGGAGGCAACAACGTGTGGTTGTTTGTAGTTGCCACAATAAATGCCGGATTCTTACGGTCATTTAACCAGCTTAGAAATGTGCCGAAGATACGGCTACTGACTCCGCTATCTCCAGCTCCACTCACAGCGCTATTGCTGAGAGCTTTCTCGATCTCGTCAATCAATATGACGCATTTGCCGATGCTTTCCACAGTCTTGATCATCTCACGCATATTCTTCTCACTGTTACCTACAAGTGAATCGAATATGCTGCCGATATCCAAAGCAAACAAAGGACAATCGAATTCCTTTGCTATAGCTTTACAGATAAGACTTTTGCCTGTGCCAGGTACACTCGCCAAGAGCATACCTTTAGGCATCGGAAGATTGTAATCTCTGGCGCTCTTGGAGTAGGCCTTTTTACGGGTGGTCAACCAATTCTTTAGCCCTTGCATGCCGCCAACATTAGCAAAACTAATATTTGGTTCCATGTATGTGAGCAAGCCGTTCTTTTTCAGCTGGGCAATCTTCTCTTGGAATACTGCTTCCACGAAGACCTCATTAAAGCTACGTACAGCCTCCCAGGCTAGGCTGAAGGCGTTCTCGACTTCAAGATAGGTCATACCCTTAGCGGCTTCAACTGCACCCTCGGCAACGCTCTCCGAAATATCTATTGGTGCGCGTCCTGCATCTTCACGTTCTTTGTTGATGGAGCTTCTGACAAACATCAATCTCTCCTTGATGTCTTCTCCGCTTGGGAGGTCGTAGTCTAATAGCTGGATTTCTTTGTGTAGTTCGGCAGGGACAGCGAACTTGTGACCTACAAAGACAATCATATTCCTACGACTTTTGAGGACATTCCAAGCATTCCTGAGGAGCCGGATGTTAATTACCTTGTCGAAGTGTAGATGGAAATCTTTAAGAATGAAGATGGTGTTCGGGAACTTATAGTTCTGAATATACTTTAGGAGGTCTGCAGTAGTCTTTGTTTCCTCAGGATGATTAATCTCATTTGCCCCTGCTTTGAATACGAGACCGTTTTGCGCATCCCATTCATGAATACTGATCGAGGGGTCTTTTTCACGAATGGTGAAGAGATCCTTTACGAATCTTCCTTCTTCGTGGGTCATGACAAACAGCCCTGGGTAGCTGGCCTTTTGATAGTTTTGTAATTTAGATATGAAGTCCATGTTTAATAGTTGGTATGAAGTTATTTTTTTTGTACTGCTTATTGATTTCTTCGTCTTGTACGATGAAGAAACCTAGGATATCTGAGATGATATTGTGCTGTACCGCTAAACCGTTCTTCATTGATCTGGAACGGTAGTGCTGCATCTCCGATGGATGCATTTTTTTCTCCAACCACTTTGCTGCAACAAGCAAAGGGTGTTCCTCAACCGCTGACGCTGTCAGTGGTTTAACTTTAGCAACCTCAGGTTTATGAGGTTTAACCGACGTATCTTTTTTCTTGTTTCCTGGAGGTCTCCCTCTTTTTTTAGCTACAGCAGGAGAGGGAGAAGGCAAGGCCTCAGGTAAACTAGGTTTATTTTTAGACCCTGGCGGTCTCCCTCTTTTCTTAGCTGGCTGTGCGAGACTATTACTTACACTTACAACGAGCTCTTTCGGCTTATTCTTTGATCCTGGAGGCCTTCCTCTTTTCTTTTGTGTATCTATGCCCGAATTAGCTGTTCTCTGGAGGTTGAGGCAGTCCTTTTTTGTGGATTTTCCGCTCATGCGATTTCGCAACGTCAGTATAGTAACGGTCTTCGAGTTTTAACTTGTCGACTCGTTTATACAGATTTTGTCTATCTCGGAGTTGATATTTACGAATAGTCTTACCCATAATACCTATGATTATATCATAGGTTATTTGGATTTGTAGACTCTATAATGCTTTTTTCTCTTGTGAGCGTAGTTCTTATTGAACATACTGGTTAGTGCGCTTAGAGAAGACTCGAAGAAACTGAACAGTCCTTCTGCTGTGGGTTCTATGTGCGAGTTGTTGCATGCATAGTTATTATTATTTTTTTTGCTGAATTTATGACGGCCCATGATACGATTAAAGACACTGTGGATAAACTGCTCCGCAAAAACAACGCGAAGTCAGCATTTCTTGCCCGACAATTAATGTTTTCGGTACTGCCTCCCTCGCATTTTGTCGAGAATTATCTATATGATAACGAGGGTAGGTTGCAAAAGCTGGATGCGTTCCCTATGTTGAAGCATATATATGACAATATGCCTCAAAAGCTGTTACTGAAATGTAGCCGTAAAACTTTGAAGAGTACGCTACTCAGTAATTTTGTATGTCTTAATTTAATACGTTATAACTACTACAAGATGATGTATGTTGGGCCCCAAGAGATGACTACAAAGTATTTTTCAAGTAATTACATCCCTCCCAGGTTTGATAGCCCGAAGATTAAGAATTTGCTCGTTAAAGGGTGGTTTAAAAATGATGTATTTGAAAAGATATTGGATGATACGCATAGTAGTGTGTTATTTAGATATGTTAGTGATGATGCCACCAGAACTCGTGGTCCTGCGATAGATTGTGTTGTATATGACGAAATACAAGACATCCAGCACGACCAGATTCCGATTATTCAAGAAACAATGGCTATGAGTCCATATAAGCGAGAAATATTTGCAGGGACCCCTTTGGACTCCACAAATACAATTCACAGAATATGGAACACATCTAGCCAGCTTGAATGGATGATGAAGTGTAGCGGTTGTAATCATTGGAATTCTCTGACTGAAGGTAACGACCCATTAAAAATGGTGCTGCCTCACGGTCTTAGTTGTAGCAAATGTTCAAATCGTTTGAATTCACGTACAGGTGAATGGGTTAGCATGAATCCTGGAGAATCATTACTCACAGGTTATCATTTGGCTCAGCCGTTACTGCCGCACTTTAACGAAGATCCCAAAGAATGGAAAGAGATCCATGAAAAGGTGCATAGCGGTAAGAACGAGCTCAACGTGGTGATGAACGAAACGTTCGGTATAACTTACGATATAGGATCTAAGCCTATCACCAAAGAAGAGCTTGTGAAGCTGTGTGTGCTTGGTCCTCAGTTTGATGATGCCGAGGGCAAGAACATGACTATTCTTAATAAGCACAGGCATCTTTACTCGTTATACACCATGGGAATCGATTGGGGTGTTAGTATGGCTCAGTCTAGGACGGTAGCCACGCTCGGAGGAATGCGTCGGGATGGTATCTTTGAAATCATCATGGCTAAGATATATCGTGGATATGACCATGAGGCGCACATTAGAGATATAGCTGACAAGGCTAATACTGTGCATGCTTATTGTGTATCTGACTCTGGTCCTGATCCAATACGAGGCATAAAACTTTGCGAACTCACAAGTCCGCAAAGATCTCAGTTAGCTGCCTATAGAAGAACCAAGATGATTCAGCATTTTGAGCCTGGTGTATATGACTGGAGACAGAACAGATGGGTACTGCATCGTTCCGACGTAATATCTCTAGTAATCAGGCAGCTTAAGGCCGGTAAAATCCTGTTCCCTCAGTGGGGTGATGTATCTGAGTATATGCAAGACCTTATGAACGTGTTTCTTGAGGTTCGTGACGGATTGTATGGGCAGGAGCTGATATATAGCCATCACCCAAAGCAACCGGACGATGCAATGCATAGTCTTGTGTTTTGCGTCTGTGCAGCCTATATGGCTACTGGCGATGCAGGGCTTATAGGACCTAGTTCATCGTACAAGGATGACTTTGTGGCTGACGTTAGTTAAAGCCTACTCTACGCTGCTCTGGGGGCTTGTAGCCCGTCTCGCTCGTGTAGTTGTATATTTCAGCTAGAGTCATCTCCTCGTTAATCTCAGACGCCTCTATACCTAGTTTTTCTGCGATTTTCCTGCAGTTGCTTACACTCAGTTTTTTGAACTCGTGTATCATCCTGAGTCTGCCTTTTCTAAGTAGCGCTTCGTCGATCTTATCTTTTTCTGTATTGAAGGTAGCGATGATAGTTATATTCAAAGCCTGACCAATAAAGCCGTCAGTAAGATTGAGTATGGTAGAGACAATCGTTGCGTTATCGGATACCTCTCTAGATAGTAAGGCCTTTTCGGCATCTTCAAGAACTAGGACGATATCCTTGTTCTCCATCAATAAAGGCATCATATCCGGATGTGTGAGTCTATCTATTAGACTTACTGGAATGTATGCAATCTTACGGGTTATCTCGCCAGTAAGTAGATGCTTGATGTAAGAGGATTTGCCTGTGCCGGGTTTACCGTAAAACAAGTATAAGCCTGAGGTCTTCTCATTAACGCTTTTAACAAGGGTACTATGAAAATCCTTGAACTCTTCGCCATAGTTTAACGCGAGGTCCATGTTCATCTCAGGTATAGGCATGCCTGCGAACGTGAGATCTCCGTAACTGCTGGAGAGCATGTACATTTTACTTTTACGTTCAAGCTTATGCTTATCCATGAGATTGAACACTATTTGAGCTTTGCTGCGATCACGGCAGGCTGCCCTGACACCTACATAAAGGTTCTCCATAAGCTGTTGCTTTTCTCTTAAGCTCTGCGAGGAGAATATTATGCCGTGCAGGTCGTAAGGCATGTCGTCTTGCCCTCCAGCTTTATATGTTACACTTAAAAAGATGCCTGCATAATCTGTTTCGGCCTTGCCTACCCAAACTCCTTCCTCAATTACACGATCACCGACTTTGTTAATGTCGGCACACAGAAGCTCAAAATATTTCTGAATATCTTCCAAGCAGGTGGTTTCAAACTCATCAGAGAAACTCACTGTGGTAGGGAGTACACCGTAAAGCTTATTAAAAATGTACTCTAACCTTTTGGCGCTAGACGCCTGGGGCTGTAGGTAGAAATCGAACCCTATCAAGTTACTCGTGTTTAATTCATGCATTCGTCTAAATATTTTTTAGTTGTTCTAATCTTATCTTGAAAGATCTCGTATAAGGCCTCGTTCTTGTTGTCATCATTTCCATCTTTCTCAAGCATCAAAGCCTTAGGGAAAAGCGCGGGAGGCTTATGGAATCCGTAGTCGTAGAAAATTTTACCTGCGTACACTCTCACCTCTGGAGAAAAATGGAACTCGTCTCCACGGATAAGGTAGGCCTCAGTCATTCCACAGATCAACTCTTCTGCCTCTAGAGGGTTGATCTCGTCTAAATTATCTGGTTGGTGGATGAATAGATAGTTCAGTGTCTCAAACACCGTTATTTTGTGCTCGTACACATCTGTAGTCAATACTGTGATCGCTGCTTGCAACTTGTCCGACTGCAGATCGGATATACTACAGGCGTAGTCTTCCTGGAGTTCAGCCCTCAATACCTCAGGCTCCCAAGGGTAACATTCGCTGCCGTATTTTTTAGTTACTAGCCACAGCAGTACAGTAGCCGGAGCTTTATCGTCTTCCAATATTTCTTTAGGGGTCTTCATGGTTGTATGTTCTAGTACTGTAAACATAAAAAGCCCGGAGGGTTAGTCCGGGCTTTTTAGCTGCTTGAGTGTAGCTTAGACAGGTCGGAGCCCTGTAATCTCTTCTAGGAGCTTCATGTCGCTCCTAGGCATTGTGGGAAGAATTTCCGCGATCTTTTCAGGATACGCGGGATCAATGCCGCTATCACCAAAGGCTTCTTCGTACTTATCTTTACTGATCTTGGAAAGATCATCTAGCTTGTATTTGTCGCCGTGTACTTCTACGTAGCTAAGGTCACTGGCAACTTTTGTTATTTGCTCTGTAAGCAACATATCTACAGGATCTCCGAGAAGCTGAGCTGTCTTGGTGTTGTCGTAAAGACCTTCTGAATTTTCGATGTGGAACATTGTTTCCGCCACCTTCATGACTTCACCGAGGTTTGTCATGTTGGAGAGATCATCTATAATGGCGCTGTAAATTGCCTTATTGGCTTCACTCGCGAGCTTGGTGCTTCTACGCCAAACTTCCTGCCTCATTCCTGTGGGTCCGAGATCCGGGAAATACATACCGGCATACTTACATATGAGATCAGGCAGCTCATCTACACCAAGCTCTTCCGCAGCTTTCACAAAATTTTCAGCAGACTTAATTCTTGTTTGGAAGGGGAACTTGCTGATGTTTTTAACAAAAGCTTCAGCAGAATCGGTAAGGTCGCTCGCAGTCTTTACAGGATACAGCTGCATTACTATAGGAAAACCTCCGATATCCATCTGGTCATCCACCATGTACTGCGAGCCGTAATCACTGGCGAGTTTAACGTTAAGACTACTATTATAGTCCTGTAGGTCTTGAGAGATATCTAGAATCTCTGCAGCTTTCTCAATTTCTTTTTGTATTTGACTGGCGTAGTCTTCACCGTATAGTTTAACTATATCAGCGCGCTTGTTTATGAAATGTGCGTTGGATACGTAAACCCTAGCCGCATTATTAATTGGATAAATCATCCTTTCAGGATCAGCGAAAGCCGCTTTCGGAAGTTTCCGAAGGTCGTGCATATCGTCCACTTCAGCTGTTTTCACATACTCAGGTAGATCTACTCCAGCCACCATGTTGTACAGTTCCTTGCCCGAATAGTCTGTCTGTTGGTCAAATGCGATTTTCATATTTACTCTAATTATACTATGTTATTAAACTCATTCAACTCGAAAATAAACCTACCTAGCGTGGTCTCTAAATTGGGGCTAAGTACGTCGGAGTTCGAGTTTATGCGTGTGCCTTTGTTTGGTTGGTATGCTAAGTCTAAAACTGGCGGCTTTGTAGGCAATATATTTGATTTTTTCCCTATCGCTGATTGGCGACGACTTTACGGAATAATTTGTCGAGACTTCAGTGATTGCTTTGACTTTAGCCTACCATACAGTGAATACGCAGAAAAGAACCTTTTTAAGGATCAGACTAGAATAATGCAGTATCAGTCGATGTGGCTTTTAAGCGTGGAAGAGGCTTACAACTCACGGACGAGGCATAACGGAAAAATAATATATTTTAGAGACTTGTTGAATGAGTTGGGGCTGCCAGAGCTATTGAATAACAGATTTGGCTATCTTACAGACAAGGTCTTGAAGACTTTTCCGAAACTGGAGCTGGAAACAAAACATAAGTATAAAAAAACTTTGGTGATTCCTTCGTTCAGTTCACCTAAGCACATATGCTCTCTAGAGCTTTCAAGGCTTGGGGATCTAAATCAGCGTGAAAATATCTTTATAAATGGTGAATATGGTTGGTATGGTCGCCAGGGTGTGGAGATTGTGAAGGACCTTAACGAATTAAAGGTCAAGACAGGTAATACCTGGAACTATAAGAACGCGTATTGGAACACTTCGCCTGTGGGTGTTTCTGATATGCTGGGTGTCGGACAATTGATCAAGCTGTGGAGCGAGGCAGGCTCCTCAAAATTCAATAGCGACATTATTGAATTAATCACAGGAAAACAAGGCAACGACGATTTGGTGCATCACGTCGGTACACTCAATTATAGTCAAGTTATTGAGCTAGAAAAAAATAGCGGACAAGAACTGATGTCCCACTGGATGAAGTCAAGGGAACAGCAGTTCAACGTTCACGGTAAAACCTACGTGAAAAGGGATAGAGCCTATTTCCTGGTAAAAAAGAATGAAGAGGAACAATTAACGAATTTCACTTTAGACATTAAGGAAATACGTAAAAAAAATGAAGATGAGTTTGTATGGTGCGGCATGGTATACTTTGAAGATCATGCGATCCCATTTGAAATGGAGGACAAGTACTTCATGTCGTGCCATCTCTTCACAAAAGGTATCCGCAAAATGTTTCTTAGCCTGGGTCTAGGTATACCTTTTATTAATGAAAAATATGTCAGGCAGTTGATCACAATGATCCAGCTGACATGCTACGGTGTGCAGATAGTTACAACGCAGAATAGCTAAAGATAAATTTAGTTGGAAAAACTCTCCTGCCGGACCACATGGTCGCGGCAGGAGAGAACCCTTATCCACAACTAAATTATAATATTGTTGAAATATTGCCTCCGCCGTGGTTAGGCCGAATGCTGGAGGCGCGCATTCAATGAAGTGGGAAACAATACCAATAAAACCCACGGACCAATACACTCACGGCTGATATCTTACCACCTTTTCGGTAGTAAAGCTTTGTCAAGCGACAGCAATCAACGAATTCGGATTACTACTCAACAAGATACCGTGACTGTTATACAAGGTTACAGAAGGCAGTGGCTGCACATTCTCTTGTACGGTACCCTCTGTTTCAGTAGGGAGACCAGTCTTTGGTAATTTGTCTGTGCTCTGCTTCATAGAAGATAGCAGAGGAGTAAGATTGAACGTTTCGTTGATTGGTTGAATTGACATAAATGGTGGAGGTGAGGGGATTCGAACCCCTGTCCTTAGTGTTTCAGCATATAGACTTTCTACAGCTTTTCTGATTATTCCTATAAGTGCCCCGGACGTCAACCAGAAAAAACCGACTTGCTGCGCTAATGCTCAACAAATCTTCTCCCCTGCAGGCATATTCTCAAACTTTTTACGAGGTCTGATCATGACTCGATCTAACGCAAAGGATCTTGTGGTGTTTCGCAACCACTAGGTTACCCTCATCCTAGGTCATATTACCTGCGAGCAACGCTCGCTGCGGTTAAGCAGCAAGCAAAGCTTCAGAATCAACGAATCCAAAGGACTCGAGGATTGCCTCAGCTTCTGCAACACTAGGCGCAAACGAATTGTCGTTAGCATTTATTTTTTTGTCCAGAGGATTTCCTGCCTAAGCAGCGAGGCCAACCAGACTTCCTCGGCTGAATCTACATACGTTAACACTAAGTCGAAACCAGTACACCCCCAAAAACTAAAAACTACAAATAGACTTTTCTATTCAAAATATTATACCAATTTTATGCAGTAAACAACAGTTATATTTTTTCTACAGTTACCTTTGCGGTACCGCTTTCAAGCATACCTAGTTGTCTAGCTGCACAAAAATTCAAATCAATTATTCTCTGTTTGTGGAAAGGTCCACGATCCTCTATCAAAACAATGACAGACTTTTTAGTTCTATAAGAAGTCACTCTGACTAGACAACCTATGGGGAGCGTTTTGTGTGCGGCTGCAGGCAGCGATCTATTGAGTTTTTTGCCCGTGGAGGAGATCTTGTTTTCTTTCCCGTACCAGGAGGCTATTCCTGTTTCTTTGGCTTCACAATACGTACAATGTGAAAGCAGCATGTATATCAGTAGGGCGATCAGTTTAAACATAAATATTTATAATTGGTGAGTAATGTTGCATTTGAAAGAATACTTTCCTATGCATAATATTATACCAATAAAAACGCCTATGTAGGATCTATGTAATAGTTGCTTTCTATATTCCTGCGTGAGCCTACAGTGCTTGGTGCATTTGGCCATGTAGCCTCTACTCCTGCTCTAGATGTGCTGCCTCTACCTTCAGGGTTAGGAGAAAAGTTCGTGTAGTCTATATTAAAGTGGCTTTTCAGGAGAACATACTTACGGTCAAAGCGTCCTTTGCCTGAACCGAAGCGTTCTTGTATCATTATGTCAACGTAGTATGTCCCGGCATACAGGTTCTCTGTTGCTGCCGAAGGTATCCATAACTCGAAATAGCCTGGCTCGCTTCTTGTGGGATATATACCTGCCTCCAGTTTACCGGACCATATTGTTCCCTTTGCTCTCGGGCTTGTTTTGACCGAGGCTAGAATATCGTAATCCTCTTTAGCTACCGGTAAACCTGCATGGAAAAGGTAAATATCGTATATAATATCCTCTCCTTGCGAGAAGACGTCCGGGTTTGATATGCCTGCCTCAAACGGAATACCAGGTATTCCGTCTATAGCTAAAGAGGACTGTGGCTCTGCAGCGTCTTGACTGCTTCTGGCTCTGATCTGTGAAGACTCCAGTTCCTCCATACCGTCTACCATGACCTTGCGTACACCTATGCTCTGGTTCTGTACATCAGGCGTAAAAAACTGGGGAATTGCGTCTTCGTTCATAAGCTATTATACACACACCTGCTCTAATGTGTTAGATGATGCGTTTCTTCTATAATAACATAATTGAGATAAACCTAAAACACTTTTAACGCTATTAAAATCTGTTGGACCTAGGGAGGATAGCAGGTTTTCTGTTACTTGTTTGTTTACGTCTGGTGTAGTGATGTTTCTCTTACCTCCGCAATTGCAGCTTTTTTTAGGAGCTGTACTTAATTCCATCTGACTGATTTGGGCGAGCTTGGGTACAGCTGCGGCTAGAGCTGGGTTATTTTTCGCAAGCGTAATAAGCTGATTTACGCTTGTGAGTATTAATTTTTTTTCTTGATTCGACATATTCTATAGTAGAGAAGGTGTTATGTTTAGTGGACCGCATATATCTGACGAACCGAATGTTAATCCAACAAATAGCGTGTTGTCGTTAGCTTTCTCATCGTAAGCATCATCAAAATTGTTTAAATTTGTACCTTTTGTTATACTCATGTTCGCTCCTGCCTTTATGGAGAAGTTGCCTGACGAGTCGGGCGGTACTCCGTTAATGTACGAGACGATATCTTCACAATCAATATACACTGGATCTAGAAATGGTGTCGAGCAATCAAATCTTAATCCCATACCGTAGCTAATTTCAAGATCGATTAATTCATTTGAAATGTTTACTCTAAAATTATAACCGGCTATGAAAGTGACGTCTCCGGTTAGAGAGGTTAGGGAGTTCTCTAATACGACTTCAAGAGGCAGTATAGGTTTATAGCCATAAGATTCTGTTTTTTTCTCTGGTGTAGTTTTTATAGAGTTTACACCTAGCCACTCATCACTAAATTGACTGTATGTTGAGGGCTCTACAGGCAGTAGGCCTGCGAACTGTTGGTTTATTTGAGCTACGTTTAAAAAAGTATCTAATCCCTGACCTAACGTAACCAGGCCTTCATTTGTCCTGAAATATAGGGGATACCCGGCTCCTGGATAAGTCTCCAGCTCGAAAGACGCTATCGTGCTGCTAGTTGTACCTACTTCTATCACAGCTTTGTATGTAGCTGTTTTAGTTATCTTTTTTAAGTATACTGGTGAGCTTATCTTAACAGTTTGTCCACTCTGCAATACCTTGTCTTGTTCTAATGAATGCGAGAAACATACTAGTTGGAAGTCTAGTAAAAAGTTGTCTGGTACACTCCAAGAGTCCTGATTGTTTGCTAGTAGCGTCTTATCGCTATATTCTAGCAAAGGGAACGCCCTTAACTCGTTTTCATTTAGCCAATCTAAAACCTGTTCCATATTTTTAAGTGGTAAGTGAAGGTATCGAGAAAGATGAGCTTAAGGTACCAGAAACCAAATCCATTGAAATACCTGCACCGTACACTGAAGATATTTTAATCACATCGTTTGAAGCCAGATTGATGTTGTTTTTAACTGGTTTAACTAAATTTATTTGTTTGAGCGCATTAGGTCTGCTAGCGCTTTCAGGTACGGCGTGTCCAGTAACAGCATTAAAGGTTACGGTGTTTGGTTTGTCTGGAGACGCTAGTGTTTTTTTGGCTGTATTATAAAATATAGTTGTATCGTCCTGAGCTCTAGAAAGAGTAACGTCGCCATAGCTTCCATCAAGCAAATAGACAGCGTCTTTAGATGGTATACTTCTGGTTGTGGATGACAGAAAGGGTGTGTTGAATTCTAGAAATCTTCCTGCATACATCTCCCACAAAAAAAGTGCCCCTTGTCCAAAAGTCACTTGTCCCAAATATCTTGTTTTTGGTTTATTATAGATTCTTAAGCTTCTATACTCCTCGCCTAAGATATACGCTTCTTTGTAAAAAACTGCCGTAATCGCTCCGTAGTCAAAAAGAAAAGATAGCTCCAGTCTATCGGATTCGACAAGCACGCTGTTTAGTGTGGGTATAAAAGCATCAAACTGTGTAAACTTAGCATCAACTATAAGATCCATGGGCTCTATATCTAGCGTGAAAGGATAGCTAGATAGCGCGTTCTCGTTCTGCCAACCTAGAGTATTATATATAGCCATAACTGTTAGGGTTTAGTCCAATATCTTATATCCTGATAATACTCTTCTTTCGCAAACTGAGGCCAGAAATAATATTCAGGAATTTCAGTGTTGTAGAAGCTGCCTGCGAGTCTTGCGGGTCTAGCTATAGGGTAATTAGGATTGAGCGGGTCAGGATTGCTGGGTTTGTATGGGTCATACGAAGGTATGGCAGGCTTGCTGTAATACAGGTCTTTAAACATTGGTAGGTTTAAAGAAAACCCAGACACATCTACCGGAGGAAGCAGCTTACTCTTCTGTGCACACAAACCCTCCATGGTTACTCCTTCTGTCGACACGGCCAATGTGCCTGCACCTGACACAGGTTCCCAGCGAGTTGAATTGCCTGGGTTTTGATTTTGCTCAGCTATCGTCGGTATTTTACAGATGTAGGGTATTTTTTCGTAGGTGACCGCGTCATTCACAGCGTAGGCTATATCTTTCCATACACCTCTCCAATTCATTTGGTTTCCTTGAGTCTTGTAAAATATGACTGGTCGTATGCCTGCGATATAAATGTTGCCGTCGTTCTCGTGATGTGGGTTTATATCCGCATCTTGCGATATAGAGGACGGTCTAACCCCGTTAATATTTTTAATTAGTGGTGTAGAGCAATTTTGCAGTAGTGAGGACTTGTCAGCTAGATTAAACACACTGAGAGGGTTTAAGGCTCTGAGTTTTGTTGTCTTGGCTTGAGGGTCAGAGGTTTTAGTTAAGCCTGTAAGTATACCATAATTTACTACTCCTCTAAGCTCGCTATTTTTAGCGTCTCGTATGCTGGTTACTTTTGGAGGAGTGTAACAATAAATTACAGACTCCTCAAACTCAGAAGCGTCCGGTTCAAAATTTAATATGTTAGGTAAAGAATTCAGTGCTTCTAATGAGCCTATCGTGAGTGTGCCTGATAAGAATCTTTCAAACGGATTAAAATATAACGTTGTATAGTCTGAAGAAACCGAGCCTTCAAACGTCCCTAAAGTAACATCGTCGAGTATGGATGTTATCGTTATTTTAATCGTACTGTCTATCCTGTGTATTTGTTTAATATAAATTCTATGCTTATTAAGCACAGATGTGATACTTGCGTTAACGAGCAAACCGTCAGGCAGAGTAAATCCATCTAAAGCTTTAAGCGATGCGCTTTGTTTCAGAGGATATTTTCTGAACTGGTTTTTGTTTTCAAAAGATAATGAAATTATTGCCATATGACTCTAGGTTATGGTTGTACTTGTGCCTGCACTACATCACTGTAAGGCCCCATCCCGAGGCTATTAATTGCAGCGACTTTTACATATATATGAGAGTTGTAACCTAGCTCCACACCTGAGGCTATAATTTCCGCATCATGTAGTGACGCAGGTACAGGCACACCTTCAATTTTCGTTGTTCCTAATTTAGGTACTGTTACGTTCGGTTTTGGTGGGGCTGGAACTGGTGGGTCGAATGTACCCCACTGATCCGCTGCAGGCCAACCGGCGTATCCTACGAATCCTGCTTCGCTAGGTATTTGAGGGAATTTAAATACTTTAGGGACAACGGAGAGTGCTATAGCGTCATCAAGGAAATTTTTTATGGTCGTGCCGGCATTATAACTTAGTGTTGGATATCCTGGTATCCTGTCTCCGGAAATAAACATATTTGGAATGTAGCCGTAATCCGCGGCAGGGTCGGACGCAACATAAAGATCCAAGCTCTGCAAAGATGAAAATACAAAGAAACCAGAAAAGTTTACACCGTCGGTCGAGTAGTTTACGCTATATCCAGTGACGGGTAGATTATCCCTACGTTTCAAGTTGGTGTAAGCGTTAGGAAGCAATACACCAAAACGCATACCCTGTTTGATAGTGTAAACAGCTATACTAAACTTCCTTGGAAGTGCCGGAGGTAAAACAACATTGAAAGGTCTTGAGGCCTCTCCTGGTGCTAGAATTGTAGAGGCACGCATTCTCACGATAAGAGGGTAAGCGTGGTCTCTCAGGCTTAGTGTGGTAGCAGTTGAGAGTATACCTCCCACAAAAGGACCATCATTTAAGCTGAGTTCATAACCTGTGACACCTACCGTGCCTGCAGGTACCGGTAAAAAGCTAATAACTGTGGTGGGAATATTGTCGCTATCGAAAGTCGTATTGCTTTCTAATATTGTTGGGGGAGAGGCACCGTAAGGTAATGTTTTAACTATAATATCATCTGTGGCGACACCTCGCGAATAGTTCAACTTCTCTCCGTCGGGTTTAGCTAGATCTTGTAGATATTGTACGTAAGCAGCAACCCTGAGTCTTACAGTGTACGTCGATCCTGCTGCCAGTCCTTTAGCTATAATTAAAGGAGTACCGTCAAAACGTAATTCTGTTTGGTTGTAACTGACTCCTCCATTTAAAGAATATTCTAACCGATAATCGCTATAAACACCAATAGCGTCCTGACTAAAAGTGTACGGTATACTTATATAGTTAACTCCAGATGTGATAGCACTAACATTAACAGTTGGGGCCTGTGCTATAGTAGAATATTCGTAATTCTTTGTTTGTGTTAATGGTGTATTAAGCCCGTCCCCAAAGCCCACAGCTACGCCAGGGAATTTCACTTTATCGTAGGTGGTATATGCATATTTACCGGTTACAGGATTTATGGTATCTCTGTATAGGTTAACAAATCCTAGACCTTCTTCTATTTCTGCGAGGTGTTTGTTTGATGGACCCATCATACCATAGGAATTCACCGCCCTTATAGAAATAACAAAAGTTATGAGGGCCTCCTGTAAGGTAATTCGGGCAGTCAGTTTGTCGCTATCTATGGAGTCTTCGCTAATATCTGTATAGCCTGCCTCGTAGAGTAACCCAACTGATTCTGCGTCATAACCCAGAAGCACCCTATTTTGGCCTGCGGGAGGGTTACTATAGATGGGCTGCATATTTATAGCTGTGATTGCATACTGATATCTAACTGAAGGAGCCCCTTTGATAATAGGTGCATTAAAAAACACTGTAGCTAATTTGCCTGCGCGTAAAATTTTAATAACTTCCACTTCCGATGGAGGTGTCGGAGGTTCTGTATATTTTTTAGATGTGTAGCCGATGTTGCCGTTTGCATTTATTGCCCTAATCCTGATGTCGTAATTTACCGTAACTCCAGAGTCTACAGGATCCACCACTGCAGGAATGTACGCGGTGAGTGGTGAGTCTAAGTCAGTAGCATAGCTTATCTCCGTTGCGCTGTTGGTTTCCAAATAACGCTTTTCATCCGCTGTGGCTTTTTTGAATGTTTCTCCGCCATCAAAAGAGTATTCGTATGAAGCTATGGCGCTGCCTCCATCAAAATCACAAGGAATGAAATAAATTTGCAGATACCTTTTATTTCCTATATCGTCAATATACGTAGCGTCTCCGTACGCAGCGTCTCCGGTGATACTATTACCACTACTGCTCGGATAAGTTTGATAATTAAGGTCTTTGCTTACCCTATAAACGGGCACGTATACTAATTCTAACCTGTAAACTGTTGGTGCGCTGGGTGAACCTTGATTCAAAATAAATACATCCGATGGCAAGCCTGCACCTACCGAGTTTATAGCTCGTACCTGTAGGTTATAGCTCACCTTTTCTTTTAAGTCAGTTATGGCCAGAGGTATATCTGTTCCTGTCTGTACAGTTTTCCAGGGTAAATTGGCACCTAAGCGGTACTCGTAATTTTGAACTGGTGTAAGCCAATGAGCATTAGGTGCTTTAAAGTATGCGTTAGCTATAGTTAGCGATGTGGTAGTACATTCTAATTCTGTAGGTTCCTCAGGTGTACCCCATTTTTTAGTTATTACTCCGGATTCTGCTCCTTTACCTAAAGTTGAGAACGCACGTATCTTAAAATAATACTCGGTTCCTACGGTTAAAGAAGCGCTGGGTACGTTTAGTGGTTGCGCTGTTGAATTGACTGTGGTCCAAGTTAAGCCATTATTTAGACTATAGTCGTAACCCGTGATGCTATTTGTGCCACTATCGGGTACAGTAAAAGTTATGTGCCCTCCAGGAAGGCTGTAAGTATTTATCTTGACGTTTGTCGGCGCTGCAGGAGTTATACCAGGCATAGTTGTATTTTGTGGGTTGGAGGATAGCTCGCCTGTCCCTGCTAAGTTTACAGCAGCTATTCTAACATAATATGGGCTGCCGTTACGTAATGACGATATAGTTAAGGGAGAACTATTTTGGTTTAATGTAAAAAGTGGACCATTATTTAAGCTACATTTATAATCGATTATAGGTGACCCTCCTGTTGAGGGTGCTGTAAAACTAACTATTAATTTACCGTCGCCGCTAGCAACATTGATATTTGTGGGAATTCCTGGGACAAGTGCAGGGTAGGCCGATACTAAGTCTGATTGTTCTCCGTTGCTGGTTGGTCTTTTTGCACGTAAAGCTATACTGTAAAGCTGACCATTATTTAGTCCCGTAATCGATGTTTTTAAAGTATTCGGAACAGTGCCTAATGTTACCGCTGCGGTGCTCCACGTTAACCCGCCATTAATTGAATATTGGTAACTGACACCCAACCCGAATGGTGCATTAGAGGGTGCCGTAAATGTTACATCCAGTCCTTGATCTTTAGATATTATCGGCGTGATTATAGTGGGCGGGGAGTATATCAAATACATTGTTATACTGATCGCTACACTTGCCAGGCCGTTGCCTGCGGAGTTTACAGCCTTTAACACAACGTTATATGTACTACCTAACGTTAGTCCGGTTACAATAATTGCGTTTTCTCTAGTTGTTACTTTTGAGCTGTAGGAAACCCCGTTATTGGTGCTATATATATAGCCTGAAATATCTCCGCCGCCATTACTCACAGGAGCTTGAAAATTAATACGAAAACTAGTCGACGTTAATTGATTGAGGCTGTTGATGTATGGAGCCGTAGGTACCCCTATAGGTGTAAACCTGACCGCTGTTGAAGACGGGCTAACGCTTCCGGCGGCGTTAACCGCACGTAATCTTAAAGGGTAGTTGATTCCGTTCGATAGGTTGGCTATTTGAATTCGGCCTGTTCCTCCTGCCTGCGGAGCAAGTATTGTGGCCACTAACCATGACTCATTTACAGTTAAACTATATTCGTATCGACTTATAGCTGCTCCCCCGGTGCTTGTAGGTGCGTTAAAATCGAACCGTACACCGCCATTGTAGGTCTCGACAGGAGTGACGATGCTTGGAGGAGAGGGAGGCTCTACAGGACTTTTTACTATAGGTGTAGATATGGCTCCAACGCCTAGGGAGTTAACGGCTCTAATTCTTATAGAGTAAGACTGTCCGTTATTTAAGTTAGTTATAACAATCAATGATTCTGTAGAATTTGTTGATACAAATGCTCCACCATCTACCGAGTATTGATAACCTGTGATATCATAACCTCCTGTGTTTGCAGGGGGACCAAAAGATATTAACAGTCTCTTACTACCGGCTCCGACTGATATATTGGTCGGTACTTCGGGTGTTTTGCCGGGTTTAACCAGCAATGAAGTTCCCGTCACAGGCAGTTCTCCATCAATCGTAATAGCTCCTATATATAACGGATATACTTGACCATTAACCAGGTCTTCGTTTAATGCGTTTTTTGTTATTGTGAAAGAACTTACTGCTCCTGTGGCAGGAGTAATGGTCGTAAAATTAGCTCCGTTATCGACGCTATATCTGTAATTTAATATAGCTACTCCTCCTGTGTTGACTGGTGGAGTAAAACTAATGGTGACGCTTTTATCTCCTGGAACATAAGTTACACCTGTAGGAGCCCCTGCAACCTCTGTAGTGATAGTGGTGTCACTTACAGGTGTACCTGAAACGGCTGCAGACGAAGCGCCTATGCCTTTGATGTTAGATGCACGGACAACTATAGAGTAAGCTACAGCATTTAACAGCGCAGACGAATCAGACGACTGTTTGTTGATGTTTATCGGACTAGATGCTACCCCTGATGAAATGAACGTGGTTCCTCCATCTGTGGAATATTCTAAGTCTGTGGTGGGGGTACCGGCATAAACAGCATTTTCAGTTATGCGTACAAGTAATTGTTTGTCATAGCCTGCTATAGGAGAAACTATGGTTGGTGCGCCTGGTACCGTGTAGGGTACAGCTGTATATGTCAGGGACGTGACACCTGCTCCTGTAGCGTTGACTGCCCTAAGTCTTATTGAATAGGTTGTGCCGTTGGTGAGTCCTGTTATATTGACAGGTGAGACAGCTGTTTCTCCTGAAACAAAAGAGGCTCCATCAAGCGAGTACTCGTAGCGAACAATAGCAGATCCCCCATCACTGACGGGAGCTGTAAACCCCACACTTAGACTTCCGTCATTAGAAGTTATTTGAATGCTTGTAGGCTCTGTGGGAATTGATGCTGGTGCTGCTGTAAAATTTATACTGCCCAGATTCGCTGCGCCTGCGGAAACACTGTATGTGCTTGGAGAAAAAGCGAAAAATGCTGAGGATGGGGTGATTACCACACTCTCGTCGTACTCTACATATACAACATAACTTCCATCTGTGTTTGAAGTTGGTGTATTAATGCCTCCACTCATGGCGGCTCCCTCGATAGGAATACCTGAAGATGTGGTTATGCTACCGCTAATTGTTCTTGCTGGTCCTGTGGCTGTGAAGTTGACTCCGGTGACATTTGAGCTACCTATTGTAACATTACCTATTGCAGCTATATAATAATTATCTTTCGTGGCAATTAAACTATAGCTGCCAGGAGATAGTGTAGAGATCTGATATGTCCCGTCGCTGCCTGTTGTCGCGTACCTTGTCGAGTCTATACTCACTTTCACCCCAGCTACAGGGACGAGCGAAGCTGAGGCTACTCTACCTGTTATAGAGTAGAGTACTCTTAATACAGCTATATTTAAAAGTATTGCGCTTGTTTCGTAATCTGCGGTACTTGCCGATATTTTAACTAGATACGAGCCTGTCTGTGTCGGGGTTCCTGCCAGTGTGTTGTTGACTAGTGTTATGCCGGGTGGTAGAGACTCAGCTGTCAATGTAACCGTCGCGTTGTCGTAAGTACTGCAGGTTAAAATTTGTGCGATGTTTGCATTCGCTTGGTTTATCTGTAAGTTGTAGTTTGTTTCTGTGACAGGAGACACAATACTTATAGGTACAGTAATTGTGCAGTTAACCGTGTTGTCACCATCTGCGTTTGATGCGTGCAGCTTTACACTATACTGACGAGCCACTGCAGCGTTCTGTACTGTACCTATGATATAGCCATCCGGACTGCAGGTTAACCCTGGGGGTAGATTTTCTGCAGAAAAGCTGGCTGTACCGATGGCAGTTATTCTAAAGAGTGCTGCTTGCTTCGTGTAGGTTTTATTTTTACTTACAGTAAACCTGGAGTTTTCAGCAATGTTGTTTATTACAGGTCCGGAGGTAGCACTGAATGTCACACTCAGGTTCAAGGCAGCTCTACCTACAGGGTTTGTCACATATACTGTAAAATTGTATTTTTTACTGTAGGCGAACGGAATCTCGGTCGGTATTTCTGTGGAGCTCAGACTACCATATACTTTTCCTGTGGTAGGTGCAATTTGAAAGCCAGGAGGTAGTCCAGCAGCAGAATAAACATTTCGTGCAGCCTCCGGCAAGTTTGCATCATTTAAATTTGTGCCTCCTAACGCTTGTGTTGCAGCTACGGTAAATAATGGAGAACTAAGAGTTGTAGTTGAGTATAGCCCTACGTTAAAATTATAAGAACTGACTGGATAAGAAATGGTAGGAGCAAAACCTACGGTGTAGATTATATCTATAGGTAGTAGGGATGAAGATCCGTACACATTTCTAGCGCTAGCGTACACTGTACGAGAACCTGATGATGTTTCGGTAAGTTTTCCTATAACCTGACCTGTTGCATTATTAAAAAGCAAGCCTGTAGGCAGCTCTCCCACTAGCGAATATTCGAATATGGGTGCGTTAGTTGCCTGTAGCGCTATAAGAGGCGCGCTAGAAGTGTACGTAACTAAATTGGTGATGGCAAAGGAGGGGCCTGGTGTTTGCGCTGAAAACGCTATAACTGGAGGGTTGTTAGATTTTACTGCTAGGTTTATAACCTGAGGATCGGCCGCTGCTCCTGCACTGTTTGAGCAGCTGAGTAGTATAGAAAACGAGGTGTTATCGAGTACTTGGGATCCAAGACTTCCTGTAAGTACTCCTGTCTGTGTATTGAAAACGAGCGCGCCAGGTAGATCTGTAGCGCCAATCATGGAAGCGCTGTATACAGCCTGTGTATCCGAAGTCATGTTGGAAGCTATGACCTGTAATAATGGTTCTTCGGCTGTGTATATTGTGTCGCTGGATATGTTTAAAGGAAAACTTGATGTGTATGACTTGGCGAGAGGAGATAGAATTACCGGCAGTGGTTTATAATTTAGCGTGATTCTATATACAATGCTTCCTACCGTCGTTAGCGCGAACTTCAAAAAGAAGATGAAGGTTTTGGTTGATGTTTGCGTAGGCCTGCTGGTGATGTTTAGTGTAACAGCGCCTGCACCTACGCCATAATCTATCCAGGACGGAATGTCGCCATAAGCAGACTGTATACTAGCTAAGTTGGCTACAGTAAATGTTTTTTCAAAGGAGGCCCATGTTCCTTGTGATACGTCGTATGTTACGGAACCTCCGGCATTTAATCCCCCATCAGGGCAACCAGCACCATCTATATTAGCTATAGTGTATGTGTCCCCTATCTTTGTGTTGTTTTTTGTAACGTTGAACACATCAATGTCTAACTCTCCGTTGTATGTTTCACATTTGATGTAATATACTGCTTCTATAAAGGCGTAATCCCTGCAGCCCAGTGTAACAGACGGTGTGTCTACAATAGACACAGTTTCTTTGGTTCTAACCTTAAAGTCGCCCTGTCTAGTTAGTGCTGTGGGATTAAAGGCTACAGAAATACCTACAGTTTCTGACGATGGATTGAATATAGCTACAGCTAAAGTTAGATAGGTTACGTAGTCTCCAGAAGGAGCATAGGCCTCAGTTGTGGTGTGTTTTACTTTAAAGTAAGGGTTTAAAATAGTTTCAGTGCCTTGGTTGTAGGCGCTGACAGCACAGTTCATGTTTCCTATGACTCCGTTATCTACGACTCTAAAATACAGATTAGACGCGCCGCCAAGAGGTTTGTCTACTTTTACAGAGGTCGGGCTCACCACCTCGATAATTTTGAACTCGCGTACGTCACCTACATTAAATTGTACCTGGAGAGTTCTGCCTTCATGGAAATACTTTTTGAATCCTTCTGTGCTGCAGTGCACATACTCAGGATGGCTAGGGTCGCTACATCTAACAAAAGGGTTGTCTGCGTCTAGTACACAAAAGGATGTAGATAATATCGAAGAAGATGTTTCTGAGCATTTTCCTCTTAATTCTGTTGCGCTGAAGGCTATATTAGCTAGCTCCTTTGAGGCGTCTTCTATTCTGTTCAGGTAATGCGCAAAAGCTCCAAGTATTTCCGGGGCGCATTTAGGTTTACAAAAGTTTTGTAGATAAATGCCATGTCCTGCATGTACCGCATCAAAGTTAGCAGTATCACCATCAGGTAGGTTAATTACAAATTCTCTATAAGGATCCAGATATTCCCCAAGTAAGATTTCATCGTTTGCGGTTAATACATTTGCCACATAACAGTTTGAAGTCTTGAGAAAAAGAGCTCCTTCTGTATTCGGGAAAACCCGGTTCACCGAGTACACGTCAGTTATTTCTCCCTTCTGTGTACATGGATCATATAGTCCTGCACCCAACCCTGGGGCAACATATAGATCACCGACATTTATCGAGGTCAGTATGAAGCTGCTGTTATGTCTCGGGCTTACTACGATTGGCAGCTCTGTTAATGACGGGTATGCGGCTACAATAAAAGGTTCGTCGGGAACGTCCTCGTCCCTAGCTCTGACTGTATCGTACGCTTCAAAATTTATATTATCTACCCTAGGAGCATTCAGAATTATAGCACCGCTAGACAGCTCTGTTTCAACATAACGGTCCGTCGAAGAATATGAGTATACTTGTGAGAACGCATCCTTCTCTACTAGTCCTGCACCAAAAACAAACTTCACGGAAAATCTAGCGAACGAAGCGTACGCAAAACTACTATCCGTGTTTACGCGGTGATTTACTAGATTTTCAGGAGATATGATAATCTCATTGAGGGGCTCTAAATTTTCGAGATTGGTAAATATTACACGCAGCGCTCCTGTGTTTGTCTTCTCTAGCCTAGAGATGAATACTCTCCTGATCGCGTTATCGTACGATACGAAAAGAATATCGTAGAACCAGTCGTCGCTCAACGGATGGTTAAGTTGCGTAGTGCTTGGTTGCCTCTTCCTAAAAGGATATGAGGTTAAACTATTTAAAGTTAAATACTCAAGTGCTGCCATATATTTAAGCCATTGTAGCAGCTACACCGGACACGCGCAATTTGAGTTTATTGTAGAAAGATACGTCGTAAGCTGGTTGTTGACGTTATTATAACTACCTTTGAGGTCTAGGAATTTATTTTCAAGCGATGTCAATCTACCTGTCAGCTCTTCCAGGTCATTACAACCGGAACACGGCGTGCAGCAGGTGTCTTCTATGTCTAGTGTATATGAAGCTGAGCTATACACTCTTATGCAGTTTATGCCATACAAACCTACATCTCCAGTAGAAGGATCTGGCGCGACACCGTTGATGGATTTGACACAATTATTTACAGCACACTGCTTACTGAGGCCAAGGTTATCACCAGCATCCAAAAGCACTCTGTGTACATCCTCGGCATAACTAAATTTAAGATTTGCTCTAGATGTAAGTATCACATCTCCCGACAGTGTGCTTTCACCGTTCAGTGTGTCGATAAATGTGATTCTATCAATACCCTGCATGGAAGGGATTATAGTTCTAGGTTCAAACTCGGTGGATGCTGGAGTGAATTTGAAAGAGCCTGCAGGTTGTTTGGATAGGTCTTCAAACGTACCTATTGTTATTTTGCCGTTAGTTCCGGCGTATCTAGGTGAGGCGACTATAAAATAATCGCTGTCCTGCATATGTGAGGCTCTAGCTATTTCAAAAGTGCCTACACTATTCTGAGAGCCGTCCTGCCGGAGGTCGCTTATTTCTATCGTTACTGCGGTTAGCTTATTAAAGATTTTAGATATGAAAAACCTTCTAGAGACATCGCTAGATGCGCAGAGAGAAAAGTCTACTATGAAAGTGTCGGGTATCGAGAATACGCCGTCGTCGCTAGCTGCACTAGTTCCTTCTCTTAAGGGGAATCTGCGTAGCGAGTTTAAGTCTGTCCAATCTAAGCTATCGATCCAGGGCATAGTATTTTATTATGTTGCTGGGATTTCCCAATATGTGGCCAACAATCCTATATTGCCTGTGTATGAGTTCGCCAGAGGAGAAGTTCTTAATATTTTGAAATTTACTACAGACTCTTCCTTTATGTACTGTGCCGGGACAACAAGATCGGTGTGTGATATTCTTCGTGACGTGAAGGGGTTGTAGGCCATTCCTGCATCCATAATATTGAACTCTACAGGATTAACCACAGGCGCGTATTTGGTGGTGTTAACTATTGTGTAGTCTGACCTGGTTGCTCCGTTTGAGGCTGTCACAACAGCATATTCAAATTGGAAAGCTACAGCTCTATTTAATGAGCTTGTTTGCAGCAATGTGTCTCCAAATATATGGAACACCAGTCTGAGTGGGCGGTTATTCGTATAACCTGCAGGCAATACAATTTTACCGATTAAACCATAAGGAGTCGCCGATGGTGGAGGCAGTTTGATGTATGAGGACAGCTCCCTGAATTCCAGTCTGGCGTTAATAGGTTCTATAGAGTCTACTTGTCCTGAAGATCCTTGCGCAGCGTAATTGATTGACCATACACCTGTACCTGGGGTCTGTTCAGTGACGGTTATTCCTCCTGTGCCTAAGAGTCTTGCCACAACAGAAGTTGTCGCTGCTTTAAACTTGCCTTCAGGTTTTGAATATTTCAGCGCAGCTATTGCACGATTCGAGGTATATGTCTCTGCTGTATTGAGAGGATATGTGAAGTTTGCGTTGTCCGTATACCCTGCAACGTCGATTTGTGCGTCAATATCTACGAACAAATCTCCTGTGTGGCTTCCTTTGTAAGTCTCTCCTTCTTTAGTGTAAAATTTTATAAAGTTGGAAGCGTTGGTATTGCCTTCAAGATTGAAGGCTGTTAACGAGCTTACAAGTTGTGTTCTGAGTGCAGGGTTAAATTTGGAGAAGCTTAAAAATATATTTTTCCTACTGGCTTCCAGATCAGGCTTTATATCGTCTGCCCAATTATGTGGAGATCCCGTCGTGCTGTTTGTTGGGTACTCCGAAGACCATGGCTGCTCGCCATCTTTATCTGAATGCCACCACAGTCCATACTCGTTAATCGAGTACATTCCATCGACGTCATATATGTCACTATAGCGGATCAGTGCACCGTTAATGTATAATTGTACAAAGTTGGCAGGTATAGGTGGTAGATACTTATTAAGCTCTAGAGCTTCGTCACGTTCAAAATTAACAACCTGTGAGTCAGACTGACCATCGCTAATCAGTTGTGTGTCAAGCCCGGTATCTAAGAGCATTTGCGACTCGGGAGGAATGCTGTAAAAGAACTTAGCTCCTACAGGTTTCGCCGTATTCGTGTCCCCTACAGGGATCCATCCCAACCTGTTCTTATAGTTGTAAACTGAAAGCGTCCACTTACTGCCCAACGTGAAATTGGTGGACCCTGTGAAGTTTAACTTGAGGTTGTTGTTTAGATTAGTGTCTACAAATAATACCTTATCTGCATCCAATCCCACGTTAGTCTGTTCAATATCTTGATTGTTTTTTTCAGAGCTGATTTTAAACTTGGCTGCTGTTGGAACGCCTCCTGTAGTTACTTCGATTGTGTAAACGTCGTGATCGACTTTAACTAATGTTGTAGCATTGTTTGCATCTACACCTAGTATGTAGCCTTCGTAAGCAGTAGAGGTATTTGATACAGTGACTCCTGCAACGCTGCCCGAATCTGCTACATAAGTTGGAGGGCTATTAAAGCTTGTTGTAGTAATACTCCATATATTGCTGCCACTTTTACTCGGGATGCCTGCCACACGATCAAGTACGTGGTATCTGTAATTTATAAAAAATTGTGAAAACTCATCTACGTTGGTGTGTAGCAAAAATTTTCTTTTACTAATCGCGTAGCCTACATATACAGGAATACCTGAAGGGTCCCTTGTAATTTTTCCGTTATCTTTAGCTGAAAGGTAGTATGGACCTACCGCAAAAGACTCCCTATTACCTCCAGATTGCTTCTGTATAAGTCCTCTTACAGGGTCATCTAAATCTACATGTAGTTCACACAAGCCCTCCGTATAGATATCGGCTGTACGGGTCTTTGGATATATTGCCTTAATCAACCCAAAAGTATAATTTGAGTTGTTTGGCGAGAACATGTTCGATGAGGTGTCAGATGAGAATCCTGTAAGTCCTCGAGCCACACCCTCACCATTATTATCACTTTTAAAGTAAACTAGGTTAAGTTCATTTTGTACCAGTGTTTCACCAGGGTGTATAGGCTGACCAAAGCTTATCAGTACGGACTTACCTTGTAGCTCCTCAAACTTCTCATACAGATGCTGCTCTCTCTGGGTGAGTTGATCAATAGGTACGTTTACGGTGGCCTGGTCAACGGCCTCACCATCTTTTATCTTTCTAACTATAGGGAGCCAAGGAGTAATACTCATATTATTAAACTGGTACAATTATTCTTACACCCCAAGTAATTGTAAAATTATAATTTGAATTGTATTGAATAGGGTTGAAGCTTGTTCTTGAAAACACTGTGTCTCTTGCGGGATTCGAGACATCCGGAGCAGATACCAGTGCCACCTCATACAGCTGACTGGCTGCGTTGAAGTCGGCACCTCCGGCCTTGGAGGCTGTTGTAATCATTGTAGAAAACAAGACGGTATTTTCGTATGACTCGTACCCTGGAGACGCTAGGTAGTTTGGGGTAAACGTAAGAGGTTCTCTTAAGTACCCTAGAGGGGCCACGTAGTCTATAAACGGGGATGAGTAGTCTACATCTATGATCGGTGGCGGTGGAGTACCTATACCGTTATAGTAGCCCATATACATTCCCCAGATCTTCGCCTCTGGCTTACCTCCTAAGGCATGTGCGATAATTTGCGCACCTCCCTTAAGGATCATGTTCTGTTTTTCTACGACAAGCTCCGACAATCCTGTAGTTTTGCTTGTTTTCCAGATTTTTATAAACCCGGTAAGCCCTTTACTTGTTGTCAATGTTTCAGTGTTAGACATAAGGTACATTATATTTCGTTTTTATTAAAAGTCGATTAATAAGATTGCCGGTATTTCTCTGTTGGAGGGTGTCCTGTATGTTGACTCTCCTGGCGATCTTACTGAGTCAGGTATCTCGGTTCTTAGCATACCGCTTTTAATCCCTGCTGAGGAACCTGTCTCCGTGGAGTTGTCTGCGCTGATCTCATCCAGGTTGTCGTATACGTGTAGGGGTGCTTTGGTTGCACTATTTCCCTGTACCGTATTCTTGTAAGGTCCCATAGCCACACAGAAAACTCTGTTTATGTAATCTTTGTAGTAATTCTCATCTCCTGGAAAGCTGCCTGGGCGTGCCCCTGTAGATGCTATGGCTCCGTCACAACTAAAAACTGTTGACGGATAAGCGTTAAGTTTAAACGCATTATTCAAATTAGCTAATTGGTCTACAGGTAGCTGCAACTTAAGATAGATCAGAATATATACGTGAGAAGGTAGATATTTTTGTAGTGCTGGTAACAAATTAAAGAACAGTGACAACTGCTCAGAGGAGTAAAACTCAAGCTTGAGCAGCAGTGTATTGTTTTTGACAAAATTCTCAAATACGAAGTCTACAGGATTTATGTACAACGACGAGGAAGCATCTTTTGTCATATGTAGCTTGCTTAAGATTTCGCTACGTCGGCTTTCCTCGTTTATATAAATCTGAAACGCCTCCACATCTTCAGGTCTGCCTTGTACAGGAAATACCAGTCGCTTGTAAGTAGGTTCGTTGTCCCTACCTACAATGTATCGAATCTCTTTAGTGTCATTCTCGAAAAATAACTGATTTTTATTATCTGCATCAAAAACGTAAGACGCGAACGCGAGTTTTGATGACTGTATTTCAGTTTTCCACCACACAGGATCTACCAGTACGTCTGTAACTTTTACATTAGTGCTGATTATTGTCCCGGCCTTCAGCTTGTTGCCTGGAAGGACATCGTCATTCAGCTCTTGGTCTCTAGGTAATCTATAGACATTCTTATCAGTTACAACATAAGCGTAATTAGCGTCCTGATAGATATCCTCTACATTTTCAATAGGCTCTATCACTACAGGGGCAGCTGCCAGGGCAGCAAAAGCTGTACTCAAAGCCGAGATAGTCGGTGCTTCCACAGCCAAGTTCATTAGTGCTTTTAAGATTTCTTTATATGCTTCAGATGTAGGTAATATCAAATCGAACAATGTGCCAAAATTCGCATAAAGCGCTTCATTGTCTAACTCAGCATGGTAAATCCAGAGAATTATAAGCTCGTCTTGCTGTATTTTACCTTCCAGATCTATGAAGGTGGCAGGAACACCTAACTCACCAGCCAGTATTGTTTTTGGTATGTATGGGTTGTTAAATAGGTCGTTGTTGAAGAACAATGTGCCGTTCTTGAAGAATACATCTACTCCGTGTATCTGTAGTGCTGTAGGCGCAATCAACCTATTTGCAATTAAACTAAACTTCTTTAAGTTGAACTTGGGCGTAAAGCTGAACGCACTCTTCCCGTCAGTTTGTTTAGAGTAGCCGAACCTAAAAAGCTGGTTAGCGTAAAACTGATCCGACTCAGGCTGTACACCGAACACGGCGGCGTCTGACTCGAAAACAAAAGGAGCTTTGTTGAATTCGGATTTTTTGATTAATAAGGGTTGCCATTTTTCTCTATGTAATAGAGGGATCTCTTTGACGGAATATTGCTGCAGTACTTCAGTTAGTTTGTAGTACGCCTGTATAAGCTCTTCAGCCATACCTAGCGTGTAGCCTTGCAGGGCAGTCTTGTCTTGGAATATCTGGGTCCAAAAAGATCCTAGCGACCTATAAAGATACTGCCCGTCGGTGACGTCCGCAGCTGGAAACTTGCTGGGTAATAGTGTGATGCTCATACTAAGCGATAGTCAGCCCTATGTTGTCGATAGGATTAGTCTGTCCGTTTTCAACTCTGTAATAATCGATGAAATACTGCGTTGTTTTAGGAGTTACTCCTTTTTCTAAGCTATATGGAATGGTCAACATGTCTGTGTCGGTTATATACAGCGTTGTACCGTCAGGGCAAAGGACATTGCCTATCATTTCTATAGGTAGGTCCACTCTCTTGATGTCGTAATTGTGACACAGATCCACAAGTCTTGAGGCGTGCAGCTCTTCTCCGAAGGGTATAGTATTCACGTATGTAAATATATCTTTCTTCAATTGCTGAAGGTTCAGAGATTCGTACGTATCTGTGGTCCTTTTTTTGATCAATGTGATATTTAATGATACCATACAAGGTACGACAGCTTTCACAAGATAGTCTGCACAAGCGAGCCTTTCTTCGTCCAAAAGCAGCATGTTCTGCATCTCCATTATATTTGGTTGATATGTAGCATGTACCGTGAATAACTGTGTACTTCCTACTGAATCTGGAGGAGGGCTGTATTTAAAGGATACTGTAGCCTCTTGGTATTTAGTGAACCTAGCATCCGCATTTGTATAAATTTCGTTATATCTTTCGCCTGGATACATTGCTTTTGTGTATACTGGAGGTGTAAACACCAATGTGCCTCCCAAATTAAGTGTTGTGGATTGCGGTATGATGGCTGTGATGCTGTAGAAACCGGGGATCTCGTAATTGGCTATGGACATGGTCCATGTATCTGCTCCTGTCTGTACGGCTTGTTTATTCATCAGGTGCTTAATCTCAGGTCCTACGCTTGATCTCACGTAAACATCAGCTTTACCAAATGTAGATATACCTAACACATTCTTCTTCGCTCTTGTCATTTCTGCGTCATTAGCTCCACATACAGACAAGGACTGAAACCCTGAAAAGGTGCTACTGAATTTTTTAAAAATACCTGCAGGAGATTCCAGTCTACTGTTGCCGAGGTTATATTTTATCTTGGCTAATAACTCTTTATCTGTCTCTACAGCTTTGCCTGATGAGAAATTACCGTAAGCCTCAAGTTTCACTAAATTACTTATAAACTCTTTTGGGGTTAGTACAAAAGCTGTACCTGAACTTACCTGATAGTCAGGTCCCTCATTTTCGGCCTCTACATCAAGTAAAAAATAATACATGCCGTTGTCAGAATACATCTGAAGTTCTTCCAAGATAGCGGAGGGCTTTAAGCTTATTCGGACATCTTTGGTTAACACATAGTTTAAAGAGAGTGCAGGTTGAATGAATATAAAGCCTTCGTTAAAAGAGTATGTGTCTGCCTCTGTAACGGTAACCTTTATTTTCCCTGTGACTTTTGTTCCCGTATTTCTCGTTGTGTTATAATTTGAGGCAACGAGATCCATTGCTGGAGAATACGTTTTAGTGCTTGAGGAATTGGCTACCTTGTATAACGTGTTCCCCTGGTCGATTGTCTGAATCGTGTTGTACTGCTCATTTTGAAGTACTGCCGCAAGTTTAATCAGCAACTCACTAATTACAGAGCCTGGGCCTGTTTCGACATCTGTATAATTCTCTTTTATAAAAGTAGCCAATCGATCTGTAGTGGCTTGAATAAGTTCGCTCATATAATTTTAAATAAGTTATTTCGGTAGCGGTACAATGAAGTCGACAGCATCCCCTGCTTCAGTACTTATAGCTACTTTAAATGCAACGTAATCGCCTTGCAGTACAACGTCCAGTAGCTCAGCGTTAGCTATTCGCTCATCCAAGGGTACAATAGCCGCATTATCTATTTGGTAAGCTTTCAATACATTTACTGCCTCATAACTAGCTAACATGAAATACTGCGTGACCAGTAATTTGCCTGTCGGAGATACCCCAGCCTGCAGGTTTGGCATGAAGTCTGTACCAAAGGCTGCATAGAACGGTTGTGATCCGAGTCCTGTAAGTAAGATTATTGCATATTTCTGTATGAGTTTTTGCACTCCTGCACAATACCTTGTCTGGTTACCGAACTTAGGGAACACGGTTTGCCTAGCCTTTAGGGCCTGACTCATAGAGAGTGATGTTACCGACTCGGGCGAAAAAGTAGGATCAGGGTATTGAAGTATACTTATATCCTTACGCCTGCCTGTGTAATCAGAAGTGATGCTTGCTACAGCCATAAATTTAAGTATTTAAATTCTGTTTGAACTCCCTATGTAGACCTAGGGCTTGACCTACACTGGCTGTGTTTCGTGCGCCTTTCTGTGACAGATCGTCCCTATAAAAATGCAGCCTTCCTTTATGTCTTTGTACAAAACATTTATTAAAACTATATAGCGCAGATATCTCTGCCTTTAAAGCACTAATACCTTTTCTAGCTTTGGGTGTTTTTTCTTTGTACCTATCCACATACAGCTCGTTGAGCTCGTCTCTGTCTGTAACTTCCTTAAGGTCTTCGAGGGTAAGCTTGTCGCTGTATCCTATCTCTTTCAACAGCCACTTGCGTCCATCAGAATCATTCGATCCTGTCCTTGCGGAAGGTATCGATACTTCAAACCAGGGTCCTAGCTTACCTAATAATTTTTTAAGTGTTGTGATAGCCATTTATTTCCAGCCTTTAGATAGTGTTGAGTTTATCAATTTTAGTCTATTATTCAGCGTACTGGTAGATAAATTTAATTTCTTCGCTAAAGCGGCATTATCCAATAGCGGTTTGCCTCCAAACCCTGTCTTGTGTTCAAATATTAATTTGTCTTTATCTGATAGGTCGTGATAAACAAACTGCACCCACTCGTCATTGGCACTGTTAAAAAGCTCCGGAGCCTCGAACATAGAGGACATACCTGTCACCGACTTTCGGCTACTAAGCATGTTCTGTGTTATCTTCATACTGAACCCAGAGTGATGCGCTAGCTCTTCAAGCGTAGGGGCGCGCCCCAATGTATGCTCTAAATCTTTTTCTACCTTCTGTACTTTATTGACACCGAACTGAGTGTTTTCAGGTGAGCGTATTACTGCGCCGTACTTTGTGGAGAGCCTGGATAACTTTTTTAAGTTGTTAACAAGATGCGTACTGAACTTGAATCCTGAGGATGGATTGTAGGTTTTAGCAGCCTCTCTGGCTAGCTTATATGCCTCAAGCTGTACTGTTATCAGCGGCAGATTTGAGGCATACCTAGAGGCTTCTAGTTCTATAAGTTTTTTATTATCCTTAATCAGCTTCTCGATGTCGTTCATAATTAAATGGCTCCCATGTCGCTTAGAAAGGAGACTTGTACACCTTCTTCTTTGCCTGTGTTGTAACCTAAAAATTTGTCTTCAGTTGTACCTACGGACTCTTTGCCTATTCTTCCACAGGTATAAGACACAGTTGTTATGGCTGTACCGTTACTGGGTGCAGACATATCTATTCTGTGAGTTACACTTTGCACATAAAACGTAAGCGTGCATTCAGTCTCTCTCACAAACAATGTTCCGCCTGTCCCTGGTACCCAGTATGGATTAAAGTCCATTGTAATAGATCCTTGTCTGTCCCCGAATCTGACCTGGTAAAATTTTGTCTCTGCGTAGTTCTTGATCACATCTCCGGCGTAAGAAGATAATGATTCCTTTTTTTCTTTAGCCTTTTCGGCGTGAGCCGTTTGGGTTTCTGAGGCGGATTGTTCCAGACCTTTCTTTTTACCGTACATGGACTCAGATTTTTTATCCATCTTGTCTGCACCTTTAGCAGAGTCTCCTGCTGATGGAAACTGAGAAGACAGACACATCCATGGGTGTGCTTGTGCCACATATATTCCAGAAGCTTGCGATAGACCTTTTTCTTCCATGAAGAAACCTGCTCCTCCTGTTTCCCAGGACAGTCCTCCTAGAGAGGCTCCTCCTACGTAACCGTCTGTAGAGACTACAACACCGGCCACGTCTCTGTAACCGTTGTCATTGTAGTGATAACTTACATAGTCTGCCGGTCCTGCTGCGTTAGGCGCAGATTGCAGTTTCCCTTTTGAAGGCGCTCCTCCCTTCTTTTTAAGTACAGAATTCTCAGGAACTACATAAGCGCTTTCGTTGCTGAAAATCAACGAGCATCCTATAGACGACAGGAAGTGCATATAATGCTCAAGCAGTACGTTGGGTGCACTTTTCCATGTACGTTCTAGAGAATTAAGTACATCGTTCCTTCCTACAGTTAGGGCTTCTATTGTTCCTCCATTGACTGCAGAGATGTCTATATTCTCTAATATTTTAAGTCCTTCCGTAACGTTCTTTTGATAGCGGTCGTCATTGAAAATTGCTCCAAATGGTGTAGATTTATCTATTACCTTGTCTCTACCTACAAAAGTTTCCCACCCACTTTTCTGCTTATTTAAAACTTTTTTAAGTAAATTAGTGTAAAACTCTATTGAGGATACCTCCACATCCTCTCCTTCAGTAAGAGGTGACCAACTCTTGACTTGTGCTGTTTCAGACTGTCCATTACCCACCAACGCATAAGAGGGATTTCGGTAAACATTAATTCCTGCAGGATGCATGCCCGGAGTTAATGTGGTGAGTTCTAGCAAGCGTTGTGCTTTGTTTTTAATGATTGCTTGATAGCTATTCGAGCCTACCGAATTAACCACCGTCATTCCATCTAAGAGTCCTTTAAATTCTATGGTTCTAGTTACATGGTCATCCATGCTGCTTACATAAGTCTTAACCTCGATACTTACAGAAGCCTCCTTTCTCTTCATGCTGTCGACATCTCCAAACCCTCCTTCGTCTGGTGCTAGGTCTACCGCAGCTGTAGGTATACTACCTACTTGGTATGTTATCGTGCAGCCTACCGGTGTGCCTCCGGGCATGCCTGAGGCTGTCATTTTTACATCTGTGTGTTTGCCCATACTAAGTTAACCCTTTCTACATACGCCAAGATGAGCCCGACCATTTTATAAACGTCATTATGATGCATTTGCCATAAACGCTCATAGGTTAGATTGCACGAGTCTCTTTTATACGTTAGCATGTTATCGACGACGCGACTAGAGATATTAAGTTCTTTTAGCTTCTCATTGAAGTCAAAAACAAATGGAGCTTCTACTGAAAAACTCCAGCGCTTATCCGCTGTAGACATGAAGTAATCTAAAGGCCCTGTTATAGAAAAGAACAGGCCGGTGCCTCCAATATAGATTTCCTTTGATACTCGTCCGTCTGACTGTGTTGCTGAAAGCGTGCTCGACATTCCTGCAGGGTTTTTCGACATTTTGGCTCCCTGCTTGTAGTACATGTTTTGCGTATTAGAATATACAAGCACTTCTCTAGAGTCGTTGACTTGATACACTGTGAAAGTATTCCTGTAACTATTCGCAGTGATATCGTTCGCGTATTTTCCTGACAGGAGTAATTGATACTCTGTGTTTGTAGGAACGAAATTCGTGGTTTTATTAAATCTAAAATAATCTTTAATGTCTGAAAGATCATAAGATATTCTACTATCGTAGTTTTTAATCTCTGTACCTCGATCCGTGCTGTCGAGCAGCCTTAAGTAGCTATATAGTAAGAATATCTTGTAGTAGTTCGACGAACCTTCAGGAAACAGTACATTATAAAATTGCTGGAGTTCAGTGGGCAGGTTGAGTTGTACGTAGTTTCTGTCTATAAGAACGCTGTAAGCTTTTGACTTTGTGTGTACGAGCTCGTAAGCGTCCGTAATTATTGTCTCCATACGGCTGGAGCGTACAGGCAGTATGTTGCCAATATCTATAGCGTAGTAATCTTTAACGCTACTAGAGTAGTCTAAATTTAAATTGCTTAGCAATGTAGCGAAATGATTTATCATAACGGTTACAGCTGGTGATTTACGACTGAGAATGTGAACACAAACTGAGCCATAGTGTCAGGTTCGCTCAGTACGGTTATTTGTGCTGTGGTTAGGATGGCTGTGACTGTTACAGATCCTACAGTCATGGATTTAGGTTTGCCTCTAAGCGAACTAACAGCTGATGCAAATTTTGGAGCTCCTGGCAAGCTGCTCTTGCAGTCACTATACATGGTTCCTTGTACCTGTATGGAGCCTACACCCTTACCGAAATGTATATACTTGGTTACGTCGTCAAAGGTTAAGAAGTATTGAATAGTTTCATTCAACATTAGACTTACTGAGTCATACACAGCTAGTCCTCCCTTTCCGACAATATTGTCGACCCCAGGAATCTTGATTAGCCCGTCGGCTCCTCCGCCTCCGCTTTTGAAGAGATCGTTTGATGAGTTGGTGTACATGTAGGCTGCCATAATATTTATTATCTTTTATTTTAAAGCGTCAGCAAGCCTGCCTAGCTGAGTGGCGATATTTCCGCCTGATTTAATCCCATCTGTCAGCAGTGTGATTATCTTGGCTAACTCTGCCATCGGTCCTCCTGCTGCTCCTCCCGCTCCGTCTCCTCCTGTAGCTGCGGCCTCGGCTTGAGCTTTCCTTATCGATTCATCTGTCTCGTCTACCTGCTTTTTGATGGCGGCTTTCTCTTTTTCATGTCCTTCTTGATTAAAGTAATTGGTCTTATCCCCTTTGTTTTCTGGTTTAAGACTTTCGCGATAGGCGGCTATCGTTGCTGATGCATCTCCTCCGTGACCTTTTAGGGCTGCGGCTATGCGATCGCTTTCCTCGCCACCGGGACTAGTGCCCTGTTTTTCAAGGTTTTTAGCTAGTTTATCCTCTTCGTTAGCCTTGATTTCACCCATCGCGGACGCGACATTGGTATTTACTTGGCCTTGCAATACTGCAGCTGCTGCGTCTTTAATCCCCCCTTTCTGTGCACGCTTATATATTTCGTCGTCCTGCAGATGGCCCATTCCACTAGCTCTTTTAAGGTGTCCTAGCTCCTCTTTTTCTTCAGCACTTAGACCTTTCTTGTTTTGCAACTCATCTAAGCGAGCTCGGGCTTTTTTAGAAGTATCTAATGTGCCTGCAACGTCTTTGAGATACTGTCCTGTTTGCTGGTATTCCTCTCCTGTAAACCCTCCCTGTTTTAGTGTATCTAATGTTTTTTTGGCTTCTACTTTTTCTGCGGCTGTACCGTTTTGCAGTTTGTCTTCAGCTGCTGTCCTACGAGCCTCAAGTACTTTATTAAGTTCCTTGGCGTAGTTGCCTTCTTTTACAAGTTGCTTGTCTGTCTTATCTTCTCCACCCATTCTTGCGAGTTCTCCTCCAGATACTCTGGCCTGCTCCATTATGTCTTTTGACTTCTGGGACATTGTATCAGTTGTGGCAAGAATGCCTACCATTGCTTCTGCAGTGCCTGCGAAGTCTTTACCTTCCGCTAAAGCACTCACTGCTTGTGTGATGATTGGTGCATGAGCAGCATCTAATTTTTTAGATACCTTTTTATCTTGCTCGGCTTGTCTTTCTACCTCCGCATCGAACTCTGCTAGTTTAGCTTTTGCCTGTTCAGGATTGAGACCTTTGGTAATTTTTGATCTCATGAACTGCTGCTGCAGAAAGGGTTTATATTGACTGAATAGTGCCTGTCCCTGTGGGGTAAGGTCTTTAATAATATTCTGCGCTGCAAACTCGTCAAACGTACCCTCAAAATCGGCGTACTTAGCCTCCAAGGCTTCTTGTGACGTTTCTCCGTCTTTTCCTCCAAGGTGTCTAAGTCCTGAGTAGAACCCTTTCACAGCACCTTCTCGTGCAGCTGTACCTGTAACGGCGTCGGATATCTTTTTTTGCCTCATCCCTTCTCTTGCTAAAAGAGGGTTGCTGCCTGCTCTTACAACGCTATTAATATCCGTCCCGAGAATGTCTGCGATGCCTTGCATCTTGTCTTTATCGTCAAGATCTGCTCCTGTAATGCCTTTATCGTAAATTGCCTTCAGTTTTTCAAACTGCTCAGGAGTCTTTGCTAAAGCTAGTGTCGCCGCCTGAAATTGCCCCATGCCTGATTGCGCGAAAGCTAATGAGGACTTGATATTTTCCGCAGCTATACCTTGATTTGCTCCTGCTGCCCGGTATTCCTCTGGCTTCATGTACTTACCCATTGTGGCTGCAGTACCTAAAGCCTTCATGGTCATGTCGGTACTGGTACCTGCATTCATGTACTGTAGCTGAGGATTATTTTTGGCTAAATCTTTCGCAGACTCTATGATTTGGAGCATCGAAGATATACTCACCCCTGCTACCCGTGCAGTAGCCTTAGCTTTTCGTAGAAGCATCTCTACCTCTTCGGAGCCTTTCGCAGAGCTTAGATCTCCTCCTTCTGAGCCTACGATCGAGCTGATGTCTTGTACAAGCGCACTAGCATCTTTTTTTCCAAAAATAGATCGTGCTGCCGATAGTGCTCCTCCTGCGTTTTTGTAAAAATCTCCTGTTGCGTCGGCTATGCTGCCTCCTCGTCTGTCACCAGTCATGCGTAGCTCTGAAGCCTTACTGGAAGCTCTTTCAAGCTCGTCAAATTTGAACCCTCTGGTGTTCTCAAAATTGATGCTTTTGTAGCGTATGCCTATCTCTTTTGCAGCTTCGGCTGTCTTAAGTTGCGCCTCCAAGGGATCAATTTTTGCTGACTGATTTATAATTTTACGTGCCTTATCAACGTTAACATTATCGTCTTTGTCCAAAACCTTCTGCTCCCTCAATTGCTCTATAGTCTTGCCGTAGCCTACACCAGGAGTTTTGCTTGTAAGTATGTCTTTTAACTTTTTGTTTGCCTTTTCCTTTTCCTTGTCGTCTCCGTCATCGTTAGCTGACTCTAATTCGTCCACTGCTCTACGAGCGTTACCAGCTAGTCTGTCCTTAACATACCTATTGGATTTAATTCTCTCCGCTTCTGGATTACTTGAGGCTGTAGGTGTACGAGATTCTTCAAACTCCTTTAATTTGGTTTGCGCTTTATCGGCATCTAGAAGACCGTCACTTTTTCTCAATTGCGCTAGCTGTTGAGGAGTTACAACTTTATTCTCCAGAAGCTTCTTTTCAAGCTCCTTGCTGGCTTCTACTTTTTGAGCCTTTTCCTTAGGTGTTTCAATCTTGTCTAGCGCGTTACGTAGTAAATTTGTATCCAACAAAGGTGGTTGACCTTTTGGCTTTCCTCTTTCTTGTAGTGCGGCCACGTCTCTGTCGCTCCATTTCTGCTTCTTGAGAGTGGCGCGCATCTCCTTGTCTGCCGCTTCAATTGCGCTGGGGTCGGCGGCAGGGTTATCCTTCGCCTGTACCAGTTTACTGTAGGCCTCTTCAACTATAGCTCTTCCAGTTCTTCTGTTCGGATCCTGTCCCGGCTCTTCTCCGGTTCTAAGTCGCTGTATAGCTCCGTTGACTGTGGCCACCATACTTTTTTTAGCTGCCGCAGCTTCTGCTGTCTCTGGAGCTGGACCTTTTTCTTCATATCTACTAAACAGCTCTTTAACTTTTTGAGGGTCCATCAGTCCGTTAGATCCTCTTGCCTGTTCTATCTGATCAGAGGAGGCCACTCTAAAGGCTTTCAATTGCTCCTCGAGTCGAGAATTCAGGGCTTTCTGGATGTCCTTGTCTGACTCGTTGAGCATGTTGGTAACATCGCTTCCTAACGATGCCGATTTGGATACCCTTTCCTTCTTGATTGCTTCTGAGGCGGACTCTCCTCCTGTGAGGTCATACTTATCAATCTGTGCCGACAGCTCGGATTGATTTGCGGTCAGATTTCCTTTCTTGTCTTTACTTATCCCTGTGAAGCCTAGTCCCTGCAGATACTCTAGGGACTCTTGTGAGCCTTTATCTAACTCAGACCGCAGATGTGTTCGTACATTTTTTTGTATGTCTGTACGTATACCTGTTTGACCTTCTGAGTCCTCCCAGTTTTGAGTTTTATAGAAGTTCTCTCCTGCCTTCTGCATTGCCTCCATGGTCTCGCCTTCGGTAATGCTGCTAAACCTGCCGAAGTTGCCCATAGTGGCACCTCCAGCCATGCTGGCATACATATGCATGCTGGCTGCCATGGGATTGCCTCCGATGGCAGGAGATAGTAGGTTCGCGGCAGCGCTATCAGGAGATCCCATCAATCCTCCCATCAATTTAGCTGCCGGTGAACCCTCGACACCTAAGCTAGAAAATAGCGGGTTGTTTGCAAAAGACGCACGCTGCAGACTCATGAAATGTCCTGTACGCTCTTTCTGTATCAATGCGTCATACATGCTTTGACCGTTTTCCGGCTCAGGCATATAGTTTCTGCTGAAAGCCATGTTGCCCATTATATTTAACAGCGGATTACTTCCGTAGCTTCTCCCCATTGGGGAGTAGCGGGAATAACCCCCGAACGGGTTTAGTGGGTCAACGTCGTCTTGCATCTTTATTTTTTATCTTTATTAAAGCGCTCTTTTGCTGCAGCTATAGTAGCCTTCCACTCCTGAATATTCTCAGGAGTCAGCTCCATATCTTTCGATATGCTTTTTTCTTTTATTTTATCTTTTAATCGTGTAGAAGGCAATTTTATTCCCAGCAGCGTATCCTTGGTCTCATAGATAGGGTCTAGATTTCTACTCTGCATACCGGCACGAAGCACCGTTTCAATAAATAGCTTATGCTCTAGAGCATCGTGCCATTTAGATTCTTCTATATGCTCGAGAATTAGTTCCTCTCTGAGATATGAGGAGTCTAGAGGATATTTAAAACTGAGCCAGCCTCGCAAGTAACCTTCAGTGAGGTGTTTTACGCGCTGGCCTTCCAAAAATTTCTGTTCTGTACCTCACGAGTAAGCGTTAGCATTTTGCTCTCAAACTGTTTGAACGCGTCCAGATATGCGGACAATTTTGGTGTAGCCCAATCAAGCATAGGGCTAGTCCTGGCAAGAATATAGGTGTCCTTGTCCGATGCAGGCTTGAAGGTTCCTTTTGAGATATCGGAATATGTTACCCCGTTAATTTGTTTTAACGAGACTGCTAGTCTATAGGAAGCAATGGTTACCAGGTAGGCGTCATTTTCTGCGGCGGTTCCGTTTTTTCTATCCAGTACTATCTGTCCGACAATATCTGAGTTCTCTTGTACTGACATGGCCTGAAACGTCAGTTTCAACTTCCCGTCGAACAGGTTCACCGTTTCTTCGTAAGGAGAGTCAGACAAAATACTTTTAAAGAAATTTTCTTTGTCTTCTTCAGTAATCTGAGGGATGTAGTTTAACTCAGTATCCATATCTACAGATGGATTAATTAGTGTCTCTGTTTCGTTTGATTCGTCCATAATTAGGATTGTATTTTATATTTTAATAACGAGTCTAGTTTAATTTCGGCGGGTGCTGAGTCTGAGTCAGCCTTACTGGACCAATCTTGACCTAGATCGTTTTGTTCTAGGTTAACAGGCTCTTCAGTGGAAATATAGAACTTTTCAAATAAATCTGCGCCTGGAAATGGGTAGGTATCGTTTACTTTCTTTTCTTCCCATTCGGTTAGCGAGTATAGCCCAGTCAAGCGGTCATCTTGCTGAGCTAAAGTGGCAGGGATCGCGTCTTTATCTCCTGTTAAGCCTCCTCCGTACTTACTTGATTTTAGATACTTGAACTTGAGTGCGTCCAACTTTGCTTCCTCTTCAAAAATCGTGTACTTCAATATGTCTTTCTTGCTTTCTTTTATCTCCTCTAATCCTTCAGTGAGTGCAGAGACCTCTATTATCCCCTTCAAAGGATCTACAAACGGATTATCTGTATCGTAACCGATGGCCAACATCTGATCCTTTTGACCTATGGCTGTTGTTCCTGACCCTGCCAGGATGACTGTGCTGTCTGATAATACTTGTGTTACTTGCGCGGAGTGTAGGAATAAACTCGTGTTGGCAAGTACCCTTGTAGCTGTAGCGCTGAGTAAATTAATCTCCGTCCCGGACACTATGTCTGTGTTCGTCAGGGACTGTAGCAGTATTCTTTTTTTGGCATAATTAACAATATCTTTCTGCGCATAGTTGTATATGCCTAGCTTTGATTTTAGAACTATACCTCCTACATAGTCGATAGCTTCTTTTTCTGGATCAGGGGACCCTGGCGTATCTGTTGATCCGTTAGCCTCTACCACGAAGCCTCCCTCCTTACTATAGAAGTATTGACTTTTTTCTGACTTCATACGGAACCCTTCCTCGGTAGAGGATAGATCGATATGCTTTTTGCAGGCCATATTTATATTTCCACCTGCTTTTACAATGTTGTTTCTTAGGGGTTGCGAGATCAGATCTTTAGCTGGCTGGATGTATACGTTGCCTCCCTCCATTACAATGGCTGAATTCCAGGCGTCCCTGATCGTTATACCTCCGTTAGGCATCAGGTATATGCCTGCTGTACGAAGCTTGTATTCTTGCAGGGATAGGGATGTCTCAGCGTCTATTTGACCGAATTCGCTAATCTTGTTTTCTTTATTGATGTCGTCGTTAACGTAAAAATCTTTTTCGTGACTTTTAAAGTTTTGGTAGCCTAGCTTCTCGTTCACATACGCTACATAATCCCGTATCTGTAGAGCATAAGCGAAGGGATTACTTTTGTACTTAAAGTCGTTTTTGAACTCAAAAGGGACCTTAGGTTCGTAAGACAAGGTCTCGGCATCGTCTCCTTTAGGATCGTCAGGAAATGACTTTCTAAGAGGTACACGGATCCAGTTTGTTTTTTCTAGGAAGACTTCTTTGACGCTTCGTATGTGTAATCCTCCATCTGTACCTACGTGAAAGTCGAATAGCCCTGTGTCTGGTTTTGATACGTCCCCTTCAGGGTCATTGACCCGCACCTCTGTCGGGTCAGGTCTTACCAAAAGAATACGTAAAAAGTCTCCGACGCTACCTAAAAAAATCTTAAATCGTTCTACGGCTTTTATGCGCTCGTCTTCTGAAAACTTGTAAAAGTCTGCTTTGTCGTCGGAAGTGTGCGTGTCCTCTTCCTCAAATATAGGTTGGTTTCCCTCGTCCTCTACAGCAGGCCTACCATACGACTCCCCTGGCTTGTGTGTTGCTCCGAACTCAGCCATCAACCTTTTACCGTCGTGATAAATATTATACTCACCTATCGCGGTGTAGTGTTGAAAATTGTGGCTTATGATCCTGACTAAGTCATCTAACAGAAAACACTGAACTTGTGCAAGCTCGGAGGCCTTAAGATTAGCTAGCTGTTGGTACAGTCCAAGTAATACACCAAACTCGTTAGCTACAACGTATTCGCCGTCCACGACATCTCCAGGCCTACGATTTTCGTAAATAGAGTAAGTGTTGTCCGCATGACCTACTCTATTGGCTTCATCATTTAGAGCGTTTTTAGCTCCGAGCATAGCTCTTCCTGGAAGATCTGAAAAGCCATGAGTCTCTTGAGGGATCACTCCCAAGATATATGTATGCGACGACGACTCGGATACACATACCACTCTGGTGCCTGGTTGTGGTAAAGAGCAGTCTTTAAACCCTAGAAAATTGGATAAGACTGATGTGACTACAACCCCTTGAGTCATGTAGCCTAAGCCTCCTTCCGTACCCATCCCGTAGCCTTCTCTGGCTACTGTCACTGTTCGTGAGCCTGCATTAGAGGTCACTACGACTCCTACAAATATTTTAGACGTTTGTGCCTGCCTGTGTTCTTTGTCTGCCTTTGTTTCTTTATGAATTGCCATACGTGTAGATAATAAAAGACCTCAGCCTTAATATATAAGACTGAGGTCCTTTAGCAAGTTAATTAGATTAACTTACGCGGTCAACTGCATGAAGTCGATTACCACATTGTCCATAACGGTAAGACTTTCTGCTTCCGCTGACACAGAGAACTGACTGACAACTGCGCCTGTAGCAGTGAACTTTCCGCCGCCGCCTTTACAACCACCTAATTCAAAGGTGACGGTTGCAGGACTACATGCAGACCATCCATCGCCACCATAAGATCCTCCTTCAAGGATCATGCGTTGAATGGTTGCTTGGCCCTGAGGCTGGGATCCCCATAAGAGAGCTTCTTTGTTACCTATAGTACGTCTACGGTTGATCTGTTGCTGGTAAGAGATCTGTACCTGGAGAGCAGTTGCGATGGGACCATTAAAGCTAATGATACACCTATCTGCTGTTACTGGTGCCTTGGGGTTTACATCTGTGAATCCGAATAAATCTGCCATATGTTTTTATCCTGTTAGTTGTTTCTGATTTAATTATATCTAAACTGAGCCAGAGTTACAATAAGATCTTTAAATTATTCTGCTAAACCTAACATCTTTACCATATCTTCAAAATTAGCATCTTCTCCTTTGGTGTATCTCACCCAGCCTTTACCATCACCAACAATCCTATAGATTACATTGGGTCTGCCTTCGTCTGAGCTTATTAAGATACCTGTAGCTCTATCTGTATCCAATAATACCGGTTCTCTAAAATCTCCTGTAACTAGAACTTTCATTATACTGCGATTTGTTTACTACCTGCAGTCATCTGCTGATCAATCAAATCTTGTTTAAGCAGCTCCGCCAGTACAGAAATGTCTTCATGGGACTCATTCTGATCTTCTGGAAGCTCTTTAAACATAGTTTGAGCGGCAGGATGCTCCATTGCGCGCTTAAATACGTGGGCTGCTGCTTCTGGAGCCAGCCCACACTCTTCAGCGTATTTAATAAACCCTGCTTCGAGCGAAGTCATACTGCTAACTATGCCACGAACAACGTCAGGTTGATGTAGTTGAGTGGGTAAGGTACGTTGAGGTTGACATCTACAATGATTCTATCTTTGTAGAAAGGATCAGATTCGATTCTGAGGATGTCGTCCTTAGGGGTAAAGCTAAGTAACTGGTTACCTGCTCTAGCTGTGTACGTATTGGTAGCCTTATCTCTCAGTACCCCAACAACAGTCTTATAGACTTCGTGGATAGTTCCTGGGTTGATGTTGTAACGACCAATGTACGGGGCGAGTGCCGCTTTCAGTGTGTAGCTGATATTGTCGACGTTTGTAGTGATCGAATCTTCTCGAGTATTTAGACTGCGTTCATCTGTTGTTATCTGATGACGTACATACGCAGTAGCACCGATCACTTCCTGTGTAATGAGCCATATACCTTGTTCAGCCATCACGTTCAGGTCGTCTTGATTGAATTCAATTACAACCTTACTCAAGTCGTCGACACCTAGGAATTCTGAGTTGGTCAATCCTTGATGCGGCACTACACCGGAACGTAACCCTGCTAATCCTGCAGCAGCGAAGTAACCTTGCTTGGTGACGCCACCGTACTTGTAGGTGTCAGGAAACACTACACGTACGCGACGGTTGTTGTAATCACCTCCGATATGTGCAATGTTGTTCGCTCTTTCTGACTTCGTATAGTTTCTGACCACTTCAACCTTGACCGGTACAGCGATCTGGGCTGTTAAGGTCTTGGTAATAGTCAGGGTTGTATTGGAGCGTACATGGTCTACAAAATACTCATCAGCGATAATGTCCCCCTTTGGGTCGAGTCTGAAGTTTAACTTAATGCTATCACCAGGTCTTACTCCGTCCTCTACAAACTTGGCTCCTTCAATGGTGACCAACTTGAATTGTGTGTTTGATACCTGAGGGTCGTCTGTAATGGTGGCCTTGTAATTTTCACCATTTTCCTTTAGAGAGTACATTGTGCGTGTCTTCACGTCCTGTACAGACAACCAGGCGATTCTCCAGCGACCTACTTCCTTGGTGCTGTAGGCGTTCACATGTCCTACGACAGCGTCTTGAATGGTTCTATCAAAAGTAAGAGGTACGAAGCTATAAACTTTATCGCTCTTCTCTGCAATTTTGATTGCCTGGGTATAACCTACCAGGTCGTTCGTCTGCACACCCAAGAAGTATACAATTTGATTCGCTGAATTGAGTACTGCGTCGTACACACCTTGAGCCAAAGGGTTATCAGGGTGGATTACACCGAGCTTAGTTGTAACGTCAGCCAAACTTCTGAGAGAGTCGATGGCTACTACGTTGTCCTGTAGTAGGTCACGATGTTCTACGAAAAGCTTGCCTGACTTAACAGGCAGGGTGACACTGTTTCCTTCTACCACAAGGGCCTGATCATTGATGGCGATTCCTGCCAAAATACCGATGTAGGAATCTTCCTGTACCCAGTTATATTTATTGCTCTCGGAATAAAGATCTCTGAGCTGCGGAATCTCTACGGAAGGCTTCGTTAACAGCAACTTCGCGGTCTTGCCTGTAGAGGCCACCGTCAACATTAACGGAGGAAGGTTTTCGGAGAGTTCGACGGTGTGATATGCTCCTAATTTGGCTGCTGTTACAGGAATGTAATAAACGTCGCCGACGATCAATCCATCATTATTGGAGCCTGTTGCGAAGGAAGCTCTCACTCCAAACTTACCTACATTGAATGATGTTGCAGAATAGGGCAACACGTCTGAAGGTGTATCGATGTCTGAAGCAGATACACGGAGCCTTGCGCAAGTGTCTGCGTTGTTTCCGTTGTAAAACTTACCTCCGCGCTCGACTACGATCTTATAGACCATATCCGATGGACCTGTGTATGTGCCGCTTGTTGTCGGTTCAACTTGAGCCGTAGGAGCAGTAACAGTTAGGGTCCATTGAGTACCTCTCACAAACGCAGTAACGTCTGAAAAGTCGAGGACGACTTCATTATCTCCTGTGGAGTCAACGTCTAGCAAATAATCGCCGCCTACTTCATCTAGAATGAGATCTGTTTGAGGGGCGAACGAACCGCTTTGAGACTCAACAGAGAAGGTTACGGATGCTTTACTGCTGGTGTTGTCGCTTGTGACTGTGATGGTGTAAACATCCGAAAAGACTCCTGTTGCAGCGTTTCCTTTGTACGCGGTACTAGGATTGGTGGGACTTCCTCCTGCGGTGCTTCCGGTGCCTCCTACATGTACGACAGCGTTGTTGTAATCTTCTGTTGCGAAGCCTACGTTACCTAGGTCGTTGTATACTCCACCGATGCGGAAGGTATATGTACCTGAGGACTTCACAGGAACAATGGTGTCGACCAGCAGCGTATGGCTGTCTACAAACCCTATGATTTTGCGTACACCCAGACCAGTGATCTGCAGGTATTTGCCTACAACCTCGTCCTTAACGAAGGTGGCCGAAGCCGAAGTGAATCTATTCACCGTAGCGTGACCGACTCCGTCTGCTTTAAAAAAGTCTCCCGTCGACAGCTCGACCTCTGCACCTATAGTGGATGCAAGATCAGAGTTCTCGCGGTACGTATCTGCAACAAGAGCAGTCACTCGTGCTCTGAAGGTCATATCAAGGTCGTCAACAACCTCGATGATATCTCCTACAGCAACATCACGCTTGGATAAAAACGCTGTAGAGCGCTCGAAGCCGTTACCTGTCTTGAGTAGAACCTCAGGAAATCTCAAGCGATTTTGAATTGTGTTACCGGATTCCCCTACAACAGTCTCTACACCGGCATCCTCATTGGTTGCATCGCCAAGAGCGACAAGAGGGAAATACTGCGCTTCGACAGACTCCATGTATACCTTGGTATAGGATTGGTCAACATCGCCGCCTGTAGCTACATGAGGGAAGTCATAGCGTACACCTGTGTACTGGCTACTATTCAGAGTAATACTGGCCCCTGTAGGAGAGTAGTTATTGGCAGCATCTAAAGCTATACCATCGAGCGTACCCACCATAGTCAGAGCTTTTTCACTAGGCTCGGAATAGCGCCTGAGCGAAAACTGAGGGCCTATGATGAAGGCTGGTAACGGGAACTCGGCGTAAACCGGTACCTGAAGGAACTCTTGCTGAATTAATACTCTGGGTGTGATGTACATAGTCTTGTTTTCTCCTGTGTATACTCTATCTAGTCTTGTTTAATTTTAAATTAAATTTAAGCTGTCTGCAACATTTTTTAACCTTTTTTTGTTAGTTTATAAAAGCGGACTCTAGGCAGCCTGTAAATACTGAGTATGTTACTGTCTTAAGTTTGAGGTCGTCTCCCTTAACTACAGTACCCATATCAAAAGCAGCTTCAAGCAGAACATTAACTACAAAGTGATCTTTACTCTCCAAGTATAGTGTAGGTTGTCCTAGGTTTACCAGCTTAAATTGACGAAAGCAAAAGTCGTTTCTGATATTTTCCTGATGATACAGAAATATCTTGAAGATATACTCTGCAAGTTGCTCGGCAAAGCCTACATTTGTACCTACTACAGCAATGTTTAGAGGTAAGCGTATAATGCTGTTTTTTGTCTTTTCTGATTCTTTGACATTGATACCTACCATTTGATTGAGTGTAGGAAAACCGAAAGCTGCCTCTCCTCTGGAGACATATATGCCTGGCCTTTTTTGAATTACATCATCCTTGTAGTGATATGCGATCTGTAACGAGATTCCTGTAACCAGCTCATCGGGGTCATACACTTGTGTGAACCTGTACCCTAGGGACTGAGGGGTATTTGCTATCATGTAGTTCTTTATTACCTCATAACAGATGTTCTGCACCGTCCAGGGAGTAAGAACAAGCACTCTCTCATCTCTCTCCTCAATAGCTCTATTTTCTGCAGATACGAAGGCAGTATCAGGATAGTTGCAATATAGATCTCTAGGGTCTTGTGTCATAGTGTGAAATTATAACAGGGCAGGTATAGGTATAGAATACGCTGTATCTGTAGGAGGAATCAGATTCAAGTTAGCCTTCTGTATAAGGGTAATGTTGGTGCCTGGAAATTGCTTGGCGTTTCTAGACTGTATACTATAGCGGTAGCCGTCCTTTGCTTCGCATACAATATCTCTGACCTCTATTATAGGGTAGCCTGGCATACGTACGATTTGGGTGTAGTTCTCTTTTACCCCTATACCCTGCTGATCCAGCTGTTTGTCCTGCTGCCCTTGTTCGGTGTAAAAAACACAAGGTACAGGCGCATAGTAACCTCCGTCCACCCCTACACCGTAATCTTCATGTTTAATGTCAGCTATAGGTACACCTGATACAGGGTCTATGTTCTGGTTAGTTATAACATTACTTTGCTTACCTATACTCTTTCTCCTGAGTAGCCATGCTTCTGTTCCTGCATACCTAGCTAGAAGTATTTCCTTTCTTAGGACTTCTGCAGCCATTGCGTATTTGCGTTGATCGTGTCTTGACGATCCGAAGATCACTGGAGTTGAGTAATACTTCCTGTTGTCTGATGTTTGTAGGCCTATACGATAGGAATAGTTGGCTGCCCATGATTGCTTTATCTTGGTGTCGTCGACCACAAAAAATACGTCACCAAGATCATTCTTGGCTGCAAGCAATTCAGAAAAATCTGAAGTTGCGGAGATCTCTAATGAGAAATTGTAAGGCCTAACGCCATTGAAAAATGGATCTAGCTTCCATTGTATAAAATGCCCTGCGTCCCAATTGGGAATAACGTCCACACGTTTAAAGGCTTTTTTTGTACTATTAAGCATTAATGTTTATGTGGTTTAGATGGGTCTTCATCTTTCTTGTGTCCTCCGTGCAGAAGACTGTTAATCATCTTTTTAGTTTTATGCAGCGCCAGCTTGATTTTAACTCTAGCTATAAAGAATGGTCTATGCCTACATAACTCTAACTCCGCCATGACCCTTTTAGACGCTCCTATTAAGTCTTCTGGTGAGGGCATAAATTAATAGCGCCTCCTGTAAATGTATTCGGAATATTTGGTTCCATAGACTTGGGCAATGTTCTGATTCATTTTAATTTGTTGCCCTAGCTCTTTGAAGTCCTGTTGCATGGCTTGTGCTAGAGACATGAATATTTGAGCTTTGTCCTTATCGTTGACCTGTACACCGTCAGCTGAATAACTTAATTGATTGGCTGCCTCATTAATTGCCCCTGATCTTAAAAGGTAGGACGCTGCCCCTAGTAGCAACAATGATCTGAACGGGAATTCTTCCACAGAGTACATGACACCTGTAGGGGGATTCATGAGGTTATAGTAATCCACCGTATTGATCATGGCTTGCTCGATCATCTCCGTGGTGAATCTAATCCCTAAAAGTAATGGATTAAGCTCCTTCCTATCTTGAAGGAACAGCCTAATTTCTTCGCTGGTAAGAATTGGTGTAGCCATCTTAATTAGAACTTTATCTGCTGTAGTGGTTTGCTTGTGTTTGTGACTGGCTTAGCTCCTGTGGAAGCTCCTGGGGTGTTCTGGGAAACTGCAGGATTATTCAATACACCTGTCTGCGATACGCGGGCTTCGTTTTGTCCGGTTCCCGGTTGTTGGTCCACAGGTGCAGAGTTGTACATTGCAGATTTTTGTATATAGCGCTGAAACATGTGCAGGATATTTTCGTTACTCATACTTTATATTATAAAGCGAAGCGGTCGACTTATCAAGGTCGTTATATACAAACAAAAAGGGGACCCGAAGGTCCCCTTTTATTATCTGCTTTCTGCTTTGGGTTAGCCGTTGAAGTCGACCCTCACAACACCCTTCACGTTGCCGATGGCAAGCGAGAGGTTCATGTACTGGAAGTACTCGAGGAAGTAGGCTTCGTTCTTCATGAACACTGTGAGCGGCTGCAGTCTGTAGTACTTGCCGAAGAATTCTTCGGAAGAGAACAGGTAGATGACGCCGTCAGGTACGAGATCACGCTTGATGGTGTAGACAGGCTTCACACCCAAGAGAGTCTTGGAAGGAAGACCATTGACCCACATTTCCTGAGCGAGATCGCCGCCAACTTCACTACGGCTCATCTTGACGAAGTCGTCAGCCGTAACGTTGTTCATGAGCATCACACCCTTGGTTTCGCCGCCATCTGGCTGCGCAGGACCGAAGGGTACTCTGAGCCGCTTGATGACCTTGAATGCTTCAGCGACGTTCTCGCGAGTGATACCACCAGAGATGGTAACATTCTGAGGAAGACCGAGACCGTTCAGGGTGTTGGCTGTGTTGACAGTACCGATAATGCTGTCCACCTTGTTGATGAAACGCGTATCGATTTCAGTGGCGATGTCCTTGGTGGAGAGCTCCAACATGATCGCACGGATGTCGTAATCGTAGCTTCTGAGCTGGTCGATATCCTTGTTGTACTTCGGACTCGTAATACGGGTGAAGTAGGAAGGATAACGAGTTCCATTGAACTGGAACATGTCAGGCACAACGCCGAGAGGGATAGTTACAGCAGGAGCTGTATCAGGCTCACGATCATTCCACTTAACAAGAAGCTCAGGATTCTCAGCCTTGTCGAGGTCATCATTGCTGATGTCGATAGGGGTGATAATCTTCTCAGTGAAGCTTTCTTCACGGAGTTTATTCCGAGTAAAAGACTGCGCGGACACCGCGGCCTTCTTTTCTTCGCCAGCCTTAACCATTTCAACGAATGTGTCGTTGAATACTCTCTGATTTGCAATTTTTTCCATAATGTTATATTCCTCCTAGTTAATTAGATGGCGAGCTTGATACAGACGACAGTTGCGTCAGTCTGGTACTGAACACCGTTAAGTGTTGCAGTGACCTTGCCTGGAAGGGACCTGGAGGCTTCCACAACTTGTCCGATGATCTTCTGTCCAGTGGTGGCGGAGGTAGGACCTCCTGTCTGCGTAACCACAGCGCCGGGATCGGCTACAATAACAAGGTTACCGTTAACGTCGGCACTGACATACTTGCCTGGAACGAACCCTGCTGACCCAGCTCCTGTGGAGCCGCCTGCAGTGTTTGTGAACTTGTCTGTCTCGATGACGCTTGCACCGTCGAGGGCGTAAACACCAATCTTACCGGATTCGATAACGTCTCCAGCAGATTGACTGTTGATAGCGAATCCGTAGATCGCTGAGCCGTCGGCAGCTTCTGTGTCATTGGCTGCGAAGCCCTTATAGACTTTGCCGTCTGCCTGAATACGTACTACATGACCGGCTTCGATGCCTGTTACACCGGAACCAGGGGCAGCTACATAGTTTACTTGATGCAAACTAAGAGCGGGGCCTTTCTTGAAATTAATCATAATAAGTTACTCCTATTTATTTGTTGTTGATTTTGATTGGGTTATTACCCGTGTTGTTTTGCACCCCGATTGCCGATCAAGGCTGTTTCGGAAATGGTCCACGAAAGTTATATTAATATTGTCGCTAATACGTAGTACCAAGTCAACGATATTTTAAATTATTTTTTAGCCTGCTTAGAAGGCTTGCTCTTCCTGGCGGCTGGCGCGGGCTCTTGCTCAGGTGCGGGTTCGTCTGAAGACCTGTCTACGCGACGACCTATCATTCCTCCTAAACCTCTACCCAGTACAGCTCCACCTGCAGCCATGAGGGGGTTGCGTGTAATCCCTCCACCCACTAAGCCTAACAATGTTCCTAGAGATTGTCCTCTCGATTGATGTGTGTCGGCGTCTAATTTGTTTTCCGCTATACGCTTACGAATTTCTAACTCATCCGGGGCTGGAGCGATACGCTCCTTGGGTCCTCTGTGATCTAGATAACTACCATATGTGCGACCTACTCCAGACCCAACCATGGCTCCGAAGGGTATTGTTAACCCCATACCTGGACGTCCCCGCTTGGCTGCCAATGCAGCTAATCCTCCAACAATTCCACCTATTCCTGTGCCTGCTGTGCGATAACTGTTGTTGGTGTAGTCGTCTTCAGCTTGCTGCTGCTCAGCTAAATAATCTTCGTAACCTTTACCTGCATACTTTAAAAGATCAGGACTAGGTGTATAGCCGTGTTCCATTGCTCTCTTTACGAATCCTTCGATATATGCTTGTTGTGTGTTCATACTAGTCTTCTAAAAGATTGTAATTACTGTCGTAGCCAAAAGCTCTGCGCATCACAGGATCTTCCGCATGGTTGGATGCTTTGACTGTAGCTACTTTACCCATATAAGCTACGTCTGCAGCGTTACACACACGTTCTACGACTTTCGCCAGGTACTCGACGTCTTCTCTGGCTTTCTTTACGAATAGTGCCTTTTCATCTTCATCGTTGATGAAATCTGCACTGTACATAGCTTCTGCAGCCTTCTTGAGTGCGTTATCCAAAGATCTGTCGCTGGCGACTTTTTCTTCTGCCTGTTGGCTTTGAAGGGTAGTGACCTGCTGCTTAAGCTCTGATATCTCAGATAAAGCGACTTTAACAAAATTTTCAATCTTATGTAGCGCCTGTTTGGTCATGTTTAGCTTCCTCTAAATGTACTAAGCTTTGAATATACTTGAGCACTTTGTGTTTGTCTTCGTCACTTAAGTGCTCTAAAGCTGCTATAGCCTGCCGCTCTACAGAATACTGCTCTGGAGAGTCGGCAGGCATATAACGTAATAAAACTGCAGCTACTAGTCTTGGGTGTTCGAGTATGCGACTTCAGCCTTAAGCTTGTTCAAGACTGTTTCCGCTACAGAAGAGGCGAGCTTCTCTTGCACTTCCTGTGCGGTTTTTTCTGCCTCCACCTGGAGGAAGAAGTTTTCGTACTCGGCAACCTTGGCGGCAAGCTTTTCATTCGTCTCAAGCGCTTCCTGCAAAGCGGCCTGCTTTAACACTTCGTCAAAGTATTCGGCTCCGGCTTGCTCGGCAGCCTGCTTTTCATACTCTTCCTGCTCAGCTGCTTCCTTTTCTACGTGCTGCAGATCTTCTGCAGCTTCAGCGATCAAAAGATCGAAATCTCTACGTCCGGCTTCCTTGAACATCTCGAGCTCCTCTGCGGCTTCAGCTTCCTTTTGGAAGTCTTCTTCGTAGTCTTCGCTGTAGTCGTCACCGGCTGCCTTGAGGAGAGCAGCACAAAACTGGCGACCCAACTCATAAGAGGCTACCTTCGCAGCCAATTCTTCTACCTGAGCCTTCTTGGCCCCAGTCAAAGGCTCAGCTTCGTCAGAAGAACCCTTCTGAGAATAGTCTTGCTTGTTGTTCTCAGGCTTGATGCTGTTCTTGTCAGTCTTTTCCTTGTCGTCGCCCACGCTCTCAGACCTGACATCACCTGGCTTGCCAGAAACACTGTCCTGTGCGTTGGCTTGCTTACGGATAAGATCGAGAATTTCGGCACCCAGATCGTTGGCTGTCTTCGCCTTAGCGAGAGGTTCAGAACCGTCATCAGAAGGCTTCTGGTGGTATCCTTGAGCGACGTTTTCCGGTCCTACGGAATTCTTGTTATGTGACTCATGTTCGTCACCAACGCTGACGGACCTGACGTCGCCGCCTGGAGCTCCAGAGATATTCTTCTGGGCGTCTTCTGCTTGCTTCTTCACCATGGAATGAAGCTGATTGAGTACTTCTGCGTGTTTTGTCAACTTAGCCATATTTTTCTCCTAATTCTTTAAGTGTTAATTGTTTATGTGCTGTATGGAATTACTTCTTCTTTGAGTCTTTATCTTTTGAGCCTTTGCTTTCTGAGTCTTTGCTGTCTTTACGTGAAGCACGTCCAGCAGCTACGCCAGCGAGACCGGCAGCGGTAGCGCTGAGCTTGCCTCTGTGTTCGTATACCTTTTTGCCTACACTGTCAGCCACTCCTGCGGCAGCTACCGAAGGGCCAGCGAGATGCTTTTTTGCAAAGCGCTTGACCGGTTCAGCGATATACTTTTCAGCTAAATCTTTTGCTCCGGAAACCTTGCTCAAGGTTTCATGTACAATCTGAACTGCTTCATCTTCACTAAAACCATACTCAATGGCACTCTTAAAGATCCCTTCGCAGTAAGCGGCAGTTTTTGCCTCGTCTGCGTTTTCCTTCTTTTTACCTGACAGTGCATATGCTCCTGCTCCTGTAGCAGCTAGACCTGCTGCGGCGATTCCTGCTGCCCGACCGGGCCTTGTTCGGATGTACTGACCTGCGCGCCTGGCACGCTCTCCTGCTTGTCTTGCAAAGTTGCCTGCAGCTTCAGAGGCTCTGGAGGTGGCTGTCGCCTTACCTCCACGAACCAAGGTTCCGCTAGATTGTGGAGCTGATTTTGGAGCTGATTTTGGAGCTGATTGCGCTTTAGTGTCGTTTGAAGATCTTTCTACAAGAGCCAAGGCTCTGCTGGATTTTGGGGCTTCTTGTGCTTTAGCTGCTGCCTCTCTGGCTCTTCTTGCTTTACGTCCGCCGGCGGCAGTTTTCGATAAAGCTTCGACAGTTTCCGTAAGTGCCTGGTCGTACAAATCGACAGCCTGCTTAACGCTGATACCATTTACAAGCGCCTGGTTAATGAATCCTTCGATGTACGAGGCAGATTTAATCATATCGAAGGCGGCGGCTTTTTCTGGAGGCATCCCTGGAGCAGTCATCGCTTCTGGGTTTTCTCCTAGATGTCCTTGAATCGCCTGCGCAAGATGGGCTACATCTTCTCCTCCTTCGTGTTGCTCCGGGTTCTGCATTTCTCCGGACAATGCCTGTGCGAGTTGCTCTAGTTCTTCAGGAGACAACTGAGCCAGTAATTCCTCTACGCCTCCACCTTCTCCACCTTCATGCTCACCCTCACCCATCCCGTACTCAGACCCACCCATAGCATGCTCAAGCATTTCTGTATCTGGAGACTCTGCAGCTTCGTGACCTTCATCTTCTGGCATCCCTCCGGGCATTCCTCCGGGCATTTCTCCGGGCATTTCAGCAGATTGTTTATTGAGGTAGTGAGCTATCACTGCGTTTACGTATGGGTTAGTCATAGTTGGTTCCTGTATATTTTTAAATGTTAACTTAAATTTTCTGCTTGTCCAAGTCTTTTTTACCTATTCTGTATTAAAACATTAAAAATAGTGTCTTCGTCAAGCTTGTTTTGAGAATCCATATATCTTAATGCTGCCAGCTTATATGCTGTGTATTGTTTTGCTAGTGTTTTAACTGCTGCTTCTTTTGAGAGTTCTTTTTCGTTTGTTTTTCTGTGCAACTTACCTGTGGGAAGTTTTTTGATTATAGTGATCTTCATTATCCTTCCGTGTACAGGTTTGTCAAATAGAGAGTGGTCGTCGAAAAGGTTTTTAACCATACTCAACAGTCCTTTGGGTAGAATGTCAGATCCCGATGGCTCAAACTTATCGTCATTAATCTCCTGGTCTCCGTCCTCCTCCATGTCAGAAAACATTGACGGTAAATGCTTTTTGACTTTACTGGATAATTCTTCCGCATTGGATCCGATTGACTTGCCTCCAAAAGAATATTTGATAAAGTCTTTTGGAGAAAACACTATACCGTTGTCTGCTAGTGCACGTAACAACTTAGAGGGTTCATGTTTTCGCAGTTCTTCGATAACATCGTCTGGTATGTCGTCAGCATGGTTGATCTTTGATTTCTGCTCCACGTCATACTTGTCCTTCGATGTTTTGGGTCCGTCTTGGATCACTCCTTCGAGGTGCTTTTCGATGGCTGCTAACTTTTTAACCAGGCTACGCTTTTCTGCAGCATGCTTACTAATGCGTAAAAGATTGTCCTCGTCGTCAGGTACCACAAAGCCTGGATAGATGGTTTTGTAGTCGTTGGCAGTTTTAATGTATCCGTTATCGGCTGCAAGCTTTAGGCTCATACCGATTCTATCGGCAGGTCTACCTACAATAGATAACTCGAACCACTTGGGGTCGATATTGTCCATGCTGCACATCTCACCTTGTTTGTTAATTTCTCCAAGCTTCTTAGGTATGTGCTCGCAACGGTGATTGTCTGTTTTAGCTTCGTGACCGCACCAGGTGCATTTATCGTAAGCCACCTTCGCAGCCATACTCACGTTGATCTGCTTGCCTTCTGCAAGCTTCTGGATTTCTTCAGCGCACTTGTCGTTATCCATACCAATAACGAGCTCAATACGCTTCATCTTATGATTGTAGGTAGCAGCCTTAATGTTTCCATACTTAGGGTCGGTAGGCTTGTTTTTATGATGCCTATTAAGTGCCCGTCCATCGTATTTATCATCCTTCTTGCTGCCGGATTTAATGAAGGTCTTATAGTGCTTTAAACAGGAAGCTTCCTTAAAGATGTCTCCATTTCTGTTGGCTCCTGTGCCTTCGTAGGCTCCTAGTGCAATTACAAGTGCGTCTGTTTGTCCTGCAGTCTTCTCAACGCGAAGTTCAGAGTTATCAGAACCTGCCTTGGTTAATGTGTTAACATTATGAATCAGCTGTACTGGGTCAATGTCCCAATTCCAGTCGTCTGTAGCACTAAATTTAATTAATCCTTTATACATATTTATTGTACTTGGTTGGCGGCATCAAACTCTCCTCTTGACTGGAGTAATGTCTTTTTCCAGTCTTTTTTCTGGTCGTCTGAGAAAGCGCGGTTTTGTATCGCTTTAATTAGATGGTATAACCCTGTTCCTCCTGCGGCTATGGCTCCTCCTGCGATTACAGGGGTCCTATACCTCGACCAGGCCTTTCTGAGATTGGAACCCTGAAGGGCTTTGTTTTGAAGGTCTTTTAAAGTACTGTCTAGAAAAGCCTTCCCTTTTGGGTCGCGGGCAGCGCTGAAGTCTCCTCCTTGGCGATACTCATGGACGATTTTCTTGATCAGATCCTCATCAAATCCTGTGTGAGCTCCAGTTATTTTGTTTTTTTCAAAAATATCTCCAATCTCCGCATGCATGTTTGGAGCTATGTGATCGGCAATAAAGTCTCCTGCTCCCCAAAACTTGCCTCTTAACTTATGTAGCGACTCACCTATTTGTCCCTTCAAGCCTCCCTTTGCGGAGGCGTTTTGCAGAGATTGATGCGCATCTGCGTATCCTCTAAGCTTCGCCATAGAGGGAGAACTTTTAGCCTTAGCAATTATTTTCTTTTTAAGCTCTGCCTCGTTAGGATGACCTGCGAGGCTGCGGTATTCCTCCAACAATCCTCCGGTTGTTGTGCCTTCAAGCTTGTCCAATATACCCAAGCGTTTTTCGACATTGCCGTCGAAATCTCCGAAAACTCGAGATATGTCAGGGCGGGCTCTTCCTGCAGGGTCCAAAAGCTCCGCTGAATTTGTCTTGTCAAATTTTCGATTACCTTCCCTCGCATCACTAGCATTTTGAATCTTTTTGGCGTTATCCCATCGGCGTAGAATATCTGTGCCTATACCTCCCGCTGCTACTGCTGCACCAATCTCAGGAGATTTCCCTAGCAGGTCTGTTGCTACGGCTTGTGTAGGATGTTTGTCGTAAAACGTTTCTCCTGTGTTGCTTTTCAGTCCTGTCATATACTCAAGCCCTACTAAACCCTTTCTGACTTGATCTCTGAGTGCTTCAGTCCTGGCGACTTCATGTTTAGGTTGCGGGGAACTGTCCCCAGACGAAATTAGAGGGGATACGGCTCTGTACAAATCAGATTGTGTACCAGTGTTCGCGTCTTCTAAATCTTTCTTAAATTGTGATAGTGCTGTTTTTTTCATATGTTCACTCTGTTTGATCACTTCCTGACCTTGAGGTTGGGGTTGAACGGCTGTGGTTGGAGGATAGGATATGTTGGGCGCAATATTAGATGGCTGAGGGGCGTTTGATGGTCGGATGGTATTGCGTGTGCGTCTTGTGCTAGGTTCTGGTCCACCCACGACGTTACCTTGAGCGTCAAACATTGTTCCCTGTGCCTCCTGTCTTTGACGATCATTAGCTCGGTTGTTCATCTGCTTAGCCAACTCACTATTGGCACTCAAATTATTGAAGACATCTCTACCTGTATTTATTGTATCGGTAACGAAGCCTATAGCTTGACCAGCTCCAGGCAGCATGGCTGTTGAGGCTGCTATCCCATCTAACCCTGCACCTATATAATCGTTTCTGCCTAGTCTATCGACTGCGCTTGCTGCTGACGATGCTGCCATTAATGGTGGAACTAATTTATTGGCTGCAAAATTTGCGCCACGCATGATAGGGTTTCTAGCTAGATTACCTGCCTGGTTGATCGCCCTGTTTGTGGCCCGCTCAATCGCAGGAGGTTTAATTAATTTGCTTGCTCCGTATGCGGCAGCTCCTCCACCTGCACTCAAGGCTGCGTTACCATATTCTCCATTCGCTAGATTAGTTGCTGCGTTAACCGCTCCTACTGCCGCTCCCCCTCTAAGTGCTCCTCTCGTTAGCATTTTTCCTACAGGCTTTAATGCCTGTGGTGTTAATGCCTGGGGTGTTATAGGTACCCTTCCTGTAAGTAAGGGACTATGCCTGTTTGCACCGTATTCTAGCGCCCCGAAAGCTGCGTCTGCGGCTGCCGGTACGTATTGTGGATCCCAATCAATATTTTCATCTCTATTTGTAACATTTTTGGCAGCATTCATTGCGCCTCGTGCAGCTCCTAGGTAATTGACAGGACCAGGCAGTCCGGCAGCTAACTTGCTCAATATACTGTTACGATCAGGTAATCCCATAGGTATAATGAGCTATTCAGGATATTGTTGCGGCGTGGGTTCAAACTTATTAGCTATACTGTCTGCAGCCATATTTATTGGGTGCGTCACTAGAGGCATCGCGCCAAAGTTAATTGCCGCACCACCTAAACTGAAAGGATTTCTTAACTTTTTATGTGTCCATCTAGCTGCATCTCCTACTGTTTTACGCATACCTGTAGCGTTGACGGGAGTACTTTTGGCTATACCCAGCAACGCTCTTCGTATTCCCATATCCCCTAGGATCATTCCACCGACTCTAATCGCTGTAGGCAAAAAGGCTTCCTTGGTGATGCCGTATTCCTCGGCTCTTTTCTGCATACCTGCCATGAAACATTGTTCGTATTCTTCAGGACTCATATAATTGATATTAAGGGGCTACGTTAATAGTTAGAGAGCTTGAACCTGTTCCTCCTGCGTTGGTAGCACCGATAGTTACCGTGACTGCTCCAGGATCTGTAGGTGTTCCTAATAGTTCTCCGGTAGCAGTGTCTATATCCAACCATGTGGGTAGGTTGGTGGTGCTGTAAGCTGTGGGCGTATTAGATGCAGTGATCTGATATGTGAACAAAGAGCCTACAGTAGCACTGGCTGTAAGTAGGCTAGTAATTACTGGCGCAATCACGGCTGCAGCTGTCGTAATAGTTAGAGAGCTTGAACCTGTTCCTCCTGCGTTGGTAGCACTGATATTTACTGAGGCTGTACCTGCTGAGGTAGGTGTTCCTGTGATTGCTCCTGTAGTGGTGTTGATACTGAGTCCTGACGGTAAGCCTGTAGCATTGTACGATGTAGGTGTATTAGATGCAGTGATCTGGTATGTGAACGCTGTGCCTGCAGTAGCACTAGCTGTAGGTGAACTGCTAATTACTGGAGCTACAACCACCAATATGGTGGTGATAACTAGCGAAGCTGTTGTTGTTCCTGCTGCATTAGTCGCTCTAATAGTTGTCGTAGTTATTGCGGCTGAGGTAGGTGTTCCTGTGATTGCTCCTGTAGTGGTGTTGATACTGAGTCCTGACGGTAAGCTTGTGGCACTATAGGCTGTAGGGGTATTGGTAGCTACAATCTGGTATGTGAACGCTGTGCCTACGGTAGCACTAGCTGTGAGTAGGCTAGTAATTACAGGAGCTGCGATTGTCGTAATAACAATCGAAGCTGAGCCAGTGCCGGCAAGGTTAATTGCGCCGATAGTTACTGAGGCTGTACCTGCTGAGGTAGGTGTTCCTGTGATTGCTCCTGTGGTGGTGTTGAGTGTTAGCCCTGTAGGTAAATTTGTTGCCACGTACGATTCAGGCGCGTTGGACGCGACAATCTGGTATGTGAACGCTGTGCCTGCAGTAGCGCTAGCGGTGAGTAAGCTAGTAATTACAGGAGTAATAGGTGTGGTAGTTATAACATTGTAGATTTCCTCACCTGTAAATGTATCAGCCTTCATCCTGAGTGCTGTGAAGGCTCGAGCATAAGCTGCTTTAAACGCGGTCTGATATGCTTCTGCTTTTGTTTGAATGTTTGTGACAAACAGGGGAGATTTAGAATCAAACTCCTGAGTATATGGTAAGTCTGATTTAACTCGTATCCATTTATCTGGAAGAATGTAATCGTCCGGTGCGATACCGAAGGTTCCCCCTGCATTCAACTGAGGTTCTCCAAATTTACGTATCAGCTCCTTATCACTCTCAGGTAGAGTGGTTAAATCTATGGAAAACTGAATTTTCCAGACGTCGTTCTCAATCGTTCTTTTTATTTTTAGTGCGACAGGCATAGTAATTATAATCTGAAGTTTTGATGTTCACCTTTATTAAATTCCATCGTGGCTACACGACGCTTTAACATTCCTGTATCCAGCTTAGTCATTAAATCTGCGTCAAACTTACTAAGTGCTTGAGTAGCCATCATGGCTCTCAACTCAGCTCTAACCACTTCTTTCTCTTTTGAGATCTCTGGAGACAGCCTCAATATTTGTTCAAACGCCCTGGCAACTTTGGCTGGGTTGTGCTTTGACAAGATGGGGTCCGTAATCATCAGCTCTTGCAATAGGAGTTTACGCTCCATATTATCAAGAGTCAGGTTGGGCTTGGCTGGAGGCTTTCTGAAAATGGATGAAAAGCTTTCCTTAAGAGGTTCTTGCAGTAAGTCGCTAAAAACTTTACCAAAACCAAAAGCTTCCTTCTCCATGGCTTGAGCTAGTACAGGATCGCCTGCGTGCTTGGAGGCTAACGAGTACTCAGGATCTGAGGCTTTTTTTTTAATCTCTGCAATTACAGGATCTTCGCTTTCCTCGTCAGAGGAAGCTTCTGTTTTTTCGCTGTCGTGTGAACACTCGCAGTCTTTTTTAGCGCTATTAAGCGTGCAGCCGCAATTTGAACATTTCGCTGCAGATTGTTTCCCCATTAGCTTGCACGTCTCTTTTAGGTAAGCGGTTTCGAAGTTTAAATCAGCTTGCACGTCTTCTGCTGTCTTTGCAGAGCTTAAGTAGAGTTCTGCCGCCTTCATCAAGTTGTCAAACATCAAGGCTTCCTTGCAGGAGTCGAACATCATATAAGCCGAGTCGTGTACGCCTCTCTCTTCCTTTTGACCAGATGACTTATAGAGTAAATCGATATAAGGCGTAGCTGCTTCTCCGTGTTTTGCAAAAACTTGAGACTCAAATTCTTCAAAAGATGTCCGGTAGCTCGCCTCTTTTTTAAACTCGTCAGCAAGTTCAGAGAACCTGTAGTTTAAATCTATCTCAGCTGCCACTTTATCTACTTCTGCTGCGTCTGCCTGCTTGTGCAGCTTCTGAACATAATTTGCAGACTTTTCATAAACTGTATTGAGTGTGGTAGAGAATGAGTCGTTGGTTTCTCTCGCCTCGTTAATCTCCAGAAAGGCTTTCTTGTATATAGGATTACTAAGCATCCTATTATAGTTAAACACGGTCTCGTGAGCTTCGTTGCCTGAAAAATTGTCCGAAGCGTATTCTGCCGAGGTTTTCTCGGTACGAGAAAAAACATCTTCAATCACTTGGGGAATGTCGGCGATTTCAAAGTCGACAGAGCGATCGGAGGCTGTCTTGAAATGTTTGTAGTGCAACGCAACATTTAAAGCTTCCCCAGTTCTCTGGATATAGTTTGGATTAAGATCCATTTCGCTAGCAACCTTACTGAGAGCGGCGGTCGGAGACAGCCCTTCGTTAACTCTTTGTACAGCTTCGCTGAGGGCGGATTTGATGAGAATATTTGGCTCGTCCATATGATTACTTATAGTTATAGCACTCTTTGGTTATTATTTCAATTCAGTAATTATCTTATATTCAGGTAAAACGTTTTCCTTTAATGCAAGCTGAGATATCAGCTCCATGGCGATGATGTCATCTTCCTGAAGATTGGCGTGATAATCGACACGGTCATTCACAATCCTGGCGGTACTGGCATCTAGATGTCTAACTTTTGATCTGTAGTAGTTAATCTCTTCTCTCTTAATGAAGAACGAGGCGAGATTATTAATTACGGAGTTATAGGCTAGAGCGTCCTTTTTATCCTCTATGGAGAAGTACAGGGATGTGACGTTGTCTACCATCGTGTCTGCCAGATAGGCATTAAGCCTGTCTTTTTCTTCCAGTGTTAGGCTTGAGGGATCTGCCTCAGCTTTCAGGCCAAGCTCTCCAAGCGAGCCTATAATTTTAAAGTACCTACGATCTACATCACTGATTATTTGATTGTCCGTCAATTGGGTAAAGTACGCTGCTCGTGCAACTACATCTGTCGGAGCGTTGGTAAAGTCAAAAAACAGTTCTCTCAATGCTCTAACTTGAGATCTATGTAGCTTATGCCTATACGCTATCGTGGTGTCACTCAGTCCTGCAAAAATACTATAACCTATCACGCAAAAATTACGCTGATGCTCTTTCGAGTTTCTGAATTTAACTGCGAAATCATAGTCTTTATTGTGCTTTATTTTAGCTACATGGTATAAGAACTCCCGCAATGGTTGGTCTGTTATCAGCTTAATGTACTTTGCACTCCAAACCTCCACCTTCTCTTCCTTGTAGGACGGCGTGAATATTTTCTTGTCGTTTTGTTTTTTAAGTTTTTTATTAAACAGTTTAAAAAACAAGTCTTTTTCTTCCAGATCCAGGGAACTCAAGACCTTCAATAAGAATGGGGTGAAGGTGAACTGCACAGCTGCACCGTCTGCTATTTCTTTGTGCTCTTGCATGTAGCGCGCAAGAGCGGAATCCCCATCCTTCAATTTTCTTCTGCAGTGGGCCAAATTGGCGCGGTTAGGCTCCAGATATACAAGGTATCTCCAGTTAGGAAAATTGTAAAATGAACCTACTTGGTTAAGCCTGATTGGTGCGTCTTGCTTCTTGATCATCTGCCGGTAATTGCTTGGTAAGTCCTCCTGCAAGAGCGCCTGCTCCTGCACCCCACTTTCCTGCAGTCATTAGGTCTTTTTTCAGGTTAGCTGTGAAAGCCTCCCTCACACCCGCCAGGGTTTTGGAGGGTTGCAGTTTATCTAAACCCATATATCTCCCTGCTCCTGCAAGTGCTCCTTTCCCTCGACTCATTTTATTCCAAAGGGCGGCACCGGCATTTGCTCCTACATTGCCTAGCATTGTTCCAGCGGCGTTCATTACTGAAGGAAAAACTCCCCCTTCAACCCCTAGGGCTAAACCTACCCCTGCTCCGCCAGCTATGTTTTTTAATTTTCTAATTGCGGCTGAGTCGTTGCTCGCCTCATCTCTCCGCATACTCATCATCTCTGCAACAGGAAGACCTGTTAGCTGAGGTTGTTCTTCCATAACCTTTCTTGCATCCTCTAGAGATTTATCAGATATATGATAGCTGTGCGCCGATAGTGGTACAGCTCCTCCGTGTAATCCTGCCAAAGTAGTACCCATAGCTCCTTCAAGTAAGGAATCTTTCAGGAAGTGTTTGGCTGTATCCTTAGAGGAAAATATGTGCTTTATAGTATTAACAGGGTCTATAGGTAGCTGGAACTTGGTTTTCCCGTTAGGTAGTGTTTTCTTCAGCCCCCTCATCCCTAAAGAATGTACGATACCTGCTATGAGTGTGGCTGGTAATGCTGCAGATGCGGCAGCACTGCCTGCGCTAGATAATACTTCCGGTATGATCGATTTCTTGGAGTTGGTGGTACTTTTTATTTTATCTATCGCCGTCTGTATTTGCTTTTTCCGTTCTTCAGGATCCTTGGATATGATCACCTGACTAGGTAGTACGTTTTTGAATATGGGCGCTACAGCTCTTGCGGCACCAGGCAAGTCTTCGACAACGTCTGACCAACTCAACTCCTTAGGCTTAGACAGGAGTATGTTTTCCCGAATAAGCCTAAGGGCGGCTAGTCTATTTACATATGAGTTATCTTGTTCTTCTGCTGGCATAAAATAACATTATAAATCCATGCCGTCACCTCTGCTCATATTGATGGATAATTCTGGAGACTTACGCTTAAGGAAGATTATAAGATCTCCAATATTCTTCAAGACGTTCGTTACCAGCTCTACCAGCTCAGGCAAATCTCCTCTACCGTACATCTCCTTAAACTTGTCTGTTTCCCAATGCAATAAAAACAGAATTCTGCCAAGTCGATCCATAGCCTCGACCATAGACGGCAAATACTCGGATACCTTGTCGCCTACCGACACATACTTAGCCAAAGCTCCAATCATCTGCGTGTCGAAGATCTCTTTCTGTCCGTTCTGAGCCATGCGTACAGCGTCGTTAACATATTTGGGGTCGACTCCCTTAATTTCAGGCATCGTACCCAAGTCTTGACGAGTCGGGTTTCCTGTATAGCTATCCATGGTAGGTAGCGAGTTTTCTTGCCCTATACCTGCACTGGTGGACTGTCCAAACTCGTTAGTGTACGGCTGCTCCTCAAAGGGTTGAGGATATATGTCTCCGGTATAAGCCAATTTAACGTGACCTTTTTTTGAGAAGCCGGGGACAAGGCTATCGATGAGTGATGCCCCTTCTTTTTCGTCTAGCCCGATATCCGTAACCATCGCAATCTTGGCTTGAAGAGGGTCGTCGTATCTCTTCTTTGCTCCGTCTATATCAACGAAGTACTCACTACCGTTGGTGTGTACAGTCATTGGGAAAATATTCTTATCTCTCAACATCCCGTGCAAGGTGCTTGGATACCCTGGTTCGCCTTTCACGAGTCTTTCTTTTTCCTCTTCAGCGTCGCGCTTCCGCTTGTCTACGTCTTCCTTCTCTTGTCTTGTAGACTTCGGGGAATTAAACGGATATAAAGGCATTTCGCAACGAAGATGAGACGCTGGAGAAATCTTTAGTAGTTTATACCCGGCAGGTACATAAATCATCTTGTCCTTGTACTCAAGACGATCGCCCTGCTTCTTGGTCATCACCAGAATGACTTCCTGCATTTTTTTAGGGTGATCGTAAAAGTTGCCTCTAGGTAGATCATGCACGCTTCCTGGCCTATCCCACTTACCTCCCATGTCACCTCTATCTTTCCAGTTGGCTTCAGTATAGGGCTCTACACTAATCCTACGAATACCTGAAGCATCCTTAAAATTGGCATTGATCCTAAATGGCTGCGTAGCTTTTAAGTTTTCATTGATCAATATGTACGTATTAGTGTACCCAGGCTTACCTTCGGCGGCATCTACCATCATCTTGTGGATGGTGGAGTAATCTTGTACCTTAATCTGGTCTTTAACAAAAACACCTTTATGGTCTTTGATGTAAGTTGTGCCGTCCTTAGAGTCGAGGTCGACAACTAGAGTGTCGTCTGTTGCAAAATCTTGCTGCAATTGCTTCGGTCTTACGAGCAATAGACCGTAGCGCAATCCTCCTAATCTCGTCACATAAGAATAGAAGCCTGACTCAGCAGGATTTATAAATTTCTTGAGATAGTCTACAGCACCAAAAGTCGACTTCTGGTCTGGTGCTCGATCGTCTACGATTACATAGCCTTGAGTTAGTAATGTTTCTTTGTCAGATTGGTTAAGCTTTTTGGCTTCTTCCTTGTCTGAGGTTTTCACTACCTTGACTAGATTTATCTTTTTTGTGGCTTTATCGGACTTGCGATACTTATCCCCGTCTTCAAGAGTAATGGCCTCGGCCACTTTTTCCATGGGGTAGAAACGTAGAACGGACTCGCAAAATTCTGAGTTTTTTTCAAGTAGGTCTGTAAAAGCCTGCTTTGTTACGTTGTCTGATTCTTTGACGTAATCAATCACCGAGGCTATCGCATACCTTCCTGTTCTAGGAGGTACACTCATTTGCCGGTAATCTCCCTGGGTAGCATCCCGTAAAATATCTGTTCTGCTTTCTTTGGAGTTTTCACCCAAACCTAAGAGTTCATCTTTAATAAACATCTCAGCAAAATCCTCGTTAAGAGGGTAAAACTGTTCGTTGTTCTTACTATAGAGCAAGTCTAGGTTTTTAACTTTACCGTTAATAAAAAAAGCAGGAACAAAGAGAATTTGTCCGCTCCTGGACCTAAAACCAAACACACCCAGAGCTTTCGTATTATCCTCATTCTTTTTTACAATTTCAAACCCTACCAGATAAGGAATTAAGTTTTTTAAAGTGTCCTGTAGTCGCTGATAAGCCAACTGAAAGAACGCTCCTTCAATTTGGTCGTCTGCCGCTTGTTTGGGTAAGAATGTATTGCGCATAATATTTATCTGCTATTTACTTCATTTTATAAATTTTTTTCTTGTATATCAAGAACCATCTCAGATTAACTCTTTTCTCCGAAGCCTACACCGTAGGCTAGCCCTGGGATAGGGCTTGGTCCCTTTACATCTGAGGTCGCGCCTTTGTTAACCATATTTACAAACCTCTTGGCTAAATTGGTGCTGTTTAGTACATGCATCCAATCATCGTGATGTTCAGGAATGTCTACCAACCTAACCATCACAGGCTCGAAGTTGGGAGGGTTATCGTGAACCAGTATCGACTCTATTCCATGTTCTTTCAGCTCATTTATAACTGCCGAGGTCACTTTCGTACCTATTGTATAGTGCAGCTCTGTACGCTCCAGGTACTTCCCGTAAGCCAAGTCTAGGCGTAACTCCTTTGCTGCAGCTCTTGGGGTGTAATCCTTCTCTATAGCAGAGTATGACACTATTTGGTCGTGTGTATAATCTCCTAGACCTTCAGGGTCAGTAATTTTGACGTGATCTATTGCAGCTTTAGCGATAAGTTCAAAATTTCTTCTATTCACAGGAAGACCACTGTCGTCGAAGGCTTTTTTCATCGCCTGCATATAGTACTTCCTACCTTCTCCGATTCCTTTATATTTAACTACTTCTCTCGGATCCACCAAACCAGAACTAAGAGTCTGTCCTTGTTCGACCCTATCGCCTAGTTTCACGCCAGGTTCTTGCTCAATACCGATGTAGTGCTCTGTGTTGTTTACGGAGATGAAGTGTCCTCCTGCAGAGGCAGGCTCTAACTTTGTTATAAATCCGTCCTCCTGAGCTAGAGGGGCTCTACCTATAAAGGTTTTCGGTATGTTCGCCAGCTGATTAATCAGCTTGAATCCTTGCTGTCCTCCTAATGATGTTGCTGCTCCGCCTGAGTGTCTAGCCTTCATCGCGCTTTCCGTGAGCGGCTCTGCTACCGCTGTGCCTGCGACTAAGCCTATATAACTATCCATTGCAGCCATACCCTTTTCGCGGCGACCCACACACATCTGACAAAGACCTCCAGCATGGTGTTTCTTGTTAGACTGGCAGGTCATTGGGGACCTTATCATGATCTGCGTTATGTTTTTGCTAGCTAGATCGTTTAGCATTTTAGCAGAAACTTCGTTGTTCCTGTTGTAGCCTGCAACTGCTTTAGCCAGGAACGCCCCAATAGACTCTCTGTCTTTCACATCCAAGGTTATCCCGTTGAGTGTTTCGCAGTCGGATTCTATAATCTGCAGAGGCATCAAAGCTCTGGCGAACTGCTTCGACCCATAACCTCCTTGAGCTACCGATATTTTTTTAAGTACTTCTCCTGACCTGGTACCGAAAGAGGTGGCTAAGTACTCAGGCAACGTTAGACCTTCGGCATAAGAACTCTTGATGGGGATATCCATTTTAGGTTTCCCTTCCGCATCAACCACAAATCCCTGAGTAGTTATAGTTCCTCTATATTGTGCAGGTGTCCCTCTAGAGCCGGCTAGAATAATTTTGGCTAGCGATTTATTTTGCTTTAACCCCTCACCTAGAATTTCTTTCTCTATCAAAGACATCATGTCGTTGTAGTTATCGAAAATCTTTTTATCTTTAACTCCTTGAGTGTCGCTACCCTTTTCGACGGTTACTTTAAAGCTCTCAAATTTATTCCAGAGCTTATCTTTATCTATAGGAGAAACCAGATCCTTGAGCGTTAGTGACGTCCCCTGTCTTGTAGCTACTTCGAAGCCTACCTTGGTGAGGTCGGATACTATCTGTGCGTAGTGCTCGGGAGCCTTCTCTGAAAGCTCAGCAAAAAGCTTGGCTATGCCCTTTTTGTCTAGAGTGACATCTTCAACCAAAGCATGAAATTGTACGGGAGTAAAAAACTTTAATAACACCCGACCTACGGTGGTTATAGCCATTATTTTTTAAGTTTTTTGATTAAGAGCTCGTAAAATGATGCCTGCTTTTGGTTTTGAGCATTATCACCAAACGACTGGGTCGTGGCCATATTCATATTCTTGTCCTTGGACCTTCCTGGAAGGAGCACATCCTCCTTTTCTTCTTCCAGCTTATTCATCACATCAAGCTCTTTAAACGCTCCTTCCATTATATCGCCTTCGGTATTGCTCTGCGTTTGCTGCTTCGAAGTGGACATGGTGACATCAGTGTCTTCCAGGTTTTCTTCTTCTCCGTTGTTTACGGTTGCTGTATCATTTAGATCTTGAGCAATCTTTCTTTTGATGTAGCAGGCCAAGTCGTAGCTTTTCTCTCCTTTTTCAAAAGAGTTTAAATAAGCTGCAAGTTTTGTGAACTGTCCCATATTATGTATAAATTAGCCTCCCATAGGGGCAGAGTATATACCTCCTCCGCCCATCATTCCTTGTTGGGCTTCCTGTGCTTGTTGCTGCTGTTCCTGTGTCTGCTTTTGTTGTTCGGACTCGGCTTTTGCTTTGGTCTGATCCATCTTTTGCTTATGCGTGTCTGCAAGCTGTTTGACCTTGAGTAGTGAGGCGGTAGCTGATCCTTTACCTATAAGATCTAACAACTCTCTAACAGACAATGTCACCTTGACGTTATCTAGTTCGTTTTTGGCTTCTATAGCTGAAGCCTCTGCTTGCTGGGCGTCTTCGGCTGCCGGATCTTGTGGAGGGGTAGGCATTTCTTCTTGTCCTCCTAGCGCACCTAATCCTTGCTGCTGTGCAGCGGCGTACAGATCTTCGTCTGCTGCCTGGGCTTCCATTCCAGGTGGTTGTTGCGGTCCTCCCATACCCTGTTGGCCTCCCATGCTTTGTTGTAGCTCCTGTAACAGCTCGGACAGATGTTGCTCTCTCTGCTCTGTGGGCATGTTTTGTAATTTCGCTAGAATTGGAGCAATCTGTTGCTGAGCCTCAGGAGGCATCTGTTGTACAGCTGCCATTATTTCAGCCAGCAGTCCGTCGCTTGCGTCCCCTTGCCCTTGCTGTGGAGGCGCTCCTTGCGGCGGGGCTTGCTGTTGTGCAGCTTGAGGATCCTGGGGCGGCGCTCCTTGAGGAGGTGCCTGCTGTGGAGGGGCTCCTTGAGGAGGTGCTTGCTGTTGTGCAGCCTGGGGATCCTGTGGAGGAGGTGCTTGTTGCTGTTGTGCAGCTTGTGGATCCTGGGGAGGCGCTCCTTGCGGCGGGGCTTGCTGTTGAGCAACTGCAGGGTTAGGAACAAATGCACGCTTTTCTTTGGCTGTTTTGTTCAGGCCTCTGTTTGTTATTTTGTCGTAGTCTGCAAGCAAGTCAGCGATTTTCATGTGGCGTTTTCCAGTTCTATTATTTTAAAAATATTTGCTTCTAGTTCTTTTTTAATCTCCGGCAATCTGCCTTGCTGAGAGGTTTTGCTTAATTCATGCAGGCCTTTTTCTAATTGGAGTATTTCATGCAAATATGTACGCATCTCAGCAATTTTTTCATCCTCGCTGAGATGTGTCCATATATTTTCATCAAGCATAACCAAAAAAAGGGTAGAGATAAAGACTATTGTTGCGTGTGTTGGCGATGCGCTGCAACTTACAGTTATACGTCTACTCGGTCTCCGACCGCAAGCTTTCCCGATAAAAAATCTTTGACTACTTCTTGAGCAGAAGAATACTTGATAGGTTTATTTTTATTGTCTTCAAAGCTGGCCGCGAACAGTCCCGTGGCTGCCTCGTTAGATGGAGTGAATATCGGGCTAAACGTCCTGTGGTAAATTAAGTTTTTACTCGGGAGCAGTTTTTCCTTCACTTCTTCTTTGGCTTCGTCGGAAGCAGGAAGCTGTACATTCAATTGGTCTCCGTCGTTATCTGCGCCGTAACCCTTGAAAACTAGGGGGTTCATTTTGATAGAGAAGTCCTTGGGATCAGGATTCATCTTTAAATACATCCCCTGAAAGTTGTACTTGGATAACTGCGGATCTCTAGTGACGATACCTGGGCGATCGGCCATCTCTTCATTTAGGGCCGTAAGAGCTAGTGGATGCTTGTGTTCAAGGTACTCCTTGGCTTTTGTTGCAGGTACACCCTGACGTACAAGTCTCCGTACTATGAACGGTGAAAAAATACTCCAGGCTACCTGTTGAGGTATACTGGACTCATTTAGACCTAGTTGAGAGTCAGGCAGCAGCACAGCTCTTCCGACGAGGTCGATAGGTTTGTTGACCACCTTTGCCTGAAACATTGACTCTTTCGCTGATCCTCCTTGAAGTCCTAGAGCTGATGCCAGAAGTCCCTTGTATCCCTTCTCTACACTCTTCTGTGCCACAGGTTCGCCGAGACCATAAACAGCCTTAACACCATTATATATCTGTTTTCTGGCGGTGTTAAGAAGCTCCGGGTCCATGTCTTTGGAATCCTTTGCCTCTCCATAAGACTTATTAACCAGCATTAAATCTTTGTATAATTCGTTAACGTCAGCCGTGAGGGCCTGGTCTCCCTGGATCATCACCGGCCTGTACTGTGCCGGAATAATTGGAACTTTAGATAAAAGCATGTCCTCAGGCTTTAGCCCGTTATGCTTTAGCATGGTTAGAAAGCTTAGGGCTTTAATTGCGTCATCCCTACCAGTCTTTCTTTTTGATTTTGCTGTGGCTGTAAGCTCTGCAATCTTTTTATCTAGATCAATATTTTTTAATTCTTTCTCAAGCCTTCCTGAAGCTATCGCCTCCTCATAAGCGACTTTTGTCATCTTTAAAAGCTTCCTTAAATGATCTTCAGCCATCGGATTGGCTATTCTGTGATGTAAGGCTATATGGTTGAAACTGTCACCGTGTATTCCTACAAGGGTAGGGTCAAATAGACCTCCGTCCTCTGCAATGATCTCATCCTTCTTTAATTTGTATGTGAGAGGTTCTTTAATCTCGCCATTGGACATGGCTACAACATCTTTGTCTGTCTGGGGCAGTACATGGAATTTTGAGCCTTCCTGTACAACATTAACTCCGGAGCCTTTAAGATGACCTATGAACTTATCAAAAATAAATGGTACCTTTGGTGTGGGGGGTGTGTGTCCTAATTTTACAGCTGTCCAGTATTCGTCATTCTTTGTTGCCCTGATCGTGGCTATATCTCTCAGTACGGCCTTGGCGTCATTTGACAAGGCTACCGTGGTAGCAAGATTCCCTATCCTTTTAGCTTTTTCGTGCGAGCCTGCCTTGGACGGCTGCATATTAATATCGTAGGATGTTGCAGCTGATCTGGCGGATATTTTGTCTTCGGCAATGTGGTGCAGTCTGTTGAAGTAGAGCGGGCCTGTAAGCACGTCAATGTGCCTGCCTGAAGTCGGATCGTACAGCTTCTCGGTTTCACTAACTCCATGTTTTTCTAGCACGTCGATCACCTTTTGAATAGATGAGCCTTCTGTGAAGGCTGTGCTGTGTATGGTTGTACCTAGCTTTTCAGCGAGCTTGCCTAGACCTATGGTACTGACCATGCCAGGGGCTACACGAGATGTAATACTCATAGTATTGAGAAGTACATCTACAGGTTTACCGGAAGCGTCTTGAGGCATCTGTGTGTCTGGAACTATACGCACAACTCCCTTTGCACCGAAGGGCATATTGAGCTTATCTGCATTACTCATAGGTCTGCGCGTTTTGATCGTTACCGCAAGCATCTTGCCTCCTGCGGATACGTCTGTAACTTCGCCGTCGTACTCATACTCCCATGGAACGGATATGTCGGTATAGGCGTTACGGATGACCTTCGCCAGCTTGCCTAGCTGAATATCTAGAGACTTTAATGTTTTTGGCTGCATCGCCAGTATCACAGGATCGCCATGCTTGAGTATCGTGCCTTTCTTGACTACCCCGTTGCTGGAGATGTTGCCGAGTTGGTCGTTGTAGTACTTGTTAGGGAACAGTGAGATAAACTTATCCTTGTCGGTCTCTACGCCTCTGCCTGTCTCCATACGTACAGGAATGATCTGCTCTCCTTCAAGCTTCTTGGCTGCCGTCTCGGAAATGACTAGAGCATCTTCAAAGTTCAGAGAACGATAGGGCATGATGGCTGTCTTGAGATTCATTCCCAAGGCCAATGTACCTTCAGAGTCTGAGTGATTCGAAGTGGCCAGTAGCCCTCCTTCCTTCACTTTGTCTCCGACCTTTACAGTAGACGTATGGTGCAAGAAGCTGTCTCGACCTATGATGTAATTATTATATTTGTCGTGAAGATGGTCGTTACCTTCCTTGTCCTTGATAGTGATGTGGTCTTCGCTGATACCAGAGACTGTCCCGGCTAGTCTGGAGTTTACAGTAACAAGCTTGCCGAATTGTTGATTAAAGCTTTCTTTTGCTCCTTTGGCTGCCGCCTGGATCAATGGAGCTTCTCTATTTACAAGGGTCATTGCCTGGAGTGAGGCCTTGTCTCCGATAAGTACACGGGCACCTGACACAGAACTGAGGTTAGGTATGAGGTTGGTGACAGGGCTGAAAAACTGGGAAGGATCCAGGATGGTATACTTGGCCTTTAGCGAGCTCGGTACCTTTTTAAGCTTTCCTTCAACAAGTGCGAACTTTTGTTTATTTATCGACATATACAGATGCTACATTACACAGGTTAAAATATCAATAGTATGAAAAGGTTTAGGTGTCTATAGAGTCTTTCTGCTGCAGCTCATCGCTAAAACGTAGTCCGCACCTCCATAGCACCTCCGCCATATCATCCGAGATCTCGTCAACTATCTCGTTTTGAATTTCCCATATAGCGCAATGTATCAGTTCGTCGATGAGGGTAGCCAGCAACTTCTTGCCACTCTCTCTAGAATCTATATAAACTGTTTTATTCTTGGTTTTGGGATGGTCGCACAACCCTCTAACCGATCTCAGTTTCTTGACGCTGAAGTTGTACCTACGGCCTCTCATTTTAATTGTTTTTATTTTCTCTATAGGTCTCATAGCTACAAGTGTAGCAGATCTACAGGCTGTAATCAACCCCGCCCACGGATGAGGGTACCCAACCCCAGGTAATTAATTCGATAGATAGAGAATATACCCCCCTATTGAATGCTAACGTACATACGACTCATAGGTCAGCATACATAGACACCTAGAGCACATGATCTCCCCTCTAACCCTACTAAACGACTACGAAGAAAACGAAGCTGAGCGGCTGGAAGCCTACAGGCACCAAGTGGCCAGTATCTTTGAAGACAAGGAGGACGAGTTCGATTGCAGATTCGAGCGTAGCTTAAACATACCTAAACCATCTGAGGCTGCTGTAGACAAATTCAGAGAAACCCACTTCCTCCTGTCCTCTTTCGGCTCGCTAGAGCGTAGAGCTGAAGGAGTGCAACATAAAGGAGACATCAACTGGTGCAGCATAGACGACTACATAGACAACTGGCATCTGCTCTCTAAAGAAGATCAGTTGAGTCTTCGCTCTCTCTGCCTATCTGACCTAAAAGGTAACGCCAACCGGTATGGTGTAAAAAAGCTAAACCTAGAATCTCACCTACTACTACACATAGGCTGTGATACTACAAACATCGTCAACAACGGTAGAGATGCTGTAGCCAGCAACTTGAGAAATCCTAAAACCAGAGACTATTCAAAGTTCTGCCTTGAGGATCGCACTGTAGATCCCAGAACCTGTCGCAGGGTCTATTCAAAATTCCACAAAGACCACGATCTAGGTCTATTGTTCAAATCTGGCTTTGTCTGCTATCAAGCTGTGGTGGTTGCTGACGAGTCCTACAAGACTCTAGGATCATCTCCAGAAGAGGCAAAAGAGCGTATCCACAAGTTCTTCAAAGAAAACAGTACGGAGTTCAGCCGCTTGAGCAACAAAAAGAAAAAGATCTATTCCTATCTCTACAGCAACGAAATCAGCGTAGACTCTATTCTATCTGGGAAGTACCGTCCTCATACTCACATCATCTTCTTTCTTCCCAAAGCTATGCTTGTGTCTGAGCAGCAGGAGAGTGTCGAGAGACTGGAGGAAAGGTTCAACTCTCGCTTCTCTGATAGGGTCATGCGTGTGCAAAGAAGCGAATACGACAGCAGGATGCTTCCTACCATGGTGGACTCTTTCGAAGACATAGCAAACAGCGTGAACTATCTCTTCAGGGCCTACAGCCTGTCAGATCAATATATCCGGGAGGCTAGATCCACAAACATACGCGAGCTCAACAAGGCTACTGTAGAATGCTACAGAAATCTCATATGGCTGTTCAAACCCACAGAAAAAGGAGAGGGCATTCACCATTCAAGACACAGTCGTATTCCCAAGACTGGTCAAGGGGATAACTACATACATCCGCTATTGCAAAAGAATAAAAAAAGATCTACAATGAAAAAGACTAGCTGTATTCAATCTTAAAGATATGCCAAAACGTATGGTTCAGAACAATCAAGTGGAAGAAATCCTGGAGAGCCTTCAAAAAAAGGCCATCTTCGGCATGAAGAGAAGAGCTGCAGCCCGGAACGCTGACCCTGAAGGTGTACAGCAAGAGATGGCTGCCATGCGGGCCAGAGGCATGAACCCTCAGCAAATGAACCAAGAGTTCGAGCAGAGGCATCTTCAACGCGAAGAGGAGAGAAAAACCTTCGATCGGGACATGAGCAACATGCAGGCTCAGAGGAACAATCCACTCTATTCAATGAGTCCTCAGGGGAGAAATGCTGCACTAGGTCGGTCGGTAGATCAACAGCTCCTGCAGGAGAAGGTAGACGCTCAAAATCAACAGGTACAAAACATACAAAAGGAACGAGCTCTTGCACAGCAGATGAGAGCTCAGGGAAACAACTCCTTTGCCAATACAGTAGACCGAAACATGGGCGTCTCTAACGAGCAGATTGGTAGACAGCAGCCTCAAAGCCAACAGCAGGTCGCACAAGCAACCAACCAGCGTACACAGGACTACAACCAGGCGAAGGCTGACCTGGTGAAGATGAATCCTAATCTTGGTGTTGCAGGTCATGAAGATAACACCAAGTTCATAGCCAGTCTCAAATCCACTTACGGCGACAACTATCGAGAGCATCTTCAGCAAAATCCTCAGCAGCTGATGCAGCACTATACTTCGATGCAGCCTCAGGCTAATCCTCAGCAGACTGCATCGAATAATCCACCGGCAGCAGCACCAACGACTGCTCCAGGTCAACCTGTGGCGGCAACAAATCTTCCCCAGCCTGCACCTCAACCACAGAATCCTCTACTTAACGGACCTGCAACAAACAACACATTCGCAGGCAAAACATCTCTTAGTTTAGGTGGTTCTACTCCAACCCCAACACCTACTCCGCCTCCAGCTCCTGGGGCTGCGCCAGCTCAACCTACAGCACAAACGGGAGCTCCTGGAGAAAAGAAAGCTTCTCTCTTAAAAACCTCAGAAGAGGTGTATCTCA